TTTTTTCCTCCTATAATTTTATTAGGTTATCATTATTAATTTGTAGTATATCAGTCGAATAACTTACCATACGGATGAGAAGGGGAGTCTTCGCGCTTTCCTTCTCCATTTAATAGAGGTAAGTGAATACTACTGCCGCTATTTGATTTTTTAGAGAAATTCTTTTTATTTGCAAGTTTTTTTCCTAAGATTGCGTAACATTTTTCTTCAATTTCTTCAATTGAGAACTTATGAATATCCAAATCTTTAATATCACTTTCAGTGAGTTGAAAATCATTAAAAATCTTTTGGACTTTGGATTCATGCTCTGCTTTTTCAACTTTAAGTTTAAATTCTCTCAGTTCTTCTAGTTCTGTCTTTGCATCTGATAGTTCAGTTTTTAGGTTGTCAATTTCATCTTCTAAAGACTTGACTTGAGGATTCTCTTCTTGATCTTCATTTTTAGGCTCTACATTTTTAGGCTCTTTCTGATCTTCATTTTCAGGCTGATCATCTTTTCCATCATTATCTTCTTTACTAGAAGCGCCTTTTTGATTATCTTTTGAATTATCCTCATCAGGTTTCTCAGTTTCTAAAACCTCTACAATTTTTGCTTCTAATTCATCTTCTGAAATTTCTTCGAAGTTAATTCCCTTTTCAGTCAACTCCTCCATAGAAGTTGAATATTTTTCAAGCAATTTTTTTAAATCCATTTTATCTACCTCCTTATCATTTGATAGAGACGCTTTAAGATCACTCATCATTTTGGAAAACTCCCGTTTAAAAGAATCTTTATCTAGTGAATAAGCTGTTATACTCGCGTCTTCAAACGCAGGCTCTACATCGTCTCCTAAGATACATAGAGCTGAAAATGTGAAGTTATTTATTTGATATGCTTCTTGAGTATCATCCCAATTGCCATCGATAACCTCAATCTCCATTGACTGACCTTTACCTTTCTCGATAACACTATAGGCTTCTTCGTATCTTCCAGTCCATAAATAACATCCATCAATAGAAAGATATTCACGAGTTAATCCATCTCGTCCTTTGACTTCTTCCCAAGTATAAGTAGCTGATTCAGGAACAACACCATAAGGTTTTGTCGTATGTATAAACTTGTAAGAATCTAAGTCAACTGCTCCTCCATGACCTTTAAAGTCTTCCGCGGCCTCACTAAACTCTCCAACTATGGGGATATTTTTTAGAGTAGGAAGAGCCTTTTCAACAGCTTCTTTTGTGATTATTGACATGTTTCTATTCTTTCCTGTATATAAAACACGAACCCTACAAGTTGAGAAAAGAGGGTTGACCTGTTTAACATCACTAATACTTGCTTGAAAATCTAATCTTTTACTCACCCTTATTTCTCACCTCCTTTCAGTAAGCTTTATTAATTAGGTTTGTCTCTGTCTCTCGATGTCTCATCGGCTATATCCGCGTCATCTTTTTTCGGTCGTCCTTCATCGCCACTTTGATTACTATCGTTTACCGATACAGAGTCACTCATTGTATGAGAGCTTTGAAGAGGAATCCACTCTTCATGCATCTTTAATAGATCATTCTCTAGGAAGCTCATATTCATAACTTCGATAGGGTCTAATCCAACAGTGGCACTCAGATGGTTTTTAACAGGAACGCCATATTGAGCATTTTCTAAGTACATCTTATACATTTCGCCTTGGTTAAACCTTGTTACAGGAAGAATGCTCACGTTGAACATTAAATCTTTAAATTGACTTTTTAGATATCGATTCAACCATCTTTCAATTTGAGTCAATAACTGAAAAACAATTTCCTCGTCTGACTTGATTGACATTGCCAATCCTGCGGATGAATTATTATCAGAAGAGAAGAGGAGCTGAGAAACACCTGTTCCTTCCCAAAAGTCTCTAGTTGCCTTTCCAACGCCATCATTATCTGCTTTATTTTCTTTAAATGTAATAGGATCAATTTCCATTGGAGAAGTAATAACTCCGACATTTTCAGGAACTACATCTGATGCTTGGTTATGGAAGAACATCATGAAGTCTTTATCGATTAAGAAGTCATTGTTATTATCTGAATCTGTACGCATAGGGAGTTTTTGCGTAAGAACCATGTAATTTCCCAATTTTTCTTTGTCTTTACGCAGTTCTTTAAACCCTTCAATATCAAATACAGAATCAAAAACACCAGCAAAAGGAGGGAAGATTTCTAACATTTCTTCATTAACTTTTATACAAATGGTATTCTTCGCATCCAACTCTACCCATTTTGAAATTTTAGGATTCTTTTCTTTTAAGACTTTCCATTCTCGATACTTGTATTGAATCTCATCTGCCCATTTATAGAGCTGGTCTTCATTTTTTTCAAAGCTAGACATGTCAATACTGTAATTCAAAACCCCATCTTCAACAGATGACAACTTACAAATCTCAAAAGGCATTTGCTGTATGTGGAAAGACTTTGTGCCTTCCTTATGTATATACCCATAAAAAATATCTTCACGAAAGGCCACGCTTAAAACTTTTGTCATCTCATGTCTGAGGTTCATAAGTTTTACAAGCTCGCCAATCTCTACATACTGTTTCATCACTCTGGTTTTATTCATTTTTCTTATTTCTTTGATTGGAGGCACAACATGAGCGAATGTTGCCATTCCAGCAAAGTGCTTCAATAAACGTTGATATTGAGGCGATTTAGCCCAAATTAATAAAGATATTTCGCGAAGTTTTTCTTGATTTTTTTCATCTTTATAATTTTCGATTATTTCACGAACTTCGCTTTGCTTATACTTTTTGAGAAACTTCCTTCCAGACTTACTACTGGACAGATCGTTAATAATTAATTTGGCAAATTCCTCTTTCTTAAAAGACACCACAGAAGGTCTAGCTACTTCTTTAATTTCTTCGGTCAAATCTTTCACCTCCTAATCCCATCCTCTGATTCTCATTTTTGGTTTTCTAACTGCGAAGAATCCTTTCGCATCAACCGTTTCTCTTTTTCTTTGTTGATTTTTCTGTTCTTCAAGATAAATATAATAAAGCCCATAAGAAACAGCAGAATACCTATCCTTTTCCATACTTTTAGAAACTCTCTTTACAACTGTTTTATTTCCTCTAGCTTCATATATTAAATTCATAACTTCATCCACAAATAAACCAGTTTCAACATGAGGAACAAGTTGATCCGCCAATTTTTCAAAGTCTTTTTCTTTAGATTTTTCTTTAATTGTGGAATCAGAAACTAACAATTTTAAATCATGATTTGATATTACCGCCATGAAGTTGTTGTGAATATTTGAGGCATTTGTTTCTTTTGTATTAGACATAACATTAAAGATAAGAGGGAGGGAGTTGGGGAGTTTATATTTCTGATAAGTTCCATCATCATTTACGACTGAGTAAGAAGGGTACTTATCTTCTTTAACCAAATAATCCAACAATCCGCGACCAAGGCCGTTACCATCAACAACAACCATTGACGCGTCAAACTTGTCCACTAATTCTTTTATGTAAATACTTTGATCTTCAAAGTGCATATTTCCTTTATAGGTATGAACATTTACTAACTGTTTAAAGTAAGTTCCGTTTCCTCTAGGAATTAACTTAAATATTGCAATTGCTGTGGTGGCTGTATTCTTTCTCTCTGAACGTGCAACGTCAACAGCTATTACATATTTATGATCACCTTTGGCGGCACTAAATTCTGCTTTCGTAAGAACTCGGCATTTTTCTAAATCTTTGAGTTGTACCAAGCTATTTTCACTAGAGCCTGTCCATACACTCATATATTCACGCGCAAATTGAAGAGGAGACATGGAAGGATCAGACCTTACCTCTTCGATATAGTCTGGATCAAGCTGTTCGAACATTACTGGCAAAGAATAATCATTACCGATTACGTAAGCGCTTTTTCCTCTAGCCATATCAACCATTACCGAGAACAATTGTTCCCAAGCGTATGACTGCCGCGATGAAGCGGTTGTAACATACATTAGTTGCTTATGTATCTCATGCTTTGAAACCTTTCCATCCGCACCCTTACGGTTATTTGCTAACAGCGGCAGTAAAACTTCACCAATGACTTCTCTATGCTTTTCCATTTGACATATTTCCTCAAAAGATAATCCATGCCTACGAAGACCACGCGATCCCTGAGAGGCTACTACAATGTCAAGAACGCTATTATTTAAAAATTTTAATCTTGTATAGTCTTTAGCAAATGTAGCGCCTTTTGGCTTGATTTCCTTTTGTAGTAAGGGTATGAAATTCCAGATTGCTTCAATATTTTGTTGAGCTATCTGACTAGCTTGATCTTTTTGTGGTGCAACTAGAGATAATTTAATGCCTGGAAAAAATATGCATTTGAGATACATGGATAAAATATTTAGAAATGATTTAGAAGTTCCCCTTGTAGCGGTGATATATACTTTCTTATATCTAGCCATTACTCTTAAAAAGATTCTTTGGAAGGGATATAACTTGAAGGTACTATCTTCTGGAAGAATATAATCTATAAAACGATCGGGGTAGACTTGAAAATAGGAAAGCATTTCTGCGAAATCAGGAAACATTTCATGAATACTTTTACTTGAGTTTGTTCCTTTTACATTTTCTAACTCATCCCAAGTTTTCCACTTTTTATTGCTCATCTTCTTCATCCTCTAGAGAAAAGTCCATGTCATCATAATCATTCTCGTTTAATTCTACTGGAGTTTCATCCACTTCATAAAATTCATCTAATTCTTGCTCAATTTCTTCTGGAAGCTCTGATAAGACTTGTTTTCCAACTAACCTGTTGTAATAATTGGCGAGAGCAACTATCATTGCATCAACAACATCTTCTTCAAATGTAACAACGGGAGGTTTTCTAAAACCACGCTTTTCTACTTCCTCGAATATTTGAGAAAAGCTTCTAATTCCAGTTGCATCATCTAATCCTTGTCTATCTACAGGTCTAAACCCAGCGGATTTAGTCATATCTTCCATAGTCTTTGATAGCTTGTTGTAATTGTTCCAATCGCCAGCCTGCCTTAATCTGTCTCGCTCAACAGACAAGTAAGATAATTGTTTTAGTTGGTCTATATGAATAGAGGTGCTAATCTCATGAGTCTCTTTCATATCTGTATAAAACTTTTCCATCTGGAGATACTCATGCTTTTTATATCCGATACCCCATTTATCCACCAGATCATCTGAATACTCAATGAGTTTTCCTTGTTGGGTTTCAATTGTATCTGACAGCTTTGCTGTCTGTAGGTCTGTTGACTTTCCAATACCTTGTATACCATCACTATCATCAAATGTTTTACCTTTTAATTGTTGGAGCGAATTAATCTTTCTAATGTATTCACCAAGGGCATGTCTTCCAGACTGAACAGCTTCATTCCATATCTTTTCCACAAAGGGTTTGTCGATCTGTCTTAAAAAGCCAATCACAGCTTCTATATCGTCAACATCTACTTGTTCACGAACACAGTCACGACAAATATTGATCATCCCATCGGGGAATAGTGGACTATCTACTTTGTAGAAAAATGTGTTCGCTTTTTCTTTCTCGCAAGAACTACATTTTTTCTTAGGTTTATCGTTATTCCTTCGCCTTGAATTACTCATACATTCGTTCCTTTCTTTTGTTCATTTAAAAAAGAGCATTATTAAAGCGTCTTAGTTAAAAAGGGAGGGAAAACTAAGGCGCTTTGAAATGCTCTTTTCATAGAAAAATACCTTCTATAGTTTATCGTGTTTTGAAACGGTTTTTGTACCACTTTTTTAATAAAATGTTGTTTTTATACTTTGGTTTCGACTTGTAAGTTTAGTTTTTCCATTAATTTATCATCATCTGTATTATTAATCACATAGGTAAAAGTTTTTCCTCGTAATTTTGTATCTAAATCTTTAGCAGTGTTGTGAAGATTAATAATTGTAATAGCAACATTACCTTTTGTAAATATGACATGATCACCACATCTTTGATATTTATCGGATTTACCTAGTAAATTTCGAAACGTTTTAAAATGTATTACAGACTCCATCAAAATCTTTTTCGAATACAATAATTGACTCCTTCTCTTGCTTAGGAAACAAAAGATTATGCAATAATTGAATAGATTCTCCGATCATATCATCTGCTTTCAAAATACCTTTATCATTCATTCTCATCAATAGATTAATATAATCAATTAACTCCTGTGGTTTTGTTGTCATAACTATTCATTCCTTTATTATTTTTTATCCAACCTTAATTCTCTTAACTTCAACGTCCCCATTTTCATCAACGATAATAATTCCTTGAGAAGGAGAGGAAAGTTTCCTTAATTTATTTTTACTATAATCATCTGCGCCTTTTAGCGATCCTAATGTAACAATTCTTTTATCTAACCCAACTTCGATGTCTCTAAAACTATGATAATGACCCATTACAATCATATCGTAAACAATATTGTCCATCGCAGAATGTTTTGCTAAAAGAAATTCATCCTTAAAAGAATCTCTATCTCCATGAATAAATTTTATATTACGTGAATTAATCCTTAATCGATATTCATAGTCATCGGCTTCATTAAAAGTAATTCTTTCAGTTTTTGTATTTTGAATAAATGACTTGATTGAATAGTTTATTGACTTTACTACATGATCTCCATCTGTGTTTTTTTCTTTGTCGGTAATTCGATCGTGATTTCCTGCAATTCCTGCATAAGAAACATTAAATCTTTTTTCGGCAAGAAACATTAGGAACTTGATTATTAAATCCGAAGCTCTTACAATTTGATCGGAAAATAGAAATTCAACATTATATCCTTGATTAAATCTCATAGATGAATGCTCGATAACATCACCCAAGTTAACAACATGAAGATCTGTTATATTGTTCATATTTGCCTCTCTAATTATTTTAGAAGCATAGACACTCAGTCTTTCGAGTGCAATATTGAAATTATATTGATTTACATTAGTATCTACTAATGCACCTATATGTAGGTCAGACAATCCAACAATCATTTTTTTGCCAGAAGAGGGAAGGGGAGAGGTTTCAATTTTTAAACTAGAGAAATCATAATTTTTGAAAGCGCTTCCAATTTGATCAGCAACAATACTAAAATCAATTAGCTCTCTTTTCCCTTTATTAATTTCTCTTAAGACATTTTGATTCTCTCTTTTCTCATAAGATATTTCTCCAACTAATTCTTTAATCGATTCAAGTTTATTATCAGTAACCATGTCCGCATGCTTTTGAACATCTGGAAGTTCTCCAATTGATTTTTGGTATGATTTAATCATGCATCGATAGGATTCGCTGTTTTCAGCATCATAGAACCCTTCTTTCTCCATTAGTTTAACTAATTGATTCCAAGAAGCCCGTCTAGATGGAGAAGCCTTTTGTAATTCTTTTTTTATTCGAACAGCAGTTATCAAATGCTCCTTTGAAACAGTGATTAGCTCACCAGATTTATTTGTATATGATCTCATTCTATATATTCATCCTTATCTTTTTATTAATACAAAATAAGCCAAAGGCATCAACCTCTGACTTATTATTCTGCCTTCCCGACCACTCGCAGAAGCGAGAAATTATATACAGAAGGGACAGCCTAAGCTGTAACCTTTTGATAACGATCGCCACAGATGACATCTAGCATGAAGTCATATGGTGTTTTCCCATCAGAGCTTAACAACTGTGTTAAGATGCTTGGCGAGAATCCGCTTACAAGCTGTACTCCAACTTCGTTCATTGTCATAGGCGTATTACTATGCGCGTTCACATTCCAAAAAACAATGTTAGGTAAATCGTAGCCATAACTATTGAATTTTTCCTCCATATTTTTAAAAATGTTTTTACTAGCCCCATCAACACAGTGGTTAAACTGCATATCTGAAATGATGTAAATCTTCTTTACTACTTCATCGTTTGGAAGATTGTTTTTCACTGCTACATCTAAGATTGTTTGAAGTGATTTTTCGATATTGGTACTACAACCCCAATTCACACGTGAAATATTGTTAACTTTTTCGACAATATTTGTTCCTTGAATCTTGACTAACTCTGGACGCGCACTAAATGTCATGAAATGATCTTTATAAGCACCTTTATTTCTCTCAGCGATATACATCGCTAATGAGATAGCAACATTCATTGGTGTACCAGACATACTTCTACTTACATCAGCCATAACAATTGAGTCTTCTGATTTATCTCCCATGTAGTTAGGAAGATTATTCCACTGACCTTCAAATAATTTGATTTCTTGCTTTGAAAGTCTAGGTTTTAACCAATGATGATTGCCTAAAATTTTTCCAACAATGTCATTAGGGTATAATGTGCCAGAGTTAACCTTTGTCTCTCCGTTAGTTAGAGAATCAAGAAATGCACGGTATCTCTTTTCATCATTTCGAAAGAACGCATCACGGTAAATCATGCCCGCTTTAGAAGGGAGTTTATCATATGAAATTTCTTCGTATCTTCTTTCCGTAAGCTTTGTCTCAACAATGTTAATCTTTTCTCTAAGAGAGGCTAAAAGTTTACGGTACTGCTTTGGAGTTCCACCAAGAGCTTTTCGGAATATTCTCGCATACTTCTTAGTTCTCGTGGAAGAGGCATTTTCAGAGGGCATCCATTTTGCAAGTAAAGATGGATTATCCGCCTCTTTATCAGCTAGTAATTGTTCTTTAACTAGCTTAAGAATTTCTTTTTGTACAGGTGTTTCAAGTAACTCCCACATATCGTCCCATCGACCATACAAAGGAATTAAGTGAAGATTTTTCACTAGAGAATCCTTGTTATATACTGACAAATGGCGGAGAGCTAAACGAAAAAATCTACGTTCTCCTTGACCTTGAGCGATATCACGAAGATAGAAGAGAGCCTTCATTGCTAAAGTTGCATCTTCTGCATAGGCTTTTGAGAACAATTTGACTACTTCATCATCACTTTTATTTCTATAAGCTCCACCCATAGAAAATAAGTCTAGCACAGCAGATTTAGTGCTTTTATAAGCTAATGCTCCATTTAGGGTTTCTGTTTCATTAAATTCATTTACTAAGTGATTTAACATGTTATCACTTCTCCTTTTTCTTCTTTTACATTCCGTAAAACTAAGAAACTATAAATAAATTATTATTTCATTATTAATTTTATTATAAAAGTATATGATCTATCGGATTCGAACCGATACCCAATGGTTGGAAGCCATCGATACTACCTTTATACTAAGCTCACATGAACGGAGTGTAGAGGATTCGAACCTCTGCCACCTTTCGGTGCTAACTGCTTAGCAAACAGTCCTCTTAACAACTTGAGTAACACTCCAAAGCTAGGCGCAATAATATCTGTCAATTTACCATAATTATTTTTAAACCTACACTATTAAGAATATTGCTGTACGCGCCTATCAAGACACTGTTTATAAAGTCCTGTCTTAAGCCACTTGACGACTATCGGTACTTGCCGACAGGTAGGATTCGAACCTACGAATGGGACTGACCACGTTATGCATTAGAATAGCTGTTAGTGTCTTTTGATACCGAAGGCAGGACTTGAACCTGCACGTCTTTCGACACCAGAGTCTAAATCTGGCGTGTCTGCCTTTCCACCACTTCGGCATAATAGATGAGATGAAGGGATTCGAACCCTCGATATTAGGATTTGCATTGCAATCCTATGCCTTACCACTTGGCTACATCCCATATGAATACCGAGGCGCCAACTGATTTGCCTCGCTGTCGCTAAACAGGTTTTCTTCGTGCCTCCTACGCGCGATTGTCGATACGGCAGAAATTTCAATTTATAATCCATAGTTTCAAATGTGTCAATCTATTTTTGAGAGTCAATTAAACTATGGATGAAAGGTTTATTTTATTTATTATGCACCCGTCTGGAATCGAACCAGAACCGAGCGGTTATGAGCCGCCTGCTCGACCTTCGAGCTACGGGTGCGAAATCTAGACACACTCATTTCGCCTAAATAAAATTTTGAAAGTTAAATTGCTGTGGGTGTCTATATTTTCTATAGAAGGGGAGAGGGTGACTAATCCTCTCAAGCAAGACACAGTATATAAATGCTACCGTTACACCACAGAGATAGTCTGTCTCTGGAGGGATTCGAACCCTCACCACTGTTTTATCATAGCCAATATGTAGTAATAGTTTTGCTGTATGTGTCTTTAAAACTGCGAAGGTAGGCTTCGAACCTACAAATCCTAGCTTCAAAGGCTAGTGACTTTACCAGTTTGTCTACTTCGCAATGGTCTGGGTAGCTGGATTCGAACCAACGACATCTCCTGCCCAAGAGGAGTAGGCTACCAGACTGCCCTATACCCAGATTTAAGCTTTTTGAAGAGAAGCATAACTCTGGTCTACGTCTTTTTGAGGTCTAGCACACCAGTAAGACCTAGAAAGGAGTGGTGCATATGTGCAAACTTTACATTACAGAATACGGTGGAGTGGAAGCTCCACCTACTCATCCAGCAGGGTTCGAACCTACAACCCCCTGATTAACAGTCAGGTGCTCTACCATTGAGCTATGGATGAAAAATCAAGGCGCAAAATTTTCAATAACGATTTTATAAACATTAACAATTTAGCCTAAAATAATTTTGCTGTGAGCGCCTTATTGGTTATGTAATTATAATAACATTATTAATTAGTTTTGTCAAGTGCTATTCTTACATTCTGTCAGCGATGTCTGCAATTTTACTTCTGTGAATTGTTTGAAGTTCAATTTCTCCATAAATTTCATTCCCCCTAAACACTTCACTCATTCGTCTCATGCCATTGTTTGATGAGTATACATCTTTATCTACTTGAGCAAAATAATCTCCGTCAACAATAACCTTTGTATTGTCGCTAATACGTTGCAGTCCCAATTTCAACAGGTCGGCTGTTAAATTTTGTGCCTCTAAAATCCAAACAATTGTTTTCATTTCTCCTGTATCATAACCGCGCAAGTCTACAAAAGGGAGGATTTCAAGATTATTATCATTAATCTGTTTAATGATTTCATCTTCATCACCAAATTTAGACCTAAGCATAGTGCCTACAGCCGATTGTAATAGTTTCTCCAATCTATCTCCCTTATAAAATCCAAGTTCTTGAGAATCGCGAAGTGGGGTAGGGTTGACGAAGATAACCAGTTTATATCCTTCTTTTTCAACGAGATTCCATGCTGTATTCAATGCGATAATTGATTTTCCACTTCCTGCACGACCTCGAATAGAAGTTAGTTGATTATTCAAAATGCTGTCTACGGCCATAACTTGTTGTTCATCACGAGGCTGAAATTCTCCAAACTGATCGGTTTTGAATCCATTTTTAATACGACCTTTTTTATTGCGTAGCGACTGGAGCATTTCACCATTCCATTTCAAGATGTCCATCAGTTCACCATTTAAATCGTCATTGATAACTGCATATTCATTTATTAATAAGTTAAATTTGTTTACATTTAAATTCAGATAAACTTCCTCTAGCTCCTCTTGTGTCATCAGAAATTCTTTAAATCCTTTATATTCAATAAAGGTGTTTTCGTTTAAATGTTTGATAGGGACACCAAACATTTTACATTTTTCTTTAATAAGTCGATCGTTTGAAATCATCCCATATCCATTATCTACTGCGACTTGAAGCAAGATATTATCGACATATTGCCCATCTAACCTTTCGTCTAGAGTAAAAGTATAATCCTTCAAATCAATATAAATATGAGATGATGTATCATCTAAAAATCTTTTTAACTTCCGAATATCGTATTGAAGCTGACGGTCACTTTTTCTTGTCTTTTCTAAATGTTCAACTTCTCTTAATACATGAGAGGGGATTACACAATCATATTCATTAATAATCTCTGGCTTAATTAAAAGAACATTTGTATCTACAATAAACTTCATACCGTTTCTCCCTTTAGTCAATGTCTTTTCTTATTTGTTTAATTTATTTAGTTCTTCTCTCATTTTCTTAGAGAGTCTAGTACCAATTTTAAAATAATCGTTTGAATACATGTGCTCTCCCGTTTGAGGATTCTTAATCTTTCTTCCTCTCGCTTTTCGAACTTCTAAAGTGAATAAATTCTTCAATTTTACAACACCGTGATTTAATAGACCTTTACCGACTTTATCTATCAAGACTTCTACTAAGATTTTAACTTCATCTTTTCGCAATCTTAATTCACGTATACGGTCATCTTTCCATACTTCATGAATCAGCTTCGAAAGATTCAATATGCAGACGCTCCTTTCATTCTTTAACTTTAACAAACTTGTTATCTATCAAATCATAATTTTGGTTATAGAAGTGTAACCTACCATCATCATCTATTGATACAAGAATTTCCTCCATGTACGCTTCATTTGTGTAATCATCAATCGTTCCAGCCTTATTATGTACTTTGTATTCCTCGACCTTGTTGCTTATAGTAAAAATTTTATCCATAAACCTAAATTCATTATCTGTATTAACATAACACCATTGGGTTATTTTGGAGTTATTTAGAATGGCCGTAGATTTTTGTAACTTAGTTTTTCTTTTTGCCATCATTATTACCCTCCAACCCTAACAATTCCTTATTAATCGTTGATAGACTTGAGAACGGAATACTGTTCGTCTTTCTTTTTCCTTCCATCTGCTCGATCTTCCAATTTGATATCATATCTTTATTATGCTTGTTTTTATCATCTTCATCCTTGTGCCAAACAAGATAATTAGCTAATCCATCTAAGAAAAACCTAATCGTATTGGAATCCCAATTTCGCTCTATGGCAGATCGCCATTCATTAGTCAAGTCTTCAACTTTTTTAAGCTTTTGTTCTAAGGTGATATTTTCATCAAGATTAAGCTTAATCCCATTGGGGAGTTGAATCTTCACTCAAAAACAATCCTTTCTATAATTTTCTCACTACAACTCATCGTTTTAACAGTAATCCTTAATTATTTGGTTGGAATCAAGTTGGCTTTTATTGATTTGATCCAATCTTCTTCGTTCGTATCAACTATCCTAGCTATGATTCTGTCTAAAGTTCGATAGGCTGTCATTCTTGGATAATCAAAATTTTCAATAATATCAGATACAGAATGTCCATCAAATAATAAATTGAGAAACTGTTTATCTTTTTCCTTGAATGAAATTTTCTCAATCAGTTTATCTAGAGAGGCATATAGAGAAATTAACTCCTGATTAAACTCAAAAATATCTCCAGCTTGATCAATATTGATATTCACACTTGCCAATCGAGATGTATCAACTTTGCTTCTGAATAATATTAAATACTTAACCACCATTTCATCTGACAAAGTTAAAACTTTGAAATCCCTCTCTTTTTTATGTATGTCAATTGCAACAGACCCCACCAACTCACCCCATTGTCATTATTAATTAGTTTAGTAGAGAGGAATGATCCGAACTACTTATAATTAATATAACATTATTAATTAGTTTTGTCAAGATCGATAAATGTGATCGGCTATACGAAGGTGTTTTTATTGACAGTTACATTCTTGACACCAAAAACATTATTTGTTATATTGGTAAGGAGGTTATTTAAACCTAAGTATAAGGAGATGGTGATTTTGATATGATGAATCATTTTGAAGGGATTTACAATCAGGATGTACTGTCTAGTGTGAGACTTCCTAATAGCATTTTTAAAACATTATCTAAATGTATTAGGAATAGAAATGGGAGTACAAATATTCAGCAGGTTGCCTTTGGATATTCTTATCTTGTTGCAGTTGCCTTTTTATATAAATATACATACTTTGTCGATCTTGATAATCAGACCTATGTCCAAAACAAAGATATTAAAGAGCTTCTTGGTTATAGTAGAGATACAAAAACTATTGACAGAGTTATTAAAAAGGATGGACTGTTAGACAAACTTCACCTTACACTGACAACACGAGAGTATCCCGTGAGATACACAATCGATAAAGAGGAGACGATAAATAAAATTCCTTTAAGAGAATTTATATTGATTAGTGAATTGAAATCTGATGACGTAAATTATGCTAAGTTTAAAAAGATAGTTAAAAATAAAAATTATGTAGTGAAAGAACCTTTGTTTCTCACTTCTGGCTATGAAGGTTCAGAGTACGGGACTTTATACAGTATTGAGCGAACACATAAGATAACAATTAAAGAATTTTTGACTTTTTTAAGGAGCGATGATTTTAATAACATTGAGTTTTTAATATACGGTTTTTTAAAGTCACGGTGCTTTGGAAGAAAAAACAACATGTATTCAGTGCCAATTTATAAGATTATATCTGAGGTTGGGATCGACAGAAGCACTTTTTATACTTATCTTGAAAATTTAAAGAGAAAGAATTATATAAAAGTGATTCATAAAGAGTGGAAGACAAAAGGCGATAACTTTAAGAAGATGGAGGCGAATGATTATATCTGGTTGGGAGTGTGAATGGAAGATGTTTTACAATTTTTTAGAAGGTTATCCAAACCTACCAATATCAATACAGTTAATATTTAATTAACAATATTAAGGTCTATAGTATTAATTATTATATATATTATAATAGTATTGATAATTTAGTAGGTTTGAGCAACCTCCTAAAATGCTGTAAAAAATAGTAAATGATTGGGTTTTTATAGGTTATTATTTATTATCACAAGTTAAAGAATAAGTACAATATAATTTAATTATGTTATACTTAGAAGAGGAGGGGCATATGGCTAAATTAGAGAATGTAATTCAATTCAATACAAAAAATGAGGATAAAAATGTTTATGGAACAATCAGGACTTATTTGATACGTAAGGGACAGAACAGTCAAAACACCGCATCAACTTATGAAAGGCATATTCGTGATTTCTTTAGGACAATGAGAGGCAAAGAACTAGAACAACTGGTCGAGGAAGACCTTATCTTCACCAAAAAACAAATTGAAACATATCAAGTAGCGCTTAAAGAACGCCATAAAGGGACGACAGTAAACAACGTAATCTCTTCAATTCGTGAATGCTATAAAAGACTATTCGATGACGGATTTAATGTGGATGTATCGTGGTTTAATGTGGAAAGGTACGATGAACACGATAAAGAAAGTTATGACTCTATGACTCATGATGAAGTTATTACAGCAATGGAGCTTGTGTCTAAAACGAGAAAAGGAAAAGAAAAATCTCTTTTTATTAGAGTTGCCTACGCAACAGCTTGGCGATTGCAGTCTATATTAAATCTTGAGTTCAATGATATCATAAACATTGATGATATATGGTATATCAAAACAATTGGCAAGGGGAATAAGACATCTTACAAGAAGCTATCTGATGATCTATATCAAGAATTAATGCAGTTCAAAGAAGAGGTGAAAAGGGATAAAATTTTTCAGCTAACAACTAAAACTATTCAGAAAATGATGGATTACATTCGAGATAATATTGATTTTGGTCATAGAAGAATTGTATTCCACTCTTTCAAAAAAGCATCAATAAACGAGGTGAGTATTCTAAGTGGTGGAGATATAAAGTTGATGCAAGCCCATGGAGACCATGCCAATGCTACAACAACATTAAACGATTATGTATCTAAGAAAAACTTAGAAGAACTTTTAACTGTGGACGTTGACACAAAAATCCCACTTGAAAAATTAGAAGACATGTCTAAAGAACAGTTAATTGATTTAATTAAAAAAGCAGATCGAACTACACAAATTCGTTTATTGAAGAAAGCAAACTTTATGTGAATGACATAAATGCCTCTCAAAATCATTTTAAGGGGTCATACAGACGTTTTAAATATATTCTAATGTATTTGTATTCGGAAGTGCAAAAACTTCTTAGAACGAAAAATAAAACAAATTAATAATGATGATATAATTAAAACCGTTTTTAACGGGGAATATAAATGATATGATTTAAACACAGGTAGACGAACTTATTAACGAAAGGGAAGAGATTATGATTGAGTCGAATAAAATTGATATTGTACTTATAATAAAATCATTAGACAACTTAGGCGTTGCAAAGGAGATAAGAAAAGAGGCTCTTTCTGTTTTTGGAGACACCGAACGAGTAGAAACTTATTATTATCAAGGGTTGGATGCTAAGCATATCGAAATTGAAGTTATAGGGTATTTATCTTTTAATATATCTACAGATTTCTATGCTAATTTATTTAAATTTGAAGAAGTTTTCCAATCTTTACTGTACCAAGGAGTAATCGAATGCGGGAACGGAAATATTTATAATATGAATAATTTTACAGTCAAAGTCATTTAACGAGGAGTGTGAGAATCTTGATAAAAGTATATGAAGTAAATGTTGAAAATAATATTATTGACGCCGTTTTTAAAATTTTCAATATACAGCATGATACTCCAAGAAAAGCTGAGCATATAAGTATGCTCGAATATTTTGAAGACGGGAAAACCTTAAATGATTTATCTTATACAATGTCCGATTCTTCAATGTTTGGTTATATGGATGCGGAAGTGCAAGGAGAGATGGATTATCCTGAACTGCAAGACATTGTTGATATTATTGAAGAAATGTATATAAAAGAAAGAAGAAAGATCAAAGGAAAAGCATTTCTTATAAATGGTATTCACGTTATGATTATCTAGATCATGTTGATATCTATTTAGAGGGATGATCTTATTTTATGTGAGTGATTCTTTTTAAATAGATATTCTTTTGCATAAATTTAATAAGTGTCTAAACAGCATTTTTTAATTGACAAAACTAACTAATAATGTTATAATAATTGTATTATTATTGTTCCAAAACTAAAGGGAGATGATATGGAGTGATTGAACTTAGAGTAAAACCAACGAAGCGTATATTTTTTAATGATGAAACATTCTTTAGTATATATGGAGTTGAAGTTCATCCAGACTATTTAGAGTCTGGAGTCAAACTGAATAAGTATGGAAATATTTCAATTAAGGGAGTTATGCCCAATCTAAATTTACATGAGGAGTACACAGTTGTAGTGAAAGAAGACTCTTCTAGTAATTATAAAGGTAGCTATATCGTAGAATCTATTCAAAAAGACAAACCTAAAACAGTTGACGACCAAAAGGAGTTTTTGTCTACAATTCTAACTCAAAACCAAATTGAGAATATTTATAATGTTTACAAAGAAGATCAAGATGTTATTAGTCTGATTGAATCGGGTGAATTTGACTACACCAAGGTAAAAGGCTTAGGAGAAAAGTCTTTTCAAAAGCTTCAAAAGAAAGTAATGGACAATATTGATATGAGTGAAGTTTTAGCTTTCTGTAATAAGTATGGGATTAAATATAATATGATTGCTAAGCTAATCAAGGAATACAAAAACCCATCAATTGTCATTGATAAAATCAACTCCAATCCATATGTTTTAACAGAGGTGAAAGGTGTAGGATTTAAGAAGGCTGATGAAATTGCAAAAGCAGTTGGGTTTGATATGAAATCTGATCATAGGATAGATTCTTGTTTGAGATATATTATTAGCGAAGAAAATGCTAATGGTCATTCGTGGATCAGTCGTAAACAACTCCTAAATAGAGCAATTGAGCTTTTAAATATCGATAAGAAAGATATTGAAAATCGCCTAGATGGAAATGCAAAAGGTGTAAAAAATGTTGATGGAGAAAGGTTTACAAGAGATGTTGTTTTTGAGGCAGAAAATTACATAGCACAAAGAATGATTCAGTTTAAAACAACTTCCAAACAACTATTCTCAAGAGAAGAATTAGATTCATTTTTAGATGAATATTGTCAAAATAACGATGTTGAGTTGGAAGATAATCAAAGACAGTTTTTTTATGATTGGAATGAAAACAATATCTTATTATTAGTTGGTGGAGGAGGTATGGGTAAACAATTTGTTTAATAAATTTATACTAAAACCCCAAATCATTTGTTGAAATAAGGAGGTGAGATATATGGAAGCTAAAAAACTAAAAGCATATGAATTATTTGTCTATGGAATGTCTATAGCTAAAGCTTCTAAAGAAGTGGGTATAGATGAAAGGACACTTTCTAGATATTTGAAATCAAAAGGCGTTGATACAAAAAGAAACTCAAGAAAGCACATTTATGATGAGAGTTATTTCAAAATAATTGACACAGAAGAGAAAGCATACTGGTTAGGATTCATATATGCAGATGGTTGTGTTAGAGCCAATCAGGGCAATATGAAGAACAAAGGTTTAGGATTAGAAATAACACTACAGGAACTAGATAAAGAGCATTTGTTTAAATTTGCAAAATGTCTAAAGCTCGATGAAAGTGTTGTTAAGAAGAGGGCATCTAAGTCAAATGGGAAATGCTACAATTCATATCGTATCACATTGACATCAACAAAAATGTGTAATTACTTAATCAATAAAGGAGTTACTTTAAGAAAGTCTTTGACTTTAGAGTTTCCATCAACTGAAATAATCAATGAAGAACTACAACGTCACTTTATAAGAGGATATTTTGATGGAGATGGAAATATTGGGTTAAGAAATACACAAAGATATAAAAACTGTCCAAGGGTTACACTTTTAGGGACAGAAAATTTCCTTAACGATACAAAGAACTTATTTGAAGACATCTTGAATGTTACAAATGTTAAACTTCAATTAAAACAAAACAATAAAGCATTCTCTTATCAAAAATCTGGAAATGATGCTAGAAAGATTTTAAGATATATGTATGATGGGGCATCCATATATCTCGTTAGAAAGTATAAAATTTATGAACAAATATTTGCCGTCTTAGATAGAAATGTCTAAGATTATAATCGGGCAATATCGGTGAAAGCTGAAATGCTAATACCGAGATAACCTAAATAACTAAAGATATTTAGGTATCGTAGAGCATAGCAAGTGAACCTGTGAAAACAGAATATAATCTTGCCAAGAGTGTCCGACACCTTACCAAGTAATGTTGAAGGTGAAAATGTATGCCGAGCTTGCACGAATAACAAGTGTAAGAACTATTGGATAAAAAACCAATAGGATAACAAAACTGAAATCTTGGTTACAACGTATCCTCCTAGAACTTATCGATAAAAAAAATCTTACAACTGCCCTACTAGCACCAACAGGTAAGGCAAGTAAAGTTATGACTGGTTATACTGGAAGACAAGCTTCAACTATTCATCGTAAAACAGGAGTGTTTGGAGAGGATGAAAATGCAATAAATCCTATCACTGAGGATGTTATCATTGTGGATGAAAGCTCTATGTGTGATGTTTTTATTTTGTCAAAACTCTTCAAATCAATTGAAAATGAGAATGCGCGAATTTTATTTGTGGGAGATGACTTTCAATTACCAAGTGTGGGGGTTGGAAACTTCTTATACGATTGCATTAATAGTTTAAGTATTAAAATTTCAAAGTTAAAGAAAGTCTTTAGACAAGCGGATGGAGGGATTTTAGATATCTCCACCAAAGTTAGGAATGGTGAAATATTTCTTAACGAAGAAGCGGAAGGTCGTATCCAGTTTGGCAGAGACTGCGTATTTTGGCTGTCAGATCAAAAATATGTTCGCGATGGAGTAATTAAAAATTATAAAAATGTTTTAAAGAGATTTAGTCATGATGAAGTTGTTATCTTAACTCCAACAAATAAAGGAAAACTTGGGACAATAGAGCTTAATAAGGAAATTCAAAAAATTGCGAACCCTCCATCAGATAACAAGAAAGAGAAAACGGTAGGTAACAAAGATAACCAAGTAACATTTCGCGTGGGAGACTCAGTGATGAACACAGTGAATACATATAGAGTAGAAACCTCTGATGGTGGTTTGGCAGATGTGTTCAATGGTGACACAGGGACAATTGTAGATATTAATGAAGAAGAAAAGGTTTTTATCATTGATTTTGATGGCATTAAAGTTAAATTTAAATTCGGAGTAATTCTTACGAATATCGTTCATTCATGGGTTACTACAATTCACAAGTCTCAAGGTAGTCAATATAAAGTAGTTATAGTCATTATTGATAAATCATCAAAATATCAATTAAATGCGAACCTAATTTATACTGGTTTTTCACGTGCTAAAGAATTTATGCTGGTTTTAGGACAATCAGAAGCAATTAATCATGGAATTAGAAAATTTGCAAATATGGAGAGAAGAAGCTTTTTGAAAGAGTGTCTTAGCGATTTTAATGAAGATAAAACTAAATTGTTTGTGTCTGAAAAAACAGTCGAAAAAGTTGAAGAAAATAGCGAAAACGAACTTTGCTATTTGTGACTTTAATTTAATTAAACTAATTAATAATGATTAAATAGTTAAAGGTGGTTGTGTAAATGACTAAAATTAAAAAGTATGTGCGGATTAAGAGGGCGTATAGTAAAGGTGTCTGGTATGCAAACCAGATCGGGAGCGTCTTTCCTTCACTGGGAACATGGGAGAATGCATATAAAGTCAATAGTCCAGACAGGGCGTTGTATATTCGTCAAGAAGACGCCGAACTCATCGTCACAGAAAAGCGTCCGGCTGAGGTTGGCGAGCGTGTCTTGATTACGGAAAAACCAGTCCGTAAAGACTACGAAATTTATGAACCTGTGACAGTAGACAACGTTAATATTTACGGTGTTGAATCGTACAAGAACGGTCGTCCAATATTCTTAAACCATTACGAATACGAAGTCATCGTCAGTAACGAAGTTAAAAACGAGGAGGCTGACGAAATGAATAAAATGTTAGTAGATCAAGCGAAAACTGTGTTCGAAAGAAAGGACGACAAATATTTTGGGTATAAATCTCGATTGGGAGATATTGTCATCGGTGGGGCGTATTCTTATGCATTCGTTGTTCATTACGCAAAAACAAATGAGGATGTTGTTATTATTCCGGGCGATGTTAATGCAGTTACAACACCAGTTTGCACAACAGAAGAAGAACGTCTGTGGAAGCCAGAAAAGACCGCACAAGAACGCCGAGATGAAATCGTTGAGCGGGCGAAGGCAGATATCGAAAACCTTAAATATCGGACATTCTACGGAGAACTACGATATTCTTACCACGGCATTGTTTGTAACGTAGAGTTCGTTGTTAATAAAGAGAAACGGACTGTTGTCGCTCTCCTTAAATCGGTAGGAGAGGGTGCAGTCAAGTCAAAAGGGATCGCCAAGGCCATGCCGGACGACTGCTTTAACATCCATATCGGAGAAGCCATCGCTCTCCATCGCGCACTTGGACTCAAAGTACCTGACGAATATCTTAACGCACCGCAGCCGACTGAGGTTCGTGTGGGGGACGTTTTAACATTTCTCCAAAATGATGAGCTGTTCGATAAAATTCACTACAGAGTCAACTCTGTGGAAACATCCAAAGAAAATCTTACGATTATAAAAGATGAACTAACTAATGATGGGGTCGGACAAACAGCTAGTGCAGATTTGTCTGCGGTAAAAATGCATTATCACTTTAATTCAGTAAGTCCGACAAAAGAGAAGATTATACTATTAAAAGGTGCATTCAATACTTTTGTAAGTGAATTGATGATTATCGATGATAGCAGAACGAATAGCTAATTTAATTTTAAAAGTAAAGCATAGGGATGGAATGTCAACTTTAAAACAGCATTAAGAAAATGGTGAAGAAATGATTTTATTATTGTTAGCAGGTTTTTATTTATTATTAGGATTAGTCACTTATGCATATTGTGTATTCGTGACATATTGGTTTTAGGATTTTTGATTTTTCGGATAGATGATACATATGTGGGAATCTGCAAGTATCCAAGGTGGCTTATGTTTTGGATATATTGGATTGTAAGTAAGGTGAAGGTGATTAAAGGTGTGGGATGATATACTAACGTATCAAGCAGTAAGGTTTATTACTAAAGCAACAGAGGACGATGAAGATAAAATCTATGAAATGTTTGATCTCATTAAAGAAAGAATTAAAGATCACAAGATCGTTGTGGTTCTAGCTAAACAATGGAATAGATATAATGAGGAGAAACAGGCGGTATTTGCGGTTCATTTCGCAGGTATGTACAGGGCTAGTATGTTTATGGCTTTAATGGATTACTTGTCCTACAAGTATGAAAAACTAAAAAATGCTAAAAGTATTGACAAACCATGACAAAAGTTCTAAAATTATCTTTGACAGAACAACCTGTCAAAGAAGTAAGCCCAAAAATGTAAAAGAAAAGAGAGACTTTAGTCGTGAGTCTCTCTTTTCATATTTAGGCGAGGTTTTACTTAAAAAATTATTTTGTTCCTCCGTAAATATTTCCGTTTACGGTTGATCCAACATATACTTCAACTGTTTTTGTTCTCAGAACTACTCCTCCCCATTTGAATCCTGCTATAGATTCAACTAGAAGGCGAGAGTAAACTTCTTTATATTTATACTTCCCTATGCTTGCATCTCTTTCTTTACCCATACCTTTTGATGTTAATGTTAAAGTAGAACCCCAAAAGTGTTTTGAGTAATCTCCATCCTTACTGATTACAGAAACCTTTTTACCGTTATAGCTAAAGTTCCCTTCTGCCCATACAGTGAAAAGTTTTGCTCCACCTAACCCATATCCAACTCCTGTTGTTCTTTCTTTTCCTGTAGCTAAAGCTATTTTATTTCTCTTAGACTGAGAAGATGGTGAACTTTTTTGCTCGATGATATTGATGTCTCCAGTTTCTCCTAAAAGGACTGCCACCTTACTGTTATCGTTTTCAAAATTAATTATCTCACCTAATGAAGATAATTTTGGGTCAGTCATGAGGTTATTCAAGCTTAAAGTCTTTCCTTCGAGTTTATTATATTTGTTTACTTTATCAGGGAAAACGTCAAAGACAGATAGTTCTGGATTTTCAAGAGCTTTTGGAGCAGGATGTTTTTTGTAATGTTCTGATATCAGTTCTTCAATTTCTTCCAGAGAAGAATTACTCGGCAATTGTTTCAATTCAGACTCCAAAATAGGCATTTGGTTTTCAACATAATGTCTTATTTCTTGAATATCTTTTTGTCTATCTGTTTCACTAGCTGAGACTCCTGATGGACTAAGTCCTAAAATACTTAAAGTAACTACAACTAATAAGAAAAGTGTCTTTTTCATTTTTCTCCTCCTAATTCTCACCCCGCCTACCTACCAATTCTATACATATAAGGTTATTCCTTCCCGTTTTTTAATTTTTTTAATTCGAATTTTATGGCGAAATATAAGCATAAAATCAAGGCAATAAATAATCCGATCCATATCGGCATGCCTAGAAATGGTAGATACTTTCCTACCAAAAATAAAACAAGCAATAATATAAGCAATATGCTTAAAAATCTTAAAATGAAGATCAAAATTTACTCCCCCTTGTCGTTTGGTATATCACATTCAAGATTAACATATTCGGCAACCCTGTTTAAAGACATTTCCAATAAATAGGATGAAATCACTAACAAATTTGTGAACATTCAAATAAAATATATTGTGTTTATTTGGATAATGAGGTAAAATAAACTTGATCAGTAATGATTCAATCATTACATGGATCACTTCCTATATTGCAGTCTCGGAGAGCATTGTGTTCTTGCAAGTGTTCAGATTGCGTCTGAATGATTGTGTGAAGGATTGCCGAGACATCCTTTTACACGCCAAAGGCCGAAGATGTTTTTACATCATGCGGCCAGTCCCTTGATCTTACCGATTTTTATCGGTAAGATTTTTTACTGCTAATTTAGAATAGAGGTTGGAGCTTTGAGCGAAATCAACAAAGAGAATTTAATCAATCGTCTAGATAGACATTTAGACTGGATAAAAAGTTGCGACACTAAAGCTTCCATTGTTTTGGCGATAATTGGAGTGTTTTTAACTCTATTTTTGTCAGATCAGTCATTAAACATGTTAAAGGAAATATTTAAACAGATAGTTAACAATATTAATTTTTCGAACATCCTGTATTTAATTTTCTTTATTTTTTCTTGGTGTTTATTTATTTATGTCTCAAATTGTTTAGTTAAAGTTTTGATTCCTAGAGATAAAAAGATTTTAGAGGAAGAGGGTCTCTATAAAGATTCTTTATATTATTTTGAAACCATATCAAATAACAGTTTTTTAGAGTTTAAAAGAAAAGTTACAATTAGAGATAAAGATAATGATAACGAATTAAGCGATATATTGTCTCAAATTTATGTAAACGCAAAGATATGTACAATTAAATATCGGTTCTTTAAAAAAGGTGTCAAATATTCATTTTTCGTCATTGTCAGCATCATATCAGTTTTTATGATAGGGGCTTTGCTTGTAAACATAGGGGGATTCAATTAAATGAAACTTTTAGGATACGACTACAAAGAGAGAAAAAAGAAAGTAGAAGAGATACTTGATGGAACAGATGCGGTTAAAGAAGTGAAAAGATTCCCAAGGGATGAAGAATTTACATATACTAATGGCTATAAGGCATGGGCGGGAGCTATATTTGTAGATTTAAGAGATTCTACCTCTTTGTTTAAAGATAAGGAAGATGTAGATATAGCAAAAGTTATAAGAGGATTTACCTCTGAGATCATTGAGATATTAAGAAAAGATGTGGATAATGATCTGAAAGAGATTGGAATACGTGGAGATTGTGTTTACGCTGTCTATTCAACTCCTCTAAAAACTGATCTATGCGACATATTCGATAGAGCAGTTTATATAAATACATATATGTCGATGTTAAACGAATTATTAAAGGAGAGAGACTTACCAACAATTACAGCGGGGATTGGATTGAATGTATCGCGAACACTCTCCGTTAAAGCTGGAAGAAAATCATCTGCAATAAACAATTTAGTGTGGATTGGAAAATCTGTACCGATTGCCGCAAAACTTTCTGATCTAGGAAATAAAGATGGAGTAAATCCTATTGTAATGTCAGGATTATTCTATGATAATATAAATGAATTAGAGAGAGCGAAAGAATTACTGATTGATGAATTTAGCATGAAAACTCATGACAATTATGGATGCTATTATCATGGAAGTATTGTCATAAAGGGTTTTTCAGATTGGATTGCAAACGGAATGAAGGATGAATAAAGTTAAAGCGCTAATATAGCGCTTTTTTATTGCTTTCAACACTGTGGAACGTTCGGTTATAATGGAATTGATGCACTTCTATGCAATGATTGACCAATATAGATATTATTAATGCTTGCGAGAGGAGGAGTATGAATGTCGAGAAATATAAAAAGCGCATTTCCCAAAAAGGCCATGATGAAAAATCAAATAAAACAAAATAAAAAGAACAAAGATAAAAGAGAAGAAATAGAAAAAAATATTCAAGAAAAGATAAAGGAAGGTATGGTTAATAAAAATTTTGATTCAAATGAAGAAATAGATCAAGAGGAAAACGATATTAAATATAAAGAGCTATATAAAGATGTAAAGAAAAATTTAAAAAATGCTGAAAAAGAGATTCAAAAGAAGTCTAAAGAGACATCACGATTAAGTTTGGACACCAAGGAAAAAGATAAAGAGATATCTAAACTTAAAAAGACTATTCATGAAATGAGTTCAGGATATGATGGGTTGGAGAGAAAATTTAAAGAGCTTGAAAAGGAAAAGACAAACGTCGAAAGTTCTTTGAAAAACGAAATTTGTGAATTAGAGCTAAAGATCAAAGAGTTGAACAAAATACTTGAACATAGAAACATTGTTGAGGAGCGAAATGAAGAACGTTATAACAATCTAGAAAAGCGTTATGAAAAACTCAAGAAAAAACACGAAAATTTCGAAAAAATAGAAACCGTTCACAAAGATATCATTGAAAAAATGAAACAAAGCTTGACGAGAAAAAAATATGCAATTAAAAATCTAAAAACTGAGCTTAATGAAAAACTGGCTGAAATAGATGATTTGCAAGAAATGATAAGAAAAAATAAGGAAGCGGCAGAAGGGATTAGTCCTGAATTTATGTTGCAAACCTTTATTGACTCTGTAGATCGTTCAAATTTTCATAGATATGAACTTGCGTTTGAATTAACCCGTAAAATAAAGCAGATGCGCCAAATAAATGCAATCTCAAGAAAAAATGAAAGTCAGGGAGAAATGTATTACGAAGATAATAGATTATTTGGAAACGTGTTCTCTGATGAAAAGGGTTGTAAATTTATTGATATTAATGGGTTTGAATATAATGTAGATAATGATGATTATCTGAGGTATAAATATAAGAATGGATCATCTGTTTCGGCAGTTCCAGTTTCAGATTCGACTGTGAAAATTGTCTACATATATAAAGAGGAGTTTAAAAAAGAATTTGCAAGAGAGGCAGAGGTGTCTCATAGCACTAATAAAAGTAAAGTTGATCGATCAATTTATCATTACATTGGTGACTTTAATGTATTAATTGTCTCATCAAGAAATGGTTTGAAATATAGAGACAGACTCCGATTGCATGGTTTGAAAGCAAACTGGATAGAAGGATTCGAAAAAGAGAAACGTGCAAAAGAGTTAATGGAAAAGGCAGATGTGGTTATATTGTGCATTGATAGTGTGTCACATGCGTTTAGCGATTTTGCAAAAGATCAGAATGATCCAAAGTACCAACTTATATATAATCATAATGAAGATAAGGTTGTATCTAGAGTCATATATGCGAAGCATGAACTTGGGCTAGGTTAAAATTATATTCACATCCTAAAATCAATATTGTATGATATGCTTAAGAGGTGATTAGATGGACTTTCATAAAATCAAAGGATATATTGGGATTTTAAATATTTGCTTTACTGTAGCGGGGATATATCTGGTGCTGTATTTAATACTATCAGGTAATCATATCTTTTTGCAGTCTTGGATTTTTTATTTTCTTGTTGGTAATACCATTTTTAGTTTATTCATTATGTTGTTTAGCAATGATCTATTTTGGGAGCTTATTGATAAATTAAATAAAAAAGATAAACATAAGTGAACTTGACAACATTTGATATATCTCCTATAATATAGATAGCCTACCTGCCATGTGTAGGAAAGGAATCCGGTTTTCGTAATGCGATTACCGGTTTTTATTCAAAGTTGCTGTACTAGAGGAATCCGTGAGTTGCTTGGCAATGAGCGGATTTTTTATTTAGTCTGGTATTACAATCGGTGATGTACATAACCATAAAGGGGATGTCTATATGAATCCTTTGAAATTCAGGGTTTATTGGGAGTTATTACATATATGCTTTACTGTTGTCCAAGTGGTCTATATGATTCCAATAAATATTTATTTTGGGATTGAGATATCTCCAATTGACTTATTGATAGCATTTGGTGGCACATATATAATGGTTACACACAATCAAATGTATCATGAATTTAAAGATAAATGGTTTACAAAAAGGTAGATGTTTTTTATATTGCTAAAGGCAACAGAGGTGTAAATAATGGAACTATATAATGATGCTGTGAAAAAGAAATTTATAAAACAATTTAAAGAAGAGGAACAACCTCAGTTAATATCTATATTTAGAAAAGGTATAGAGCAAGAGAAATATTTAAATAAAGATATTTATGATTTTAATTCTAAAGAAATATTAGAATTATTAACTTTATTAAACAGATCGACACTTTCTTCAATAATGAGTTGTTGGTCTCATATCACAAAGTATATTGATTGGGCTATTCATCAAAAAATCACAAGAGGTTCTACGAACTTGTCTAGAAATTTGAACATAAATGATGTCAGGAATTGCCTAGATAAAGGTAAAAAGCTTTATATCACTTTGGATGAGTTCAAAATAATGTTAGAAACTTTAGTGAATCCAAGAGATAAAGCGATTTTAACTTTATTATTCGAAGGTGTTCAGGGTTATGAATATAGTGAAATATTAAACCTTAAAAGACAAGACATTGAAGAGGCAATTAAGAATAATAACGCCTTAATTGTCAAGGATAATAAATATGGTCAAAGGTACGTAAAAGTTAGTGATGAATGTCTTAAAATTTGTTTAGAATCAGCTAATCAGATTGTTTATCAAAAGAAAAATGGATGTTCACAAGCATATAAGAAAGATATTATACTATCATCTGATACTGATTATGTTATTAAAAACAGTAGAACAGGGAAAAGTTCAGTTTCTATTATCCTTAATACAATGAGATATTTATTTTCACCTGATTTCTTTGATTACCCATATATTAATCCTACTCGAATAAAGAGGTCAGGGGTTTTGTATGAAGGCTTTAAAGTGTATAAAGAAAAAGGAAAATTAGAGACAGAAGATTACATTAATATAATTCAAAAGAGAAGCGAAAGATATGAGGATATTCATAAGAAAGTTTACAAAGTTAAAGAATATATGAATGAAGATGAGATTAAAAAATATTATGCGAAAGAGTTGGGTATGAATAGTCTTATGCTACGTTGAGATAAGGAGAATTATTATGAAGAATGAACAATTAGGTATTGAGTTAAATTATGTTATTACTGATCGAAAAGATAAAGATATTACAGAGGAACAGATGGATGTTTTTGTAGATGAGCTTACAAAGCTTGTCGAATCAAAAGGGTGGGTATTTGGCGGAGGTGCAAAGATTATCAACGTAAATGAAGAGGAATAGTATAATTAGAAGTTGACAACCTATGGATCATATGGTATTGTGATAATAGCTCACGTACCATGCTGTACGAGGAGTTCCTAAATACGCCTTTATAAGGCGTATTTTGCTCTTGACTGCTCCCACAGTCAAGATATCTTTTTGATTGTCTTGTTTTGACGATTTTTCTTCCGACGAAGAAGTGTCTACTTTTTCTCTTGCAAATATTTAACTGTTGTTTTGCTATCGAAAGTATTACCACTTAAGATAGTAAGACCGCAGGTGCGTCACCACCGTACGGTCAATATGTGTCTTATATCTTACTGATTGTTTTTGTCAGTAAGATTTTTTGTTCATTAATACAGTAAATCACAGTATAGTGTGTAAATAATGTTGTTTGTCAATTGTTGGAGTTATAGCAATCGCCCTGCAAGATGCATCTTTTCCTTTCCTCGCATGGATACTCCTTTTGATTTTGACTGTATGTTATTTTATCCTCAAAAACAGACATTCCAGTATCAAGTACCTTTGGATAATCCTTCTATAGCAGTCATATACTCTCTATACATTCTTATTCAGAAATACTAAAAGGGAACAGTTCTAGCTCCTCCTTTGTAGTTCACTCCAATTTAATGTCCGATTGAAGGTGATTTTTCCTTAAAATTGAGAACAATCCATTTTTGTATTCCTGTACAATCGATGTAGCTTTGTATCCAATTTTTTATTGGTGAAATGACATTTACTGTTGAATGATTTATTTCTATGTGTTAATTTGAATAAGAAGGGAGGGTTGGAAGATAAATACTTTTGATTATATCTGAAATTTCGGACATTTGCATCAAGACAAGTCACCCAGTTTAATATAAACTTGAAAGGGTGGTAAGTATGAAAAAAGTAATTTTGTCATCGATCGCATCTGTGGCGTTGATTTTTACACTATTTTTTGTTCCTGCTACAAACTCGTCAGCAAGTGAATTGGATGCAGATGTTAATTCTGGATTAGCAGAAGGTGAAGTAGTTGTTGATACTTACACGAATTTTACACCTGACAACGAGACAATAGGTGAAGAGATCCTTTTTGGAGAAGATAATTCCGATAATTCATTTACTCCATTAGTAAGAAGCTTAATGTGGTTTGGGGTTTCTAAAACTTATCAAGGCCATTCATATAGCTCATGGAAATATGCTGGAGCTTCTACGGTAAGTGGGGGGGAAGATTAACTGCATCTCATACTAAAACTGTCGCTAATAGATATTCTGGTACACTTAAAATTCCGTTTAGAGATTTGGAGGGTATGGTTGGTTTTGATGTTACGGACTCGTGGTCGCAAACAGTAGGTTTTGTGTCTAAGGAATATAAGAGTGGAAGATATCGTTTAGAATATAGACATGTATACAAAAAGTATAAGGTTAAACAAGAACAAAAGTATCATCCCCGTTCAAAAGTTTACGCTACTAAATATGTGTACCCGCAAAGATGGGTAGAGCGTCAATATAGAGTGGTTAAATTCTAAAATGAAAAGAGCAATAAATTTATGATTAAAAGTATTTTAGGTTCCGTTTTTTTATTAATATCAGCTATGTTTTATTCGACTAGGTATATTTGTGCTTCAATTGGTGTTTCAAATAGTGACACTTGGTCTGTGGAGGAATTTAATGTTCTTCTTGAGAATGTTCCTAATAACTTATTGATATTGAGTATTATATCTTTATTAATAGGGTTGGTATTTATTGTGTGGAGTATTCTAGATCGACCTAAATAGTAAAGAAGCTTTGAAAATCAGCGTCCATTTGGTATGCTGATTTTTATGGATATAAGCATGATAAATAAGGTGTTGTATAAGATAGTCAAGATTAAGGCCTTCATTTAAATTTGTAACAACTTTCTTTTTGTCTTATCAGCATAGAATATTTTGAATGAGAAGAGTGGGGTTATAACGCTATGATATATGTCAAGCCAGATAAGATCGATGAAATATTAAATGATCGTGGATGGTCAAGAAATAGGTTAGCTCAAGAGACAGGTTTAAGACCCGGCCGTTATTAGTGAGTTGTGCAATAATGGCAGAACGACAATAAACCGTTCAACCTTATACAAAATTATGAAGACGCTAGGGATTAAAGATATGAATGAAGTGTTGGAAATTAGAGAATAAAATTTATGGTGGGTTGGCGAATTTAAAGAGGGTTTAATTTGCTTTGCTTATTTGCTATAATAAAATATAAGACAATAATAGTGAAGTGAGGTTATGTAGATTTTGACCATTTCAGATAAAAATGATCGAATGACTATTATTATCCCAAAATCATTAAAGAATAAGTTGAGAGAGGTTGCCGCCTCAGAGAATAGGAGTATGGGAAATTTAGTTGTAAAAATTGTAGAGGAATACATAGAGAATCAGAAGAATGATAAATCAGTTAATGATTAATAGTCTGATTATATATCCACGAAAGCGGTTGAAATAGAATACTGTCAATAGAGTATATTTTATGTATGAATGGAAAGAACTAAATTTTTGCTTGTTTTATGCACAGGGGTAAACCCTGTCTGTAGAGAAGGTTTTAATATGGTTAAAAGTATACCCCCGTCAATAGAAGGGTTTTTCTTATGGATTGGAATAATGTCTATAAAGAGGGTTTGTACGTGTGAAAAAAGGTGAAAAATAGAGGAGTTTAGGTGGAATAAAATGGATATTTGTTGAAAACACCCGCAGGGTGTGGGGGTGGAAGAGCTATACGGGTTTTGGGATTGGGGCTTTTCTTTTTTGGTGAAAAGTACCCCCATAACGTACATTATGTGTTACTTTGTTGCGTTTTCTCTTTATTTTTGCGCTTGCTCCTGTAGGTTTATTTTTTCTTTAAAAGGATTCTTTGAATTTTCCTATATTCCCGATTTCCCAAAATGTGGGGAATGTCCCTATATCCGGTTTTCTAAAAATGTGGGGGAAAATATGTGTATACGCACGTACACATGTTTAATAACAGACTGCGGGCGCTCATCTATCCCACAAAACCCCACAACTCCGTTGTGTCTAAATCCGAATCCTCAAAATTCCCCAAAAATAAAAAGCACCCTTTACATAGGATACTTTTCCATATGCTCACGCATTTTACTAGCCTTCACATCTATTAAAATATGGTCTCCGTTATGTGTGTAATCATCTGCATAAGTTGAGATAGGTAAACAGTCCTCAACTTCAATAATTTCATCAATTATATGACTTACACTTACTTTGTATTTTCCATTTTCAAAACACATTGGGCAAGGGACATCTATTTCTTTTTCTGATCTCTTTAACCACGCTTTATATTTTCCACTTCCTGAACATAAAGGACAATCAATATATTCATCATGGTTTACTTCTTCATGAATGATTACATCTTCTATCATGCTCATGTGATACTTGCCGTTCGCTCTCTGCTTGATCTGTATCTTGTCATTATCATCATCAATGAACATATCATATCTTATATCGTTAGTATGTATATGCTTCTCTTCCAATTGCCTGATACATCTGTCCATGATGTCCTTTGTTTCAACACTTCCATAGTAACGTGAAGGTATTAGATGGGTAACGCCTTGATACTCGACAGCCCTAAACAGTACACGAGCCAACAATAAACCTTCCATATCTTCAAGGTCATCTATGTTCTTATGCAACATCCCAATATATAGGCCATTATCATATAGCGCACCTGCAAGATGTACACTATCTTCATGATCAGGATACTGACAAGATTCAAATGTATCAGAATAAAATGTCATTCCTGTAATGTGTTGTGGTAGGTCGCTGATAGTGAAATAATATTTCTCTTTCCCCGTTTTAACCTGTGCGGAATATGCGTCTATTATATCCTGCGTATATCCTTGTTTCTTTAACCATTTCCCAAGCCTGATTGTTCTGCCTTCATAAACAATTCTGTTACTTTTCCATTCTTCAATAGATGGATAATAACTTGTATCAGCAGGCAACATATTTACAAAGTTATCATATTCTTGAATGGAATCTATACAACACTCATAGATTCCAGTAAACCCATGATGTAACCTTTCCTCATATGCGCTTTCTACATCTATATCTTTCGTATACTCTCCATAATCTAAAATATTCTGCGCTTCCTCAAAGTTAGCTTTTACTAAATCTTTTAAGTTATAAACCTTTGCACCTGATCTAAGAATATTGAAAGGCTTTATATCTTGCATTTTTGAAGGTTCTCCTTTTATGTTTTATTATTCATCCTTCACAATAAACCGCTATTATTCTTAATTCTGGATTTTGCTATTTCTTGCACAGAAAACAAAACAAAATCCAGAAGGGGAGTAGGAGAAAAATTTGACCCACCCCCATTTATTTAATATATCATTATTAATTAGTTTTATGGTGCGAATCATTAATAAATAATTTTATCAACGCCGTTTAATACTTCCATCAAACTGCAATATTCTCCAGCATGTTTATTATATAATTCGCTTTTATAAACCTTTTCCCAGGAATCTTTTTTCTTTGCTTCCATAATTAATTGTAGATCGTTTTTATTCCAATGTTTTTTATTTCTTTTCTTTTTCATTTCATTTCGTATTTGAGAATATTCCTTTGTAACTTCTGTTTTATCTGCAAAGAATTGAAGATTCAGTTTTTGATATGCTTCACGACTGTTTTTTGTTTGTTTTCTTGCTTTTGCAAACTGTTTCGCTAGTGCGGACTGACTAACCTTTTTTGTAACTTCTTTAGTCACTTTTACAAAGAACGGTTTTAAAGCTTCGATCAATTCCGCTTTTCTCATTTTTGAGCGGTTAGGGATTTCTTTTTCTTGTGCCAGTTTATACAATTCCTTTGCGTTCATTTCAGTTAGTTTTTTCATGTTCAAAACATCTCCTTTTGTGTTTTACGATTTTATGTAAAAGAGGGGAAATCCCTTTTTAAATAGGGTGTGCATAATTACAAAATGTTTCAGTATCACTGCTTTGATTCGTTTCACGAGCATCATATTCACAATGACAATCTTCCTTGTAATAAACACCCCAATACCTTTCAATCGGGTTGTAAACAATCCAATGATCAAAGATGTAGTACGTGTAACTATCTTTACGATATCTTTCTAAATAATCGCCAACAATATCATAAATTTGAGAAAGTAAACCTGATGGTGATGCGTGCGGGTTTTCTATAATACCTGCCAACACTGTTCCACGTTGCTCAAAATCTAAAGTTGCACGATATTCACTATTTGACATCCATTCAGTTTTTTTCATTTTTTATTTCCCCTTTCGGCTACCTTATAATTAAATTATATAGTATAACAAATCTGTTGTCAAAAGATTAGGGGATAAAATCTTAAAAATCTTCTTTTCTTAAATAATTTATATATTTTGGTGGAATTGGATTATAAGTACATACTTCATATTCACATGTTTTTTCAACCTTAAAATTTTCTGGAATATTGACTTTTAATGTATGCAAATTCCCTTCATAATCTTCAAATTCATTTCCTAGCCATCCATACAAAGCGTTCGTTAAATCATCAATAGTAGGGAATAGATATATCGCAGGATGTTTTTCTATTTTTATTGATCTTTCACCTATCAACGGTTTTAAACCGTCTTTTAATATGCTGTCTAGACTTTCGTCAGTTGTCACATGATACAAGATCATTATTTGCTCCTTTTCGTTACTTTTACAAATTCCCCATATTCATTAGATACAATATTCACCGTATCACCTTTTTTAATTCCTGCTTTTTTAGCTTCATCAGGTAGTAAGAAATAATCTGATCCATCAGTTACGCTTTTAAAGTTATAGTTACCGTCATCATCAATTTTATCGAATTTGTATTTGTCTACATGATTAAATCTTGAATCTGTCCCACTATCGGTTTTTTGATAGATTTCTTTTTCGGATTTTCCTTTATTATCATAAGTATATAAGATGTCTTTCAAGTCTTCGGATTCTTTATAGGAATAAACTTCTTTATTCAATGCCTTGCCTAGTAATTTTTCGCGATAGTCAATTTCATTATTTTGATCTAGTGTGATTTTCTTGTATGTAAGTGCCTCTTCTTTCCATGAATGAGCATCAATAGCAAAATAAACGATAAGACCGACAGCAACCAAACCCAGAACAAAAGTGATCATATTTTTTACGTTTTTCATAATTAATCGCTCTCCCTTGTGTTTAAATTATATAATTATTTATATCATTTTACTATTTTTAATGAAATATTGTCATTACATATATCCATTTTCAGTTAAAACTTTTCTGTTTTCTGGCGTATCCAATATATACCATCCATCGTATTCTTCATGTTCGATTGTAAATAATTTGTATCCGTCCTTTAATGCTTGCTTTCCTGCGTCCGTGTCGTTGATAAACCTTTTCATACCATATGCGTCCAGACAATCAATCTTTTGTATCACTGTAACTAAACCTTCATTAAAAACAGTGTAACCTCTCTTTAATTCAGTAACAGAATACCCTTCTTTTTCTGAAATTTGCTCGTATAAAGTTTTCATAATAAATCACTCCTTTTTATTTATTGTTCATTATTAATTGGTTTTGTTGTGTTTTTTAAAATTGATATTTACTTTTTTACCTTTAGGCAATTCTTTTTTAGTCAAGTTTACAAATGGTTCTTTTTTAAGATTGATCATTGTAACCACTCCTTTATGTATATTTTCTGACTATCCTAAGTATATATATATTTTTAAATCATTTGTCAACAGATTAATTATAATAAAAGTTAGATTTTATATTCTAGGCCAAAATTATTTACACAACATGTGAAAATTTCACTTCATATATTGCCCGAGTTATAATCATTTGATTATTCCTTTCTGTTTAAAATATGTATTTAATAGTTGATGCACCTTTTCCATACTATCCATCATGTCAGGATACACTGTATGAAATACTTCTAGGTCATACTCTTCTAAGAGAACATTTTCTAATGATTCGTACTTCTCATCAATTTCTAATTCATATTCCCTAGCTACCATTAGCATTGATTTAAATGCGTGAATTAAATCCATTTCATTTAATGATTGTTTTACTTTCTTCATTTTTCATTCTCCTTATAATTGTTTTTATTCTGCTCACAATATGAATTATGAGCAGATAAAGACAATTATTTTAGAAAGGAGAGTATCCGCATTTATCAAAAATCGGTTCTAAATCTCCTTCATATTTTTCATATATTTCTTGATTGTTTTTGAACCAAATATGAGAATCAATAAAGTTTGTATACGTTTCAAAGTCTTCATAAACATCTAATGTTTTTAATTCATCAGCTTTGTCATATTCTTCATTATCTTCTAATTCTTCAATTTTGTTTTGAATAAAGTCGTTAATTTCGCTTAGTGTTAACTGAAAGTTAGCATCTAAAAGACCATTGAGCGTTATTTTTTCATTTTCGCCGTAATTTTCATTATGATACTTGATAATATCTGAAAAATCTCTTTCAATACTTTCTAACGCCTGCAAATCTAACCAACCACAATCCAATAATTTTACTAATAAAGTTTTCGCTTGTTCTAATTTCATGTTTTATCATCCTTTTTATGTTGGTTTTGTTTAACTGTCTTTATTATATAACGGGTTCAATCTGTTGTCAACAGATTATAAGAAATATTTTTATTCACTATGATATTTTAATCCTCTAGCTTTATATAGAGGAATCCAGTGACTATCATAGAAATCATAACCGCCGCCATCAATCCCAAAAAATAAACCTAATTCCTTAGATTCATAAACCCAAAAACCGCATTCTTTCATTTTATCAAGGTTTTTCTTTGCCCAAACTTCATCATATTCATGCTTAAATGTCCACATTGTTTCCCAAATAGGAAACTCACACTTATTATAAATATCATTGCTATTACAAGAGCCGCAATATAATTCATTATCTTTGTTTTTATGAATGTCTTCACTTCCACAATATCCGCATTCTTTTTCAGTTACTAGGATTTCAAAACCTTCTGATGTTGGATAAGCTTTATTAATAAGGCTTTGAGGAATTTCGTTAAATTCTCCATACCATTTTTGAGCCGCTTCTCTAATAGTTAAATTTTTCATGATTTCATTCTCCTTTATGTATTCTTTAGTATACCAAGTTTGATAGGGGAGGGTAGAAAAATGCAACTATATTTAACGTTTAACTTATTATATCATTATTAATTAGTTTTGTCAGTGAGAAAAATGAGAAATAAACAAAATGCAAAGGTTTGAAACAATAACGAACAGACAGAAGAAAAATGCGTTATAAAAATCAATCTTAAAAATTGTTTTCATTTTAACCGCTCCTTATCTTTGGTAATTCCATGTTACACCGATTCAAATCTTTTGTCAACAGACTAATAAAAATTTATTGTAATTTTCTACTTTTTAATAGCTTCATTTTCACTCTTGAAAATCCAGTCTTAAAACCATTTGTAAATTGCCATGTACCTATGAAATAATCAATATCAACACCGACATATACAAGAATTGTATTGTTATTATGTCTTTTTGCTCTTTCATAATCACTTATATGAAACAAAGCATTATCAGCTAACCACAATGGAGCGACACGTTTTTTACATTCATTTTTCGACCTCCGTTATTTGATAATGCAAGGATATCATCAATAGTAATCTGTTGTCAACAGATTAAACAAAAAATAATTCTTTCATTATATAGATGAAAAATAAATAAAACTAAAGTAAAAAAGACAAAAGAGAGGAGGGGCATAAACAAAAAAAGATAAAAAATGAAATGTATGTGAGAGTATGTTTATAAGAGGTATCTATAAATAAATATTTTCAATCCCTGTATTTTCACTATTACATTAACAGCAATCCTCAAAAGTTGCTAAAACATATATATTAACAGCAACCCTAAATTATTGCCAAAGCAAATATCATATATATTAACAGCGTGCTCAAAAAGTTGCCAAAGCAAAGTGAATAGTTTTTAAAAGAGAGGAATTTTGAAGAAGTAAGAAAGAAAGTAAAAAAAAATACAAAAAGAGTTCTATTATATTCGGTCGCGACTCCGAAAAGAACTCTTTTTGTTGGCAAATGTGCCAGAGTATGTTGCTTTCTGTCCTTGTGTTATTAATAATAACATATATATAATATTTTGTCAATATACGCAACGAATAACATAGCAATTTTTTTATAATTATATATGAAAATAATTGATGAGATAGCGGATGAGATAGCGTTTTATATTGTATTTTAATCTTGTTAAATGGATTGAATAATAGATTGAATATATAAATTAACAGGCGATCTATATAGTTGCCAAAGCAAAAAAATTTATATATAAAATGACAGCAACCTTAAAAAGTTGTCAAAACAAAAAATAAAATAGGAAAAGCTTAAAGATTAAAATATAAGACAGATATAATATTTATTGTATTTTAGAAGAATTACTATTCAGATGAGATATAAATGATTATAATAAACTGAATATAAAAGATTTCTAGTTTATTGGATTTTAAAATCTCTTGACAACGGAATTAACAAATGATACAATTACATTAGTTAGTATACAAGGAATAATGGATTGCTAGAAAATATTAAATAGCAATATCCTGTTAGAATTTTATTAATTGAATCTAATATAAAAAACTATAAGTTGATATATTAGATGTGATGCAGGTTGTTAATTATGTTCAGATTTTATTAAGAGGAGGAATTACAGAACATATTGAAGCGATGATGGAAGCTGGCGATGGAGCAACAATATGGGGTTATGTTGATGCAAAATTATTAAGAGAATTGCTAGATACGACAAAGACTTAATAGAATTTGTAGAGTTAGATGAGCTAGGAAAGATTGATCCGAAAGTAGCTAAACTAACTGGTGCAGAGAGATTACCTTATTTCGGTGCTGTAATAACTGATAAAGGCTTTGAATTTCTTGAAAATGAAGGGGAAGAAGTATTCCTTGCAGAGAAAACAAAATAGATAATTTTAAATACTCTCTATTGAGAATGCTTAAAACCCCAAATAACAAGATAAAATCAGTATTTTATTAAGTATAAAGAGGATAGAAGAAAGGAAGAGAAGAAGTGTGTAAATGTGGTTTATGAAGTAAATTTTCAACCCTTTATTAGAGATCATACGTAGTACAGAAATCAAATGAAAGATATACAACAGAAGAGAGAATTTTCGCCATGCCGCCAAGCATGGTTTTTTGTTGTATTTTAAACATTGATATCTAGGACAACAATTGAATTTTCAGCTTAATTACTAAACTAGAGGGACTTATAATATACTATTTCTTGCACCCAAAACCGTTTAAAATCTAGGGAAAACCACTTCAAAAAAATTTGACCCACCCCCTATAAAATAAATCAAAACAAATTGGTAAACCTCCTATTATTTTCTTTGAATCCGTTGACAATAGATTACAATGATGCTATAATAAACATATATTATAAAAATAATTAAAAATAAAAATATATATAAATTCGTACGAATAACAAACATACATAAAACCGATTGATTTTAAACATAAAAGGAGAATGATTAACATGAATGAGATTTTAGTGAGAAAGCATGTTAAAAAAATAATGAAATATGGAATCCCTAGAGAAATGGCAAAAGAAATTGTATTAACCGCATATGAATCAGGAAGAGAAGAGAATATCGAATTATACATTAATTATGCAATTGATTTAACATATGGGCTAGGGTTCTCAAAGAAAGAAAAATACACTAGCTAATAAATAGTCTGTTGACAACAGATTATAATGATGGTATAATATTTACATGATATAACTTATAGATGATGATATAATAAATGGAACGAGAAATTGATTGAGAAGCGTCATAATAATAGAATTGACTCAAAACGAAATAATAGTTAAGAAATTCATGTTTAATAAAATTACACCCACCCTCCATAATCTACATAGTACGGCCGATGCTACAACATGGAACGGAGATTTTTTTAGCGGCGGAAGAAGTTTATTGAGTGTCTGATTTTTGATATAGACAGCGTTATCAAAGAGTAGGAGGAAACGGCATGGAAGATAAAATCTTAAAGATGCTAACAACAATTTCAGATGATATCAATGAAATCAAGGATATCAAAGGAGAAATTTCTAACATTAAAAACGGCATTGCAGAATTAAAAGAAGGTCAGAAACAGATTATCAACGGAATAGGCGATTTCACGGAGAATATTGCAGAATATACGAAAGAGATTGATAATAGTCTTTCTGTTTTAAATGAGCGGCTTTTTAAAGTTGAATCAAAAATGAAAAGAGTTGAAAGTAATAGCGATCTAAAACAATAGAAGGGGGAAAATTTAATGACTAAAGAGAAATTAGGCAATCTAGGCGAGATAGAGACGTTACAACGGATATTAGCGATAAGAAAGACTGACTGTGCTGTAAAAGAAAAACCCATCACTCTTTCAGAAGAAGAGTTAGATAGAATAGAAGATGTTTTACAAGATTTAGTTATGTATTAAGAAATTTGAGTATGTATGAACATATACTGAAAAGTGAAAACTTTGGTGCATTAGTCGATATAATTAAAGAGATGGAAAATAAAGGTTATTGATTCGACTTTGCTATAACGAACTTAAAAATAGAGGAGAGATATATATGCAGAATGAACTATTTCAATTAGCAAGGAATACAAGAGATTTATTTAATGATCTTATCAATAGAGGGTTTCATGATCCAGAGTTATATGACAAAGTTATAGACATTAAAGATAAGCATTTTAAAGAAGTTGATTCAAATGGGGAGTATGGTTTTGAAGCATGTTGCTTTAAAATAGGATACGACCAAACTTTAAAGCTTTACAATGAATTAGATAACTTTAATTAAGAAGAGGTGACACCTCTTTTTTAATTAATTAACGATCTGTTGACAACAGATTTAACATATGTTATATTTAATATATAAGATAAAAGGATAAGGTGTATCATGAATAAACAAATAAATGATATGATCGTTAATGAAGTTGTAGAAAATGGTGGCAGATTAACAGAAAATGTTCACCACGCTCTATATCTCTTGACTGATGGAAGAATGATTGACGGGGTGTTTGAAGAAGGTTGTGGTAGGACGGAAGACCACACAATGATCGAAGTTGTTTTAGGCGATAGATATGCAAAAGATTTTTGGGAAAGAGTTCATTTTGAGTTGGGGTTAGTAAGATTAACTCCAGAAACAAAAATTGCACTTATAAATAAAGGGCAAGAGTTGACAGAAATTCAAAAGGAAATCATATTAAAATCAGGGTATAATATAGAAGAATATTGATTATATAGGAGGAACATAATATGATTATTAAAGGTTTTTATCATTTAGTTGAATCATATTATGGGGCGTGAGTTAAAAAATGCATCATATGTAGATGAAATAACGATTGGATTATATTCAGAAGATGAAGGTACGGAAGGAGAATTTGCAATTAAATGGTTTAAAGATGAAGAACTTGGTGCGAGGCTCGAAGCGTATGATGATTCATGGTTTATTTTAAACCAATGCTTAGACTTAATTTAGGCGCTAAAAGATAAAGAGGGTATAAAACCAGATGAATGCGTAGAACTACTATTGAAATTAGAATATAAAGATTTAACAAATAGAGAAAATCCATACAAATAAAAAGAGGGATAATTATGAAAAGATATGTTGTGAAAATGAACGACAATAAATTTGCGAAATGGATTCAATGGACAGCAGGAGTTGTCCCATTAATAAGAGAAGATGTATTCGATAAAGCTTTTATTATAAGTGATGAATATCTTAGTTATGTGATTGAAGGGGTACAACAAACTAGAAGAGAACTAATTCATGAACACTATCCAACTGCTGAAATAATTCCTGTTAAAGTAACACTTGAGGTGTAATACCATTTTATAGGGAAAGGGTTAGAAAGTTTATGAATCTTACTTCTTATACAGTATATATGGATCGCATTCATGATGAATTAGAGCCGCAAGAAATACTGGTATCTAAGTCTCTATATAGTGCAGTTATGTATGCAACAAATGCCTAAAATGCAACAATAGACAATAAAGAAATGTTTGATATATTCATTATTCAAACAACTGTTACAGGTGGTCAGTATTCTGGATTTAAAGTTAAGTATAATTGTTATGATTACGATGGAACAGAATGCGGAGAAATTAGAATGAGTAAATTATTAAAGCGGCATAGGGCAAATTGTTTGAGGTAATTGCAAGAGTTGTTAAGGAAAAGATCATACAAGAGAGGATTTGAAATGGCATGAAGGAGTTGTTGTTAAACTTTAAAGAAGAACTTGATTTTATAAAAAAGTACGCAAAAGCAAATAAACCAGAAAAGAAATTGATGCTGTCAAACCTTTTAAATGTAATGGTCTCCACTTTTAACATTCCGCCTACATATGACAGAAAGTATGCCAATGAAAATAAGGAAGTTATAAATGTCTTTGAATCAATCATAAATGAAATCAAAAAGCTAGATTAGCATATAGAGAACTATGGGAGGATTAAAATAATGAAAAGAGTTTCAAATGAGGAATTACCCTCTTCAGACATCAAGAAAGCAATTCTAAAACATAGGAAATGGATAATTGGAGTTATTGGAATCTTCATCATTTGGTATATCTTCTTTGGTAGAAATTCAGGATTGACTCAAAAGCAATTTGAAAATAAACTAAGTGATTTGTCTGATGGGATGATTCGTATAACAGATTCTAGAATCGAAAAGACAAATGATGGCTCTTCTGTTTATATGGCCAAATGGAATGGATTCACAATTACTGCAACTGTTGATGGGAAGAATAATGTTGTATTACCATATGGTGTTATAGCTCCTTCTCCAAACCAGATGAATGAGATATCATTAGGCCAATTTCAAGAAGTATCAAAAGCGTTGAGTGGTGTTGCAGATTCAAAACTATCGAAAGATGATAGAGATCATTTAATTCTAAATGACTTAAATTTTAATGAAGTCGTGGAGACTGGCACAAAGCATTCGACTTCCAAGAATGGAAAAGATTATGACATAATTGGTTCTAACGGAATGTTTATATTTATGGTTGGAGATGAAAGAAAATAAATAATAAAAAATTTAAAAAAACATCCAAGATATGAATCTCCTCTAAAGTTAATGTATGCGACTCATAGAATTGATGAACATAATGGTATTACAAGAGATGAAATAGAACAGTTTATTTTAGAAAATTTCGAATTGGTCGGAGAACAAAAAAGTTTGGACGAATATGTGTAACCATTTCTGATAAAGGAGAGAAGATATGCTTGTTAATTTAAAGAAGCTAAAGACAAGAAATAAAAATAGATTGACAAAAGGCGTTTATCAACTAAGAGGATGGGATCAGTTTAATTTTGATAACTGTTTAAGAGATAAAGGAATAGACTTTTATGATGATCCTGAGTATTTTAGAATTAAAGATGCTGATGGAATTTATCGTCCAACATTCGGGGTATGTGATCATTTTCAACAAGTTTTAGATTTGCATCCAGTTATAACACACTCTCCAGATAGGTACGTTATTGGTGTGACAAAGGTTAGGAAAAAGAATCAGCCGAGGAAATATGGATGGAGATGGCACAAATGGGGAGAGTATATTGGAAATCATACACCAGATCATGAATACCTTTATGATGAAAAAGAAATTGAAGAAATTTTTGTGTATCAAATTATACGTATTAAATAGTGAATTTCAGTAATTTAAAAAGAGGTGTATGTTAAATTGATTGATGATTATGTACGTGAATGCACAAATGGTTGGGAATTGGAGGATTCATCGGAAGACTTAGAACTATATTCTTTTGTTGATCGTGTTAAATGGAAACAAAGGTATGCAATAAAGCGAAACGGAAACCTTGTTTATGATTTTGATGATGGACAGCATGGGAATAATTTAGACTTTTTCAAAGCAATTTGCAAATGCGTTTAAAATATTTATTTTATTAAGGAGATTCATGATGAAAGATAGAGATAGAGCTATTGATAGTATATTAAAGTTTTTAGAAGATGAAACGAAAAGAATACTCTTGGTAAGAGGGTATGATCATAATGCCAAAGCAAGAGTAGTTCTTTCTTGTTTAAATGCAATGTTTGATAGAGGAATTATAAGAACAAATTCTATGTCCAATATATCATACCGTATACATCAAGCCTTCGACTTTAAGAAAAAATTTTTACCTGATGCAGTCAAATCAACAACAAGTTACAAAATAGGAAATATGACAATTAGAATAAATAGTTATGGAAGCAATACTAAGGTTGATTTGAAGGGTAATGAAAATACATTTACTCTATACTTTCCTGTTCAACTAGTCCTACAAAATCAAAAAGATTATAGCAATTTTTTAAATGACATAAAGAATTGTAATTCAAGAAAAATAATATTGATTACAACAAATGAATGGGGCATAAAAGATTGGGATATTGAAAAGCATGTTGATGAAGTGTTTTTTTATGATGTTAAGCATGATAATCCGCAACTTATGAGCAATTTAAGAAATAATGGTGCAATTTAAAAATCATTATACTTTCAATTTAAATTCGTTGGCAAAATTGTAAAGATGATTTATGGTCGAATATCTACAATTTTGCCACCGGATTTAAGTTGACAAAACTAATTAATAATGATATAATAAAAATATAGAAAAGAAGATAACATATATAGGGGGAATTATTAATGAAAAACAAAAAGATGAAGAGTGTTGTATTAGCTGTCGGATTAGCTGGAGCTTTGGTAGGAGGAACTGTAACATATGCCGCAACGAATTGGTTTGAACAATTAAAGAGTGAATCTGTAGCAAGTATTCAAGCTCCAAGCGTAGATTATAAAAAGGCATTTCAATCAGACTTAGATAAATTAAAAAGTGCTTTAAAAGATGAGGCATCAGATTTAGTAGAAGAAAATAATCAAAATCTAAAGTATGATCTCAATGAGTACAAAAAGACAAAAACAAAAGATATGGAAAAGAAAGTTATTGGCGAAAAACTAAAAGAAATTAGAACAGCTCTAGAAAGCGCCGAAGCAAAAGCATTAGAGAATGGGAAGGCAAAAATTGATACTGCATATGAGCAAGTATTGCAAGAGAATGGCTTTTAAGAGGAGGGTATATAATGGAATTAGAAACAATTATGGGTGTCGAAATATTGAAATGGGAAGAATATGATATCCTTGAAGGAGATACACTTCAATTTTACAATGTTGAATTTCTTTTACCTGAACTAGAAAGTTATAATACAGGAAATGTTATTGTCGCTTTGAGTCGGCAAGGAGAACTTGCAATTTATGATGATGAAAAATTTGTGAAAGAATTAAACATTGCCTCATTAAGATCATTTAGAGAAAAACTCAATGAATATTGGGAGACAAAAACAGAGAAATAAGACAGCTTATGCTGTCTTATTTTCATATAGAAGGGATGTAGGCTATTTGCAGAAACGACTAATTGAATTACTTAACATTTATGCTCCATCAGGTGCAGAATCCGCAGTACGATCCTATTTAAAGCCTATATTGAAGAAATTAATGACAGACGTTTTCGAAGATTCTTATGGAAATCTTTTAGCATCAAAAAAATTTGGAACGGGTAAGGGAGCCACGATAATGCTCTCAGCTCATATGGATACCGTATACGGGATAAAAAGAGAGAAGAGGGTGGTTAATAAGGGTGGGATTATTACCGCAGAGTTGCCTGATGGTTCTCGTACGATTCTAGGTGCGGATGATAGAGCAGGAATAGCAATTATCCTTTCAGTTATTGAGAAAATTCCAGAACATTTTAACGGTACGATTAAAGTCGCATTCAGCAGAGAAGAAGAAATAGGTCTTGTCGGAGCAGAAAAGATAAACAAGTCATTTTATAAGGATGTTGATTTGGCGATTGTTGTAGATCGTCAAGGGAGTAGAGATATTGTTGTAGGATCAGAATATCCTTTCTGCTGTAATGAGGTTGGCGATTTTGTTGAAAGAATTTCAAAAGAGATCGGTTTAGATTATTCATGTGTAAAAGGAAGGTCATCTGATGCGTGCATTTTCGCTAAGAATGGAGTCAATACAATAAATTTGAGCGCAGGATACCAGAATGAGCATACAGAATTGGAATTTTTGTCGATATATAATATGAAGGATACAATTAAATTAATCTTAATGATTCTTTCTTCAATTAACGATAGTTATCAAGATTTTGTTAATGTGCCGCGTGAGAGCAAATGGATAGCTTATAGTGAGTATGAAAAAGAATTTATTTGGGAAGAAGAGGAGGATGATTGTGGCTTAGTGTGTGCTTATATGGTCGATGGGAAAATTACAATAAAACAAGGAGAAGATGAGATTATTATGTCACCAGATAATTTTTTTAATTTATCCAGAAAAATTGTTAAAACATTTGGAAAAACATAGTATAATAGTCTCACAACGCATAAGGAGGAAATTCATGAGACTTTTTAAGAAAATAGCCATTGTCGCTTTAACGATTGGAATAGGAATTTTTATAGTGGCGTGGGTAAGTGGCAATGCAATGAAATCAAACAAAGAGGAAGTGTCTACAGAAAGCAAAAGCAATGACACATCTGTTGAAAAAGTATCTAATGAGACTGACGAAATGGAAGATGAACATTATCAAATGGAATTTACACCCGAAGAATTTCAACAGCATTACAATGAAGAAGCGGTGAATTTATTAGGAAACGATCTGTTGAATATCCACCCCGTTTTAAAAGAAGGAGAAGAAACAAATATTTTTTATCATAATTTTAATAATAATTTTTCCTTAATGGGCAATTTCGATGAGGATTCAAAAGAGGTAAGCGATCTGATTCTCATTAAAAGAGGAGATATATCAGAAGACCTTGAAGATTATTATAGAGTTATTGGGGTTTTAATGAATGTGTTTAATCCTGATATGTCTAAAAATGATAGAGGTAAGTTGTTATTCACTGATTTAGATGCTGAGAACACTATAAAAAATAAGACAGCTAAATCAAAAGAATACCACGACTTAAAATATACTCTGGATTACTCCAGTGAAAAATTAGGCTTGATGTTTACCATAGCAAAACCAGAATAATAAACTTTTGTTTTTGAAATCCTTTGACAAAGTCCAATTATAATGTTATAATATTTATAACATTATAATTGGACACAAAACGAAAATAACATTGAAAAGGATTGATGAGAATGAAAACAACTAGCCCCTCATGGAGCATTAAAGACTTATTCAGGATGGCAGAAAGTGGAGAGTTGAATTTTAACTATCCAATTCAAAGACCAAGTGGTCAATGGGATGAACTACAAAAATCGTTATATATTCATACAGCGGCATCTGGATGGGCGATGCCACCTATCTTAGTTTTTAAGGCAGATAAATATGAATATGTATTAGACGGTAAACAGCGTAGCACTAACCTTATAAATTTCGTTAGAGGTGTAAGAGACCCTGAAACAGGAGTATATCCTGACAAGGCATACCCCTTACATGTAGAAACTCCAGACCTTTTTATACAAGGAATGAAAGGTAAGATTGAAAAGGTTAAGATAGCAGGTAAATATTTTGATGAATTGCCTCAAGATATACAAGCTGAAATCATGACCACTAATATTCCAGTCCAAAGAATTGAAGATGCTACTGACGAAGAGATTGAGGAGCTATTCTTTAGATGGAATAATGGTACACCATTGACAAAACAGCAAAAATCACGTGCGAAAATGGGAACAAAAAATGCAATTATGATCGAAGAATTGTTGAAACATCCATTTATGAAGGAGGTTGCACAGTTTACTCCATTGCAACGTAGAAGAAGTGATGATGAAGCAGTTATTCTACAGGCAATCATGCTGATGAAGGATAAAGATCAAATTGAAAGCTTTGTCGCGGATAAAATTTTGAATTTCGCCACGGATATGAGAAATACTGATTTAACATCAATCGTGAAAGAGTTTAAAGATATTCTTAATTATGCTTATTCTGCAAACATCTCAAGCCCATTGTTCAAAAAGCTTCAATTGCCAACGGTCTTCATGGTAGCAAAAAAAGCTAAGGATAAAAAATTATCTCCTGAAATCTTTGGTAAATGGGTTGAAGATTTCAACTTCGCACTTGGTAAAAGGTCGAAAGAAAAGGCTCTTGTTAAAGTCGAAGACGACTATAAAGAGAAGTATCAAGGAGCGGGTAGTGTAAAACGGAATAAAATACTTGGTCGCTTGAATGCAATGATGGCGCATTTTGATGAGTTTGTTGCCTTGCAAGAGAAATTAGAAGAAAAACCAAAAGAAGAGCCGAAAAAAGAACAAAAGAAAGAAGAAAACGTTAAAAAAGATCAGAAGTCTAAAGATAAAGAAGTAAAAGCTAAGACGGAGAAAAAAGAGGAAGAGCCAAAGAAAGAGAAGAAAGATAAAAGCGGTGATTTGAAAGATATTGTCGCAGAACCAAAACATGTGACAACAAAATCTTAACGCAGGGATATTTCCTGCGTTTTTCTTATTATTTATTTAAAAGTTTGTCATTATCAAATATAATAGAAGAGTGTTTATGTAAAGTAAATATCAAGGAGTTTTAATATGATTTTAAATGAAAGGTTGAAGATATTAAGAGATCAACATAGTCCTAAGTTATCTCAGAAGGCTCTCTGTAAAAAAATAGGTTTAAATCGCTCAACATATGCAAGATATGAGACTGGCGCTAATGAACCAGATTGTCGGACATTAATTAAAATCGCCGACTTCTTCAATGTTACAGTAGACTATTTATTAGGTCGCTCCAATGAAAAGTGGATACTAAATGAAGAGTTTAACGATGAAAATTTAGAGAGTGCCTTAAGAGGAGCTTTACACTTATCAGATGAATCAAAACAACAGATTATTGATTTCATAAATTTTCTTAAAGAAAAGGAGAATAAAAAATTGTCAAAAGAGGAGTTTTAAGAAGATATTTTCGAGGGAGGAGACTGAATAGCTTCTCCCTCTTTGGGCTGAAAAAAGAAAGTCCAAAATCAAATAATGACGAAGACGATTGATTTTGAACAGAGGGCGTACCCTCTATAACTATTGTAGCAATGAATATAATCTGGATCAATAATATTTAATCGTCTTGGAAAGAAATTCATTATTTATATGTGAACATTATGGTAAATTTGTTATAATCTAAAGGTAATGTTATTTAACTATGTTGTTGTTGAGGAGTGATAAAATGATTAAAGATGTGGAAGGCAGGATTGAAATTTTTCGAGACATCATAAAACTCGCAGAGAAAAGAAGGAAGCTTGTAGAAAGTAATCGAGAGTATACAAAAGAAAATGATACTTTAAAAAATTATGTCGATAATCTTAGCTTTGAAGATGTAAAAGTTTTGCAAACAGTTATGTATCTAGGTAGAGATAGAGAGTATGATGAAAATTTATCATCCAGTGAAATCTATAAAGAAGTAAGGAAAAGTTTTGATATGCAAGGATGGGATAGCAAAGAGATTGAGGCACATCAGATGACAGGTAAAGTTCCTTTAGATCAATACCTTAATAGTGGGCTTGAAATATTAGAGATTAATTGGGAAAAGTAACACATCAAAAAGAGTCGGTCTAAAGCTGATTCTTTTTGGTTTTTGAAATCTTTTGACAAAGGATTGTATTGATGGTATAATTTAAATATAAACAATTGAAAGCTGTAACCGATAAGAGTAATAGAATAATGGTTGTATAGGGCTGGAGTGAATATTTTGAGCGAAATTAAAGATAGAAGACGATATCTTATTTTTGAACTTTTAAAGTTTAGAGCTTATTTCAGCAAAGAAGATATACCTTGGTTGGAAAGCCGATCTCTTGCCAAATTAGAAATACTTCATATTAGAATGAAGTGCTCAAAAGGAAGAAAGATAGAAGTTGAAAGTCGAGATATAAGGAATTTTAATAAATAAAAGCTTGAAATTCCTTTTACGAAACTAATTAATAATGCTATAATAAGTGTATAAAGGTGTAAAGGAGAAATAAAAATGAGTGTAGATATTAAAAAAATCGAATCTGTAAGCTTTGTTAAATTAAATCAGGAAGTTATGAAAATTATCCGTGAACATGCAAAAGAGGGTTCTGAACTTGAAAAAGATTTATACGCTTTAACTAATCTTATCGATAATGAAAGAAAGAAAAATGAAAAGATTAAAGAACTTGCCTACTTTTTGTCAAATGCATTATAAGTCAATTGGAGCGATAAAAATTATACAGTTTATACTTGTTATTTGGTTAATACAAACGATCTTGTTAGGACTATACACATTAATTAATTATATGAAGAGCTAAAAGATTGGAGAGATGTTAATGGATAAGTTCGGAGACAGAATGAAAGGGTATGAAAATACTTATCGAATGAAGTTACCAAAACGAATGCCAATTATCATTAGAATAGATGGGAAATCGTTTCATACATACACAAGAGGATTGGAGAAACCATTTGATCGGTATTTGACGTATGCGATGTGGGAAACGTGCAAATATCTTGCACAAAATATTATGGGTTGTAAATTAGCCTATACGCAGTCAGATGAGATTAGTTTACTTCTTACCAACTACGATAAACTAACAACAGAGTCGTGGTTTGATAACAATCTTCAAAAGATAGTTTCGGTCTCTGCTTCACTTGCTACGGCAAAATTTAATGAGATTATGCGTGAGGAATACCCAGAAAAACAGTTCGCCTTGTTTGATGCTAGAGCGTGGGTGTTACCTAAAGATGAAGTGTGTAATTATTTTTTGTGGAGGCAACAGGATGCAACGAAAAATAGCATTTCAATGGTTGCACAAGCAAACTTTCCACATAATCAACTTCAAGGTTTAAATGGCGATCAGATGCAAGATAAGTTATTCTTAGAGAAGGGTATTAATTGGAATGACATTCCCACGTGGCAAAAACGCGGAGCTTGTATTAAAAAGATTTATTTTGAAAAGAACGGAGCTATAAGAAACGTGTGGGATGTAGACCTTGAAACACCTATTTTTTCACAGGATAGAGAATATGTTGAACAATATGTGTATTTATAAAACGCTAGTCTTGAGGAGGATTTTAAATGTCTGTAAGAAAACATGGAAGAAAAAGAGTAAGATGTAACGGTAAAGTGTGGGGCAATACTCAAGTGTTCGAATACCGATCTCCTTCGATTACGTTGGATTGTGAAAAGCTAACAGATGAAGAATTTAAAAAATTAAGTGGTGAAGTAAAGACTTATAACATAAAAGACTTAAAAGACAAAAATAAAAATTGAACAGATAAAATCTTAATTTTATACAGGGGCGATAAAATGGCTGTAGATATATTTAAAGAGACTATGAACAATCAACAATTGATTGAAGTATATGAAGAAATTGGTGATAAATGCTTAGGAAACAAAGAATATAAATTAACAGAGTTTGAACTATGTATAATGTCCGCAATTTCGAAAAGAAAACTTACACATCGAACAAAATTCAAATATGGCTCACCTTCAAGGTATAATGAAGGCAGATATTGATAAAGGTTTAATCTTATACTGAGGTGATTGAATGAGTAGTGTAGCTAGAGAGATGATTGAAGATCATGAAAGAATGGCTAGAAGGGTTCAGAATTTCATATGGGAAGGCAAACCATTTAAAAGCAAGAAGATAGAGCATACAGTCGAAGAGTTTGAAGATTTTCTAGAAGGTCTTAGAAAAGATTGTTGGGATAGTTATGATACAGGTGCTTGTGAAATGGGATGGAGAAAATAAAAGATTAGACATATAGGGAGGTTCTTAAATGAGAAGCATGGAGGAAATTGTAGCAGAATTATCGGATGAAAAATTGAAAGAAGCATTTGAAGAGATTGTCGAATGGCGAAAAGATGGAGTATTGAAGGCAGGGGTTATTAGAAATATATATGATACCTATGTTAAACAGGGTGTGACATATCCTTTTTATATGATGGAAAATCCTATACTCTTTGAAATTTCTAAAAGAAGCTACATTGGAAAATAGATAAAAGTTTACTTTTATACAGGGGATGATTATATGAAGAAATTAATTATACCAGTGGTTACATTAACACTGATACTGGTATCTTGTAGCAGTGAAGAGGAAAAAGTAAATGCTTCATTAGGAAGATTAGAAAAGATTGGCTCGGATGACATTGGTAGTGGTATTGATATTTTTAGAGATAAAGAGACAGGATGTCAATACATGAATATAAGTGCAGGTTATGGTCAAGTAATTGAACCAATGGTGCAAGCAGATGGCAAACCCTATTGTCCAAAAAAGAAATAAAAGGAGGCGTGTTTCCATGCCTATAAAAGCAGAAGAAGTTGTTGTATCATTAAACAGTCTAATGGAATCTAGAGGGAGTATCGTCAGGTTTAAAACAGACCGAGGGAGAGCATACCTTCCTTCGATCGAGATTGTGATATATGATGATTATATTGACAGCTTTATTATCAATATGGACGATAAGTTCTACAATGAATTGGCAAATCATTTAAAAGCCAAATTTAAAATCTTTAACATTAGTTTCAACAATACACGCTCATGCTTCTGGCATCAAGATATTGTCTAAAAAGTTTAAATAAACACGAGGTGGAAGAAATGCTTGAAGATAATTATATATTAGGATTACTGTATGGAGATGGTTATTTTCAGCAGAAAAATAGATATGAATGGTTTTTGTTTTCTACTACACATAAAGAATTGTCTGATAAAGTTATAAGTTATTTAGATAAAAACAATATTAAATACTTTAATCATAGAAGACATTTTCCTAAAGGACATAAAAAAGAAAATTATGAAATTCTTGAATTAATTGAGATTACTGATGAAAAATTCAGAGAGTATCTATTATGTCAAGGCTTCAATTCAGACAATGCAAGTGAAAGAATTAAATGGAACAGGGATTTTATTAGGGGAATAATTGAGACGAAAGGTTCTCTATTCACTTACCAACATAGGAACAGTATTGCTTGGCGCATATCTATTAGTGGTAATGAAGATGATGTTAAATATATCAAGCATATGTTGGAAACAGAATTGAATGTTTCAGTAGGCGATGTATCCAGAAGAAGAGATAGAGAAAGCAAAGGAATCATTAGTGAATCATACAGACTCAATATTCAGAATAGAGCAGGTGTAAGAGAAGTAGTCAACTTTATCAAGGGAGAAAATATATCTAAGTATCTAAATGAAATGATTGAGAAATTTGAGAAATTTGATTTGGAAACTCCATACAACATGAAAAGAAAAGTATTTAAACATTATAAATTCGCAGTTGGAGCGATGGCTAGAGATTTAGGCATTGTTATCAAAGGAAAGCGTGGAGGGGGAAGAAATTTCAAACCTATATACCTATGGGAAGGTGATACAGAAATAGCTTGTTTCTCTGGATGGGAAAATGCTTATAAGTGGACGTGTAAAATGTACGAAGAAGAGTTGTGTCGCATTCCGCCAGAAGTACACAGTGAAGATTGATAAAACTTTAATTTTATGAAGAGGTGAAAATTTTGGGGAAGCGTTACAATTAATCGGATATCTACTGTATATTTCTATTTTGTCTCTGGTCAGTTTTATAATGTTTAATCTAATTTTTACACTCCCCCAATCAATCATCTTGGTGTTGTCAACATTGTTAATCTCATTTATGTTGGGGTGGGAATTTAGAGATATTGATGTGTGGGAAAAATATTAATTATTAATAGAGGAGTAGGTGATATTTATGCATCTAAATATTGTGCATGGCGATTACACTTTCGCCGCATGGAGAGATGGAGAAGATAAAAAGTTTAATAAAAAAGTTCATGAATTAAGAATGCAAGGTTACAGGAAGGTAGGAAAAGATTGCGATTATCTTAATTATTATGAATATTACAAGAAAAAGAAGAATAAGAAAGTTATCACTTTAACGATTATGTGTTCTTGAGGAGTAGTGAAATGAAAGAAAATAAAAAAGGAAACACAGAAACAAACAAAAGAGATAGACACCTGAATGACGAAATGCATGAAATATTGCAGTTGTTTATAGAAAATGGCAAGAAAGCAACAGGATATTTTGAAATAGGTAAGATTGGTACGGAATCAATGATAAAAATCAAAAGGGAGAATATTGAAAGCACAGAGCATCTGATTAGAGAACTGATAAAGATTCACGCTTAAAATTCAAAGCAAAGATTTAAAAGAAAAAATATCAACACATCAATTGGAGGTAAAACCATGGTTACAATTGAAGAAATGATTGCACAGTTGTCTGACGATGAATTACGTCAAGCTTTTAATGAGATTTTAGAATGGAGAGCTACATGAGAGTTATCGATAGATGGTATAGTTAGAAACGTACTATCCAGATATAATAATCAAGGATTTAACTATCCACTTCATGTTATAGATACTCCCTTCTTATTTGAAATTTCAAGAAGGCATTATCAGGAGGGAGAGTAATTGAAATTTGATTTAAAAAACCATGCAAAGACTGTCCTTTTATCAAGGGGAGTTCTACTAATCGTACATTATCTAAAGAAAGATTAGATGGCATTGTAGATGACATTAGTAACAATGATATGACTTTTACATGTCATAAAACTTTAAATCTTCCTGAAAGAGAACAACAACACTGTGCGGGTGCTCTAATTTATTTAGAGAGAGAAGATAATCCTAATCAGATGATGAGAATCGCAGAACGATTAGAGCTTTATGATCGTAGAGAGTTGAATATGACCGCGGACATTATCGACAAAAAGTAAATTTTAAATATTCTGTTGACAAAAGATAATAAAATTGATATAATTATTAATAAATAATGAAATATAATTGACAAACACTTTTTAATTGAAAAATGTTATCATTGGAGAGAGTTATAATATGATTAGCAGTAATAACATAAAGAATTGGCGTTCAACAATCTATAAAACTGAGTAAAGGAAGAGAACATATGAGAAATGTCTTTAAATTCAAAGTTGGTGATCAAATAAGAATTAAAAAAGAATTAATTCTTGGTGAAGCATATTCAATGCAAAATTCGGACATAACGAGTATACTCACAAAAGAAATGAGTAAGCACCTTGGAGAAAGGGCTACAATTATGGCCGTTTCTGAAAAGGGTTATACTTTAGACATTTCTCCAAGGTGCTATTTCGTTGACGAAATGTTAAAGCGCGTAATTGATCTAAAAGCGAAGTCATTATATACACCAATTAGAGAGGTAGAAGAATTTCACGAACATATGCTTCGCTTGGTTAAGAAACAGCAGATTGATCAAGTGCTTGACACAAAAAACAAAAAATTATTTAGCCAATTATTAAACAATAAAAATTATCCGAAATAAACATCGAATCATTATGTTTGATTAAAACTCATTAATAATGATATAATAGTGATATAAGGTGAGGGGAGGAGGATGCGAACAATTCTTTGAAAATGTTGTGGTAAAATAAGTAAAATAATGTGTATACAATTCATAAGAAAAAGTAAAAATAAACGTAAATAAACAGAAAGGACTGAGCATAAAAGGCTGTCAATAAGACGCTTTTTAATCACTCACAATTCGAATACACTCCGTCTTATATAGGTTCTAAGTTAACATTATTAATCATATTTTTGACTATATATACATTAAATGATAAAATTTTAAACAGAAAAATCACCCTAGAACCATTGATATAAGCAAATAAATGAGAATCTACATAAAACGAATTGGGAGATGATTTTGGTATGGTGATGAACATGACAAAAGAAATTAATAATGATTTATTTAACGCAAAAGTAAAAGAAGATTACCTATCTGAAATGGTTGAAAACCATAGTATTTCAGAAGCTACAGTTACCAGTTATAGGAGAATATTTACCATTACCGCAGAATATGAAAACGCATTGAAAAAAGATTTGAATCAATTCAATTTCCAAGAAGTTGAAACAATCTTATATGGTTTTAACTCAAAACACAAAAACACTGTTGAAGGCTATGCGAGAATAATTTCATCTTATTTGAAGTGGTCGGTACGGAAAGGACTGACTAATGAAAATGTACTCCAAGATTTAAAGCCAACTGATTTCGAAAAATATGTAACAGAGGCAGAAGAATACATTACAGAGAAGCAATTGAGAAGATATGAAGATTTAACTGAAAATTATCAAGACTCTGCACTGTTGAGACTTTACTTTTTAGGAGTAGGCGGGAAGAATTTATCGGAAATTAGATATTTTGAGAAGACAGATATTGATTTCAACAATAAAATATTAAGGCTAAAAAATGTATTTGAAGAAGGAAATAGTGATAATGATTTTGAACCGATTAAATTCACTGAAAGGTATTTGCCAGTAGACGATAGGACGCTCTATTTACTTAAAGGAGCAATGAATCAAAAGGTTTACATGAAGAAGAATGGTAATATATCACATTTGAAAAATAATGTTAAACCTTATATGGATTTGGTCGATAACAAGTATGTATTCAGGCCATCGATTTCAAACTTGCAAAATTGGAGAAGTCCTATTAAAAAGCATGTCCTATTCACGAGGATAAATCAACTCGCAGAAAACCTTGGTATTGATTATTTAACATCTAAGTTTCTCCAGAGAAGTGGGATGATTTATTATGCAAGCCAACTTGTAAAAGATGGTGTGCTTTCTTATCAAGATAGGCAAATGGTTGCAGAGCATTATAACGTTAAATCTGCTACCAATTTAAGAGGATTTCTAACAATTGAAAATATTATTAAGACGTACCCGCAAGTTGTTGAAGGAGATGATAAAGTTGAGTAGAGCAAGCAACAAGAAACCCTACACCATTCATAAGATCGAGATGCACATTAATAAAGAAAGATTGAAAATGCTTCTAGAAAGCAGAGGCATTGGTGAATATAAAGATTTATATGAACTGATAAAAGACAAATATGGGTTAGACCTTTCTTATAAAGGGTTTATGAGCCTATTGTCGAATCAGTCTACTTGGAAATTGCTTTATGCCTGGGCAATTGCAAAGGTTGTAAATGTAAATATACCAGACATTTTCAATGAAGTTCAAATTGATGTAGAGAAAAAGAAGAAGGAAAAAGAGAAGTGGAAAGAAGAGTATCAGAATAAGGGTAAGTAAAGTTCTACCCTTATTCTACATACATAACCAAAAAAAGAGTAGACATTACTAAAGTCTTATGATATAGTAACCATACAGAAAAAATACGAACACATGATCGGTTTTTAGATTGACGATCAAGAGTGTACAACTAAATAAAAGGGAGAGGTTAATTTATGTTACAAGTATTTGTGGAAGTGGCCGAACAATTCATCCAATCTTTATCACTGCCTTCAATTGCAAAAGGGATATTGAAGTCAGAAGATGATTGCGATCTTTTCTTTAAAAAATTCTATAAGAGAAATAGAAGCAAATTGGATGATTTGCTCGATTTCAAAGAATATAAAATTTCAAACTCGCAAATGACTTTAGATAGATTTTTAGATAATTGCCGTACCTATGGGATTCATAAAATATTTGAAGAAACTTTTATGCAATCTTTCTCACCAGAAGACATTGAAATTATAAACAAGGCATTAGATGGTGGAAGAGTGACGTTAGAGAAAATTTACATAAACTTTGTTTCTAACCCTCACAAAAACATTATGAAGAATGTTTTATAACGCCTTGACAAAAATGATTAATAATGTTATAATAATTGTATGTTGTGAGGGAGATCACCTCTCCCTTTTCAGTACAAAACTAATTAATAATGAATCAGGAGGATTTTGAATGGCAGAATTGCAACAAACTAAGAATAGCTTTAGATTTAAAGGGAAAGTGACTCGAATCGATAAGGACGGAGCTTTCAAAGAGGATGTTTCCAAAAATCAAGGCAAGTTATATAGAAGCTTACGTTTTGGAGTGAAAACAAGCCCGAATAATGAAATGATGGTTTCTATGTTTGATTTTAAACCAGACGAGGTTTTCTTATGGAATAGCGAAAAAGCAAAAAAAGCAAAAGAAGAGAATAAGTCTTATAAAGGAGAAAGGATTCCTTTTGAAGAGTGGGTAGAGAAAGAAGACGAGCTTAGGGAATCAGGATATGCAGTGTTGCAATCGAGAATTGGCCTTGAATATGATGAAGATGGTAAATTAAATAGTAAGGGTGTACCCTCTTATGTTGCCTCGAAAGAAATTTATGATCAATTAAGTAATAATGACAGTGTAGTAGTGGAAGGCAAGATTCGATATAATACATATGAGAATCAACAAGGCAAGACGGTTGAGAGAAAAGACTTTCAAATAGAAAAAGTACATAGATTAAAAGATATTGATTTTGAAAGTGAAAAATTTGAGGAAGTTACATATTTTGAGCAAGACATGGTTTATGTTGATGCAGAATTGGATAGGGAACAAAATAAGGTCTATATAACTGGTCGAACAATTGACTATAATAAAAATTGGCATGATTCTCAATTTGTAATCGATTATTCCGATGGTCAAGACGGAATTGATGAAGGTATGAAGAAGCTTGGAGATTCGTTTTTAAAACGTATTAAGTTTGGAGACCTTGTTTCGGTATTCGGAAACGCTTTGAATCAAATGGTCGTAGAAGAATCTGAGGATGAGGAAGAAAATCCAGATGAATTATTGAAATCTCTTGGAGGAAGGTCTAAACCTGCACATGCACAGAAATACACCATTCGAAATTACATTCAAGAGATGAGAATTGAAGGTATTGATGCATGGGAAAGAAAAATGTATAAAGAAGAGGATTTTGTAGACAATGGTTTGCTTCAAAAAGATGAAGACCTTCAAAATGAATTAGGTGGCAAATCTAAAAAAGAATCTAGCAATCCTTTTGATACTGATGACGATCCATTCGCAAATGATGGAAAGCCGATTGACATCTCTGATGATGATTTACCTTTCTGATAAAACTAATTAATAATGATAAAATAAACATATTAAACTGATAACGTAATAAACGTAGGATGTTAAATCAAGAATGGAAGCATCCCCATTCACAATTAAATGTGAAAAAGGGGAAAATATAATGTCATTTTTAAAACAACTTAAACCAAACAAACCAACAGCAAGCTTGGAAGGATATTTTATCTCAATGCTCGCAAAGTCAAAGTTTGGGAAAACGACTTTCTCAGTAGATTTAGCAAAAGAGTTCTATGGAAATTTAGATAGTACACTGCTCTTGGCTACTGAGATTGGATATAAAACAATGGATGGAGTCTTTGCTGTTCCAGTTACAGGATTTGATTACGCGGAAGAAGATGATGGTCAACAACGTGGTTTTATTGAGACGATTGATGAGCTGATTGAAAACAAATCTGATGTTCCGTTTCGATTTATCATCATTGACACTATCACAGCTTTAGAAAGATATGCGATTGCATATGTCTTAAGAAAAGCGGGTCGTGAAGATGGTAAACGATATACAGACATCTCTGATATCCCTTGGGGGAAAGGCTACAATATGGTGGCTGAAGAAATTTACAAGCAGATTGATAGACTTAAGAAAGCTGGATTCGGTGTATTCATTATCGGTCATGAAAAAACGCGTAAGATTACAAATAAAGATGGTTTTGAATATGATTATACGACATTCAATGTGTTGTCAAAGACCTCTGATATTATCGAGCGCGAAGCGGATATGATCATCTATGGTGATCTGCAAGTCGAAAAAAGTGAAGAAGGTAAAGCTTTTGAGACTAGAAAACTTCGCTTTCGTAGTGATGGAAATATCCTTTGTGGAACGCGATTCCGCACCTTTCCAAGTGTGATTGATAATGACGCAAAAATTTTCGTGAAAACTTTCAAAGAAGCAATTTTGGGATTATACAATGGTGACGAAAAGGCCGTTGCAGAGGCTCAAAAAGAACAGAAAGAAGAAGCGGAAGTAAAGGCAGAAAAATCAATTGAAAAGGAAAAACGATCTGCTGAATTTTTAATTAAAGACATTGAAAAAATAGTTGGAAGTTTAGACAACGATGTTAAGAAAGAAATTGCTGTTTATTTCAAAGAAATCCTAGGTAATGTAAACTTTAGGAAATCCGAAGACGTAGATGCTTTGGAAAAGGCTTTAAAATTTGTGAAAAGCAAACGGTAATCAAACAATAAAATAGTAGGAAGCTTATGCCTTCCTACTATTTTTTTATCCTTTAACACATCATTCTAGAGTAACGATTCTAGGAAGTGATAAATATGAAGAAAAATAAAATTACAACATGTGTACTTGCTGTAGGGCTGGTAGTGTCGGTAGGCGGTTGGACTTTAGCACATGATGATGTAAATCGCCTTAAAAATGAAACAGAAGAACAGAAAAAAGATTTAGACAATAAAGAAGCCAAGATAGCCAACCTAGATGATGTTGTTAAAAACAAGGATAAAGAACTAAAAGAGAATAAAAAGGTTATCGTAAAAAAAGAATCACAAATTGAAAATAAAGAAAAACTTTTAAAGAAGAAAAATAAAGAGATTAAGCAATTAAAAAATAAACTAAATAAAAAAGAACAGAAAAATTTTAATATCGAGAAGAAAGGAAGTGATGTGGGCGGTTATCACATTGGGAAATTTGAGATGACTTCCTATATTGCAATGTGTCAAGAAGGATGTACAGGGATCACAAGGACAGGAATAGATATTAAAGATCGTATTACCTATGAAGGGTACAGAATTATAGCAACCGATCCAAATGTAATACCGCTATGGTCTATTGTTAAAATTCACACAAAGTCAGGAAGTTTTACCGCTATAAGCCTTGATACAGGTGGAGGCATCAAAGGTAAAATAATTGATTTCTTAGTATCATCCGAGAATGAAGCCAGAATAAATGGTAGGCAGATGGTGGATATAGAGATTATTAGAAGGGGGAAGTGAGAAATGGAAATCTTCATTCTGGAAGGGTGCAGAGGAACTGGTAAAACATCTGTGGCAATTAAGTTACGCCAAAGAACCCCAGAAACTACTTTAATCAACTTTACAGGATTTCATGATGATGGAGAGAGTGGTTTAAGCAAAGTTAAGCATTACTATGATTCGTGGATGAACGCGCTTTTTTCTCTAAGTAGTCATCAATCAAAATTTGTTTTCGACAGATTTTATTTTTCTGAAATGGTATATTCTCACCTCTATAAAGAATATTCTTTCAAGGATAATTACGAAAATTTAAATGACTTATTAGAAGACCTATCGGAAATGGGAGTGAAAATTCATATTATCCTATTGACCATTAATGATGAAACCGAACTTTCATCTAGATTAATGAGAGATAAAGTTCCTTTCAATAAGGTAGATGATAATGTTCAAGAGTCATTAAAACAACAAGAAATTTATAAGAAATTGTTTGATCAATTTTATTTTAAATACGGAAGTGAAAATTTGCAACTACATGAAATTGATACAAGTGGCAAAGAAAGTGATGAAGTTTTTAATTTAATTATTGAAAATCTAAATAAAGGCCGTTAATCGGTCTTTATTTAGATTGACCAAACCAATTAATAATGATATAATAATAATATGAAAAATAAAAGGGGGATTGCTATGGCTAAAATGACAAGAAAGTGTCAGTATTGTGGATTAGATGACACGCATGTAGATGAAATGGAGTTTGAATATGTTGGGAAGAAAAAGCCGCAGAAGAAATATTATCACAAGCATTGTTGGGAAAAACATTTAAAAGAAAAAGAGTTTCGAGAAAAAGAGAGGAAAGAACTTGATAGGCTAGTTGAAACAATAAAAAACATATACGGTTTAAAAAAGTTTCCAAATAACATTTATCCATATCTACAAGATTTAAGAAATGGAACAGAGTTTTTTGGAAAGCATGATTATAAATATAAAGAAGGTTATTCTTACGATTTAATTGCAGAAACTTTCGAATACTGTTCCGAAACAATTGAAAATGCAAATAGAAAGAAGTCTTTTAGTGGAGCAACAAATGCAATTAGATATGGATTGACTATTGTGTGCAATAAATTGTCAATTGTTGAAGAGCGAAGAAGACAAAAAGAAGAGCAGGAAAGACAGATTAGAAAACATTTTGAAAACATAAATGAAGAAGAGTATATCTTTGAAAATAGTTATAAAAAGCCTTCTAAACATACAGATATCACTGATTTTTTAGATGACTAGGAGAGATGTTTTTAGATGGCGAAAGATAATACAAAAGAGTTGGTCAAAAGAGAAGTAAAAGAAATTCGTGAAAAGGCTTCAATCAATGAAGCATATTTTGTAGGGCTTTTATGGTCTGATCCGTTCAATAACTATAGTGAATATAGTGAATTAATCAATCAAGAAGAATTTATTCATGATGTTTGGGGATTTTATTTTGAGCTGGGGCGAAAAATGTTTGATGAAGGCATTAAACAATTTGACGACATCACTGTCCACACAAAAGTAAAAGAGTATAACATCATGGATGACTTTGAAAAGTTCGGAAAAATGACGACCATCGATGATGCGGTTTCAATAGTTCGTGGTAATCCTGCAAATATTTCCTACTATTTTGAAACTGTTAAGAAAAATTATGTAATCAGAAGACTTTTTGAGTTATTTGGAGACAAAGTGTTAATCGAAAAGGGAAAGTATAAGTGGAGAGAGATGAATAGAGAACAGCTTTCTATGTACTGGAATGATAAGATTAACAAAATTAGTATGAATAATGTCAACAACAGATATGAAACAGAGAATTTATACATAGAAGCAGAAGAGTTTATTAGGCGATTAGAACAAGACACTGCGGATATGCTACCTTTTTATAATAGCACTCTTATGAACAGTATAACGCAAGGAGTGGCTAGAGGACATGTCTTAATGTTCGGTGGCTTTGGTAATACAGGTAAATCATCAATTACCGCTGAAAAGTTTACGATGAGTTGTATTGATAACAATGAGAAGCTTCTAGTGGTCTTAAATGAAGAAGATGCACAGGCATATAGACAAAAGATCGTATTATCTATCCTGTTTCATGAGTATAAAACAGGAATAGATAGACGGCGTATGGTTAATGGGAAGCTTCAACAAAATGATAAAGATAAGATTCACAATGCATTTGCAAAAATGAAGGAACTGATTGATAAGGAAACAATCAAAATAATCTTCATGGAAAAATACGTAATTAGAGACCTTGAAAAAATAATTAGATTCTGGGCAAATAGAGGTTATATAAATCTTCTTATCGATACGCACAAAGTCTCCGATGATTCACATCATGACAAGCGTTGGGAAACTTTTGTTGAAGATATGAAGACTATATATCGTATTACTCGTAAGAATGCTGGCGGTTGCAACCTTCGTACTCTTGTTACATTTCAGTTGGCTGACTATGCAATTAAGAATCGCTATTTAGACTTTGATGCAATTGGAGAAGGGAAAGCGGCGAAGAACGAAGCATCTGTTGTTATGATGTTTAGACCTATTTGGGCAGATGAATACAAAGGTGAAAAGAAGGAATTAAACTGCTATAGATTAAAGAAAAACCCTAAAGGAGATGGGTATCTTAAAGAGTTTTTCCAATTAGAAAAAGGGAAAACATATTACCTAGTCTTTACTCCTAAAAACAGATTCGGAGCTAATAACGACAATGGACAGCCTGTGTTAGTTATTGAACCAATATTTAATAGTAATCACTTTAAAGAGATTGGGTGGACGTTTGTACCAAACGAAAAAGCAGGAAGGTAGTCTCTCTCAAGTTGATTATTTAGTTAGTAAAAGAGGTGGTAAGATGGATGTCGGACTTGCAGGAAATCAAAGAAAGGATACTTAGAGAAGATAAGGTCGAAGATATTTACAGAGCAATGGGCTGTGAGTATATATCATACAGTGGAGGAAGAATAGAAGCTCAATTGCCATCAAGGTATCATAGCAACAATAAGAGAGCGGTTCAGACCAAGCTTAATAAATGGCTTACCTCAGCTATCCGCAATAGACCAGATTTTGAGAGCGGAAATATCGACTCTTCGCCGGATATATTTTCTCTTATATCTTATATTGTCAATGATAAACGTGGAGAAGATATCTTAAAGGATTTACATAATGCAAAGACATTTATCTGCGAACATCTAGGATGGACAGAGTTTTTAAAAGGTGGATCGTTTAAAACAAAAAAAGATTATGTAGCACCTCTTAAAGCTATTTTAAAAGATAAAAAAAGGGTTAAAGAAATTAGACCAAACCCTGTTCTTCCAGAAGAAATCTTAAATGATTATTACTTTTATAATAAACCTCTACCTTATAAAGGATGGATTGATGAGGGGATTTCATATAAAACTCAAGAAATGTATGGGATTGGTTTCGATCTTGATACAAAAAGAGTAATCATTCCAATGAGAAATAGATTTGGACAATTGGTTGGTGTCAAAGGCAGAATAATGAAAGATGAGGATGATGACAGAAAATACCTCTATCTTTATCCTTATCAAAATCGCTATGAGTGGTTTAACTTTCATTACGCACTTCCCTACATACAGATGGAGAAAAGAGTATATATCTTTGAAGCGGAAAAGTCTAATATGAAAGCTTTTGATAATGGGATATATAATACATTAGGTATTGGTTCATCTGAGATATCTCCAGAGCAGGCACAAATCGTAATGCAAATAGGGTTAGATATAGAAATAGTTCTATGCTATGACAAAGGTATAACGATTGATGAAATACGAAAAAATGCAAAAATATTTGAAGGAAGAAGAGTGTTTGCGATGTTCGATACAGAAGGTGTTCTTGAAGAGAAAAATTCTCCTATTGACCAAGGTATTGACACATGGAATAAGCTACTTGACAGTTGTGTATTTGAAGTAAAAATACCTAAAAATAAATCTTAAAAACATATTTACAAAACTAATTAATAATGTTATATTGGTTTTATGAGTTTTGTCATAGTTCAATTTTATCAGAGGTGATATAATGATCGACATATCCGAAATACATATAACTCCCGAAAGGGGAAATATTCATATTTCATAAAACTAATTAATAATGATGAAATAGTTGCTTTTGCTTTTGGATATTATTCTGAAAGGGGAAATGAAATATGAAAAATATCGATAAATTAGAAATGGCTAAAGGATATGAAGAAATGGGGAAAATCAACTTAGAAATATCTGAGGAGTTTTTCTTTGCAGAAGAAGGTGTTATTTATTATGAATTGGATACAAAGAGAACCTACAAGAAAGCCAAATAATGATGATTCGATCCTAGAAAGGATTGCAAAAATCAGAGGCATCGAAGATTATCAAAAATTTTTAAACCCTACAGAGGAGGAATTACACGATCCATACTCCATGAAAAATATCCAAGATGCAAGCAACCGTATCATAAAGGCAATTGATAAGAATGAAAGAATAATTGTTTCATATGATCCAGATGCGGATGGGTTGACAGCTACAACAATCATGTTGAGATATTTGAAAAATTACACCGATAATGTTGATTACATATATGGTGAAAGAAGTGATGGACACGGTATTACGGAGATGATTAAAATCAGTAATCTTTCTCCGTCAAAAGACGCTGATCGGATTGAGCATAACAAATCAAATACAGATAAGATTCGCAATGCGGATTTGCTGATTTTAATTGACTCATCATCAAATGATGTAGAGACTTGTAAATTTATAAGAGAAAAATTAAATACAGATATTATAATATTAGATCACCACGCTATTGAAAGTAAGAATCCTTATGCACTATTAGTTAATCCACAGCAGGATGAATGCGAATATCCTAACAAGTATTTGAGTGGTGCAGGAGTAGTATTTAAAACCATTCAAGTAATGGAGGACACATTAAATCAGGTAGACGTTTGGCAATACATTGATCTGGTGGCAGTTGGTCTCTATGCGGATGTTATGAGATTAGATATCTTAGAAAACAGATATTTAATCATGCAAGGATTAAGAAATATGAAGAATACTGGTCTTGTTCGCATTTTAAAAGGTGGAAAAGTGAATACGTACAAAATGAAAGGCGATGCAATTGGATTCACCATTGCTCCAATGTTAAACGGTGCGGCGCGTATGGACAACATCAAATTAGCAATCGATATATTGTTAGAAGATGATGATAAGGTCTGTAAAAAAATTCGCCTGCAAATGCACAAATTAAATCAGTATCGAAAAGAAAAGCAAAAAGAGATTACCGATCAATACAAAAAGAACATTGACGACACCAAAAAAGTTCTTATTGTTACCGATGAACAATCAAGTAAAGGATTTAATGGTATTGTAGCTCAACAGCTATCAGAGGAATACAAGCGCCCTGTGATTGTTGGGCGTATACATAACGGTAAGTTATCAGGAAGTTTTCGAAGTTATAACGGATTTAAGTTTAAGAGGTTTTTAAATCAATTTGATGGAGAGCTTGATGCTCTTGGACATGAAGGTGCAGGAGGTATTGAGATATCTCAAGAGTTACTGCCTGATCTAGAGAAATATATTGAAAGACATATGCCTTCTCTTGAAGATGTGAAACCTACTGTATATTACGATCTAGATATCAGCGTAGATGAGGTTGGTCAATATGTAAAAGAGTTAGACAAATTCAATCTGCTTACAGGGAATGGATTCCCTAAAGTGATTGTTCGAGTTAATGGTATATCGGTAGAAGAGCCGTCTTGTATTGGGGAGACAAAAGAGACAGTGAAAATAGGAACTTTAAATGATATGGAATTAATTAAGTTTAGAGTTAACGAAGAATACGCGTCAGAACTAAGTTATTTTGATATGATTGATGTAGTAGGTCAGCTAACAATGAACGAGTGGTTCAATTTTGCAACGAGAAAATTAGTAGCTGTACCACAGGTGATATTACACGATTATGTGAAAAGTTGAGGTGAGAAATAATTCTCACCTTTTTCTTTTATATACATTTACAAAACTAACTAATAATGTTATAATGATAATATCAAAAAGTTAAAGGATGATGACATGGCAAAGGAAGCAAGGGTTACTCAGTTAAAAAACGATTTGAAACAATTGAACTACAACAATGCCTTAAGAGCTTTGCATTGGATGATCGAGACAATGAATGCAAACAACAATTATATGAGGCATGATGGAAGCCATTATTATTATCATTTAGTTGATACAGCTCAGGATTTATTGAATCATGGGATCAGGAATGAATCAATTATTACAGCTTGTATACTTCATGATTCAATAGAAGATATTCCAGAGGTGGACTATTATTTAATTGAGGATCAATATGGGAAAGATGTTGCTCATTTGGTTTTGAGTGTCACAAAACAAGATGATATTGATTATAAAATTGAAGAAAATTTAAAAGACTATTTAAATAATATTTTAATATGCTTGGGAGCTTGCCTAATAAAAGCGGCAGACAGAAAGCATAACTTTAGCACATTGAATGAATCAAATAGGAAACATGAAATGAAACAGGTGAAGGAAACAGAGGAATTTTATATTCCTTTCTTTAAGCAAGCTCGAAAGAAATATCCAGATTATTCTGCTTATTTTCATTCTGTGAAAACTTCGATCATGCCCCATTTATTGAGAATTAAGAAAGCTTATAAGGATGAGGCAAAACTAAAAGAGAAAATTAAAGAGCTTGAACACAAACTAGATCAAGAGAGAATGAAAAGAAAGGCGTTAGAAAAGAAAGTTAAACGAGGTGAATAAGATTTTAGGCTATATTAAATACATATTAGACACAGCGTGGTTCAACTTAGTTTGGTATAAATGGCACTTAGGAGCAGACATTAGAATTTTTGAGAATTGTAGTTGGAGAAATTATAGGGAAAATAAAGAAACAGGAGAGAGTCAATGAAAGATGTTTTACTTGTACATGGTAGTATTATAAAGGCTTATGTACCACGAGACTATGAAAAGATTGAAACGTATATTGTAATTCGTGTAAGACAGGTGAATCCAAATACTATGAATCGCTGGGACTATGCTTGCGTGCCTTTGAGTGAGGGATATCGATTAGACTATAGCAAGTATAGCAAGGATTGGCAGTCAAATATTATATATTTTAACCATACAGATATCGAAGAAGTTGTTAAAAAAGCAAAACTTTATTAAAGATAGAAGATCATCTGAAAGTTGGATGTATAAAACCATTCTTTTATTAACTATAAATATAGAGGAGAGCGATTATAATGGATTATGGTAGATTTATATTTTTTAGCTTTAAGACAGATCACCCCATAGGTGGGATGTGTGATGTGTTGTGTCACTTTAATAACCATAATGAAGCTAAAGAACAGCTGAATAATCGAAAAAAACTTATCAACATTTTTAAGCATGACTACTTTGAACTGTTTGACTGTCAAAGAAGAGAAGTCATCATGCATGCTCAAGGCAACTTGCCAGTGCAATTAGTTGTTGATGTTGTAAAAACTGCTGAGGAGTTGAGTGAATGACTAAGACTAAAGATGAAAACCAACGAAAGGAATTGAGTAAATGAAGTTAACTGATAAATTTGTTTTCTTCTGGGGAGCGGAAGATGTTTTTTCAAACTTTCATTACTTTCCGTTTGAACATCAAGGTATTTTGTTTAAATGGTCAGAACAAGCTGTAATGTATAGAAAGGCAAAGCTTTTTGGAGCACATACAATTGCATCGAAAATCTTAAAAGCTAATTCACCAAAAGAATGTAAAGCTTTGGGAAGAAGTAGACAAATCCCATTTAATGAAGAAATCTGGTTGAAAAACAGAGAGAGAATTTATAAAGAAGTCTTAAAGGATAAGTTCTCACATCCACATGCAAAGATCGCAATCCTATCTACAGGGAATAGGATGTTGGTTGAGGCAAGCCCTTATGATAAGATTTGGGGTATTGGATTAGCGGCAAGTCATCCTGATGCCGAAAACCCTGAAAAGTGGAAAGGCTTAAATTTATTAGGTAAAGTTCTTATGGAGGTTAGGAGTGAGTTGAGGGAGTGACTTCTTATACTGCTGAATATATTGAAAATAGACTCGAAATATTATTCCCAAAATACAAGATTGAGCAAGTTGGAATGCATTTAACAGAGGTTGCTCTTACAAATATTGACTCTCATATAAGACTTTCTTTGGAGTTAAATATGCAAAGAAATATGCTGAATTAAAAGAAGATAGAATTATACATTTAAATAAAGTTCTGACATTAAGAAGTGTATTGGGAGATATTTACGAAATAAAATTGGGAATAGACGAAGAATCAAAAACTGTTTATTGGAAACCTGTTTGAAAGGGGAGTATATGAGCGAAATTATTATCTATGCTGATGGCGGTTGTAGGAATAATGGTAAAGAGAATAATATTGGTGGTTGGGGAGCGGTGCTTCAATATAACGGCCATGTAAAAGAGCTTTACGCAGGAGAAAGAAATACTACCAATAATATTCAAGAATTAAAAGGAGCTATCAATGCACTAGAAGCACTTAAAACAACAAATATTCCTGTTCGTTTACACATGGATTCTGCTTATGTGGTAAATGGAATAAATCAATGGGTTAAAGGTTGGAAGAAAAAAGGCTGGAAGAAAGGCGATGGAAAAAATCCTGAAAACCTTGAGCTTTGGAAACATCTTGATAATCTTGTTTCAAAACAGGAAGATATTCAAGTATTAAAAGTAAAAGGACATGCAGGTGTTGATCTAAATGAAAGAGCAGATGAGTTGGCGAACTTAGCTATGGACGAGGTGGAGTAATGATTAAAATTATTCAAGGCGATTTGTTAGAAGCAAAAGAAAATATTATTGCACATCAGGTAAATTGTAAAGGTGTCATGGGAAGTGGCGTAGCAAAGCAAATTAAGCAAAAATATAATAAAGCGTTTAATGATTATAAAAATTTAATTACTAGACGAGCCGTGGAAGAACTTTTAGGGAGCGTTCAATATGTGCCCATTGATGACAAGAAATACATTGCCAATTTATTTGGACAATACAAATATGGATATGATGGAATCCAATATACAAATATAGAAGCATTATCAGATTGCTTATTTGATTTGAGAAAAGAAGCAGAAAAACATGAGCTATCGGTTGCTATGCCTTATATGATCGGTTGCGACCGTGGCGGAGCGGACTGGAGAGAAGTTGAAGGACTAATCATTGATGCATTTGAAGGATATGAAGTAACTTTATATAAATTGAAAAGGTGAAGATGATTTATGGGGAAAGAAACTGTTTATCGAGGTATGAAGCCTTTTTTGCAACTTGCAAATATTAAATTAGACCTTGAAAAAGCAAAGAAAGATTTTATAAACCTTCTTCCTCCAGAATATCAGGAGGAGTTTAAAAACAAATCATATTTGGCTGGTGGAGCTATCTACAGTTTATACAATAATCAAATACCAAAGGATTATGATTTCTTTTTAACAGATGAATCACTCGTAAAAGAATTACGGAGATTCTTTGATAATGGAACACTTAAATATAAAAATGGTGTCAAAATCGGAAAGTATAAGGGTGAGACTCTTGTATACACTGACAATGCAATATCAATTGGAATGTACCAGATAATTACTAAATGGGTGGGCAAACCAGAGGATGTAATTGGAGAATTTGACTTTAAACATAATATGTATTACTACATAAATGGAGAGATTGAGACGTTAGTTGGCTGGGAGTATTTAAATGACAATAAGCTTAAATACAATGAAAAGAGAGCTAGAGATATTTGCGGAACAATTATTAGAATAAAGAAATTTGTTGAGCGCGGATTTACCGTTACTAATCATGAAGTAGCGAAGATGCTTTTAAAATTACATGAAGTTGGCTTTAATGAAGGAGAGTTAGAAATTTTACATATAAACGATGAAAGAAACGATTTTGGCAGTTGACAAAACTAATTAATAATGAGAAAATAATAAATTATAATACATAATTAATTGTTAGTTCGATCTTGCTTAATAAGGAGAGGTTTTGATGCATTATATATATGAATCAAAGTGCAACAAAAAGGCAAAAGAAAGAGCTAATTTTTACTTTACAGAGGTTTATAACAATCTGTACGAAGTAACAAAGCATAAATTCGGGATCACTGGTCACAGATTAAATTCAAAAGATGTTATGCAAACCTTACAAAATGAAGACAGAGTAGTTATCGAAAGACTGGATGGATCAATTTATGCAAACCATCTTTTTTAAAACATTACAAAACTAATTAATAATGCTAGAGGAGATATATAAATAATGGAGATTAAAATTTTAAAGTATGAAAAAAGTCATTCAGGCTACTTTTTAAAACACAAAGCACTGGTAGAAGCATCTGGTGAGATTGATGAAAATGATTTGATTTTCAATGCTAGCATTGAAGTTGGTTATCATCCTAAAGAGTATGGGCTATATGGTTTTAAAGTGAAAAAATTCTCTATCAAGGATCAGACTAGGTTTATCATTGCTTGGGAAACAGATCGGAGGAAGATTTGATGAGAGAAGTACAATGCTTCAAAATTAAGCGCGACACAAAATATGATGAAGCTGTTAAGAAGCATTTTTCATTAGTGGATAAATGGAAAGGGATGTATAGCAAAGTAGGAAGTTTGCTTGATGAGAACATTACAAGACTAGGATTCAATCCAAAAGAACCACATATTGATTTTTCTGAGTTAAAAAAAGAAGAGAATAAGAGAATCTTTAAGCAAGATGGAACACTTAAAAGAAGTTTTAAAAGATCAAAACAGTTATTAGAAGACTATAAAAATCTAATTCAGGAAGAAGGATTGTCAGAATATGTGAACCTTTCAATAATTAATTTTTCTTACGGCATGTTGAGAAGAAATGGAGAAAATTTGGAGAGCTTTGTCACAAGTGACCATGACTTATATTACAAAGCAGATTTTGATTTAAAAGCACGTTCTAGTGGATTAGTTGAACCAATTACAGAAATCGAATATCAAGAAAAGTATCTAGAAGAACTCAAAAAGCTAAGAGAGGAATAGTATATGGAGTTAAAGATTAGCGTAAATAAGATTCGCTTTTTAGATTCAAAGCTTACATCTGAAATGTTAAATAATAACGATGCAGTTATAGGAACAATTGATGGAAGAACAGTCTTACTAACCGTAGTAGACCTAAAAGACATTATAAAACAAGTAGAAAAGAAGGAGGATCAATTATGATTTGGACTGTTTTAGCTTGTGGTATTTACAATATTTTTCTCAGTTTAATTTTAAAGACGAGAGATTTTGGTAGTTCGGTATTATTTAAAGTTATCCCATTCTTTTTGGGATTAGGATGTTTAATTTATTTTCTAAAAGTAACAGGATTTGCTTTGTAGAGGCAGTGAATTATGAGCGTTTATATGATGTTTTTAATTTTATTATTTGCACATTTGTTGGCTGATTACCCATTGCAAGGAGACTTTCTTGCGAATATGAAAGGTAAAAATCTAATTATCTTAGCAACACATGCTGGAATTTGGACGGGTGTCATCTGTATCGCATTATGGCTTATGAATATTCTTGTTACACCAATAGATATTGTATGGCTATTTGTAGTTCATACTATTGCAGATTATATGAAGGCAAAACCTCTAGGGTTTTATAAAAAGTTAAATCCGCTAGGTACAGGATTAGCGATCGATCAGGGTATACATATTTTACAGATCATCATCTTATTGACATATAAAACAATTTGAAGGGAGTAAGGAATGGCCAAATATCGTAAAAAACCTATTGTTGTTGAAGCGAAGTTGTTCGAGATGGGGATGGAAGATGGATACGCGTGTTATCCGTTGTTTTCCAATAAATTTCTTGGTTTCTATCCGAAAAACGGTTATCTGCCTAGAGCGGGAAGAAAGCCGGCGATGAAGACGCTTGAAGGATGGTATGAAGTAGAAGTTGGAAAGCACTATATTGTTACAGGTGTTAAAGGTGAGCGATATCCAGTTGAAAAAGAGATTTTTGAAGAGACATATGAATTAATTGAAGAGAGCGGCGTTCATAAGTGAATATAAAAAGCAAAAGAGTCGAAATTACAAGGTTTAATAAAAGATAGTTTTTATTAGGAGGACAAAATGGATAAACCTAAAATTGAACATGTGACATTTTGTAGAAATGAAGGGAAATTTAATTGGTTAGACCCAAAAGAGATAAATGCACAATATGTATTTAATTTTCCTCATCTAACAGTAGAACAAATATCGGAAATGGGCTTAAAAACAAGTTTTCTGGTTGATATAGAAAAAGACTATGGCTTCTCGCCAGAATCATATTCACCTCTAGATGTTGCATACGAAATTAAAGAAATTTACGACAGTTATTGGATTCATACAGGACAAAAAGATATTCAAAAACTTGTCGAGTATTTAGAGTCGATTAATGAAGAACAAGAAGAGTTAAAGCATAAATACGAGATTGAAAATGCTAAATATCAAATATATTTTTGGGAAAATGAACTTAAACGATTAGAAACACTGTAGGAAATTTCGTTTTATGTGTGAGGAGTGAACTAAGTGGATAAAAAATTACAGTGGTGTTTCCAAAAATTAGATGAAAAGTTAAGTGAATTAGGGTAATCAGATTCATCATTTGAATATGCACCTCATATTAGAGAGCCTTTTGATAAAGTTATTGAAAGCTTAAATGAGATTCGTACATATTTAGGCGGATATTAAATAAAAGTTAACCGATATTTCAATAATGAAGATGAATAAAGGAGGACAAAACAATGGATGGAACATTTTTAGGGAAAATCGTACAAGCTGAATTTGGAACTGTTAAAGAAAGAGATTTTCTTCTCGGTCTTCAACTTTCATTTAAGTTTAATAGAGGAGATCATGTTAGCGATGGTGGATACCATATTGTAAATGTTAGTGAAAATTGCTTTTGGGAAAGCGAAATCCAAAAATATGAAATGTATGAAAGAGTATTGAAAGACTTAAAGAAAGTTCTTGACGATGCAAAAGTTAATTATGTTTCTGAATTGATTGGAAAGCCAATTGAAATTGAAATAGAAGGCGATCGGTTTAAATCTTTTAGAATACTAACAGAAGTTTTATAGGTGAATAGATATGTTGAAATACTTAAAACGTTTTATATGCAAATACAGAGATCATGATTGGATTACATATACAGTTAGTACAGGATTTTGGGGTAATGATATTGAGCAGGCTGGATATTGTAGGCGGTGTGGATTTGATACACATGGAGAATATGAGAGTTAAAACTGAGTGATTTGAAATATTTTAAGGGAGGAGGATATTGAATGAGCTATTATGCACAATTCTTTTTCAAGTGTAAAGACTGTGGTTTTATGCTGTCTCTTATGGGACAAGCAGATCGACAATCAGAGGTAGAAATTTGTCCATGTTGTGGTGGAGATTTGGATTATGCGCCAAAGAAAGATAGAGAAAATTATATTCGTGATTTGAAGGTAGAGATTGCCGAAATTGATATGTGAGGAGGGTAACTCTTGAGAGATGACATAACCATTATTTACATGACAATACTAACCGCATCCCCATTTCTAGGGGCTTTTATTGGTCAATTTTTTTCTAAAAAACAAAAAGGAATGGCAATGATGTTAGGAGCAATAATTTCTACTTCTGCGGCCTCAGCTTTTACTCCGATACTATTAACAATGACAATCCAATAAGGAGGCTGTTAATGAAAACAAATAAATATAGTTGTATCCTTTTTATGTTTGTTATCCTTGGATTTGGTTTGACAATCATAACAACAAATTCTGTCCCCTCTTATATTTATTGGGAAGCAACATACTTTATCTTTTAATTGAAATAGCTAATATGATACATAAACTTACAAAAGAAAAGGTTAATCTAGGTGAGGATTGTAATGAGACATAAAGATATTAGCTTTGCTTTGGCAGTTTTAGAAAAAGAAGCAGAGGAAAGAATTGATGCATTATTCAATAAGGAATGGGAAAAACCATATGAAGATGGAGCTGTAACAGATATCAGAATGATTAAATCAGCAATAAAGAAAATTAAAGATGTATTTAAAGATGAGATAGTGGAAGGAGAGTAATTTTGAAAATAATTTGTGTAGATAATTTTAATAAAGAAACCGTAGACGACGTGTTGGTTTGTGAAAACATTAATAAATACCACGGGGAGAAAATTGTTGATTTTTTAAATGAGAAATTTTCAGGATTGGACAGCCTTAAATGTTACCGATTAGTTGATGATGATTACGAATTATACAAATTTGAAATTTAACTAAAGGAATGAATGAATTTGAAAGCCATTAAATCTCCTTTCAAAATGCTTTTTATTCTTATGACTATTAGACAAAAAAATGTTTATATAAACTTTAAACAATTGTCCTACCCTGAAAAGCATTTTTATAAATGGCAATGGAATATTTTAGACAGAATTTATAATGACTAAAAGATTAATTGAATGAGGGTGAAATTAAATGTTTTATGAAGGAATGACTTGGTTCGATTTGGTTAGAAAGTATTTTCCTGATGCAGACGATAAAGAGTGCGAGTTTATTCTTTGGGAAACAACCGAATTTCCATTAGTGCCACCTGAAAAAATTGAGGAAAGATTGAAGGAAAATCAACTTATGTGGCTGGCGGAAAAGAGAAGTAACAAAAGAATTAGTGGAGAGTGAAATATGCAGAAGATCACTGTCGAGATACCTCTTGAATGGAAGGGATTAATTGAAGATCGGTATGGGTTGATTGAGGATTGGCTGTTTAATGTATGCTATGAAAAGCAAAAACAAATGAAAAAAGCTAAATCATAAAGGAGTGTTTTAATGAAGTTTATATATTTTAATGATACAGGAAGAGAAATAAGTATACACCCTGCAACGAAAATTCATGGAACTGTATGTGACATGGAGGCAATCAGGCCATATGAAAAGAGAGTTTTTAATCTTCCAGAGGGCACATATCCTTTGGTTAAAATGTGGGACTATGGTGATAGAGGATTGCAAATTTTAGTTTCACCTAACGTTTGTTAAGTATGAATTAAGAAGAACATAATCAATATACAAGGGAGAGTTTTCGAATGATTAAGATGCAAAAAGGCTATTTATTGAAAGGCAAAAACAGAGTAGTTACAGATAAATTAATTATTGCAGATGTAAGAGATGAAGACCTTGAGGAAGTCCAAATTGCTATTCCTGTAAAGCAGATTAAAAATTGGGCAGAAGAAATTGAATTAATGGGACTAGATGAAGAAAAGGAATTTTGATAATTATGAGGTGAAAATATGAATGAGTGGAAGATAATGTACCAATGCGATAAATGTGGACATATAAGTGGATGGAAGCTGGATGAATGTTGTGGCGGTTGCGACACATTGAAAAATCCCATCAAAGATAAATATGGATTTTCAGATGGGTATGATGGATGGGATAAAGTAGTGGTTAAATGGTCATTCAAAGGGAGTATATTTAATCCTTTTAGCTGGTGTGATTGGGGATGGATTGTAAAATATGATAAATAAAATATCATTTTTATCAAGGTGAGATTATGAACAAAGAAAAATTGAAAGAGTTTTTAAAAGAATTAAATAAGTTGGAAGTTAAGTATGGCATCCATATTAGTGCCGATTATCGAGAAGAGATCGATTACAACTGGCATGAAGAACCTTATGTTGGTGGAATTGATGCATATTTAGTCTTTAGTGATGAAGAAGGCAACTCAATGACAGAGAATGACCTTAATATATATTGATAATCTAGCCGACATTGAAAATTACTTCATAGACATAAACATCTTAAAATATGTCATAAACGGAAGGATGAAAAGAATGGATTTAGTTGTCTTTAAAAGAGATGTTTTCTTTGCTGATAATCATAGTGATATTGTTTTTAAAAAAGGTAAAGAATATGAAATTTTGAGCGAAGATAAAGAATTTATATATGTTAATTCAAAGCCAAAGACAAGTGAATGTTCTAAAATCCCTAAAAAAGAAGAAGGATTTATTTTTGAATACAAGTAGTACATAGGGTTATACATGAATTTTTTATCATGGAAGGAGAAATATTATTGTGAAAGATTATAAAGATACTAAGTTACTCAGCGAAGATTGTATGGTTAATCGTGCTTTTTACGGAGTCGGAATAACTGGAGAAAATAAAGTTCCTCAAAAAAGATTGTCCAATATTACAATAACACATTCTATTCATGGAAAAATTAAATTAGATAGAGAAGAGGCAATAAATTTAAAATTGTTTTTAGAAAATTCTTTAGAACAAGAATTTTAAAATCTTACTTTTATTAAGGGGTGATAAACATGGATGGTAGAGAATTTTTGATTATTGGCAGACTTCAAGCATGGTTGGAAGATAAAATCAAAGAATCTAATGATGACAAGGAGCAATATGTTTACGAACAAGTATTATGGAAAGTTGATGAACTTAGAAACTGAATAAAAATCTATCCTATAAAGGAGTTTTGAGATGAAACTACAAGATGTTTTAGAAAAATTTAAACAGCAAGGTAATTATGATGTATCACTTTATTATGGAGAAAGTGTTGGTTGTGATGATTTAAGTATTCTGCCTCAGCATGAAGAGTATTCAGAAAATGGTGTTTATGTTTGGGTACAGAAAGCGCAATGAAGTCTTATTTAGAAGGAATCGGAAAAGAAATTTATAAAGGAGAATTTAATGAGAATGCGAATTTCCAAGAGTAATAAGGATAAATTGATGAGTGAGCTGAATACATTTATCGATGATCTTATAGATCAGAAAGATCACCTGTCTGAACAGTTAAAGAATTTTAATGCAGAAGAAAAAGTGGCGAAAGCCTTAAAAGAAATCGAGGAAATTAAAAGAGCAAGTCTCTACGTTATGAATGATCAAGAAGATAAGGATGCAAAAGAATTTATAGAGAAACATTGGAATAGTTGCAAAGGAAATGTTCAATATATTCTTGAAGGAACTGGCCTTGGTACAGTCATCAGTATTAAATGTAAAGAATGTAATGAAGTAAAAAATATAACAGATGATTCAAATTGGTAAAAGGATGGATACATATGAGTGAACTATTCCATTATGGAATGTACACCTTTTGGTATAACAATCTTGAAGAGTTTTATGCTTGGTTCAATCAGGAGATGAAGAGGTTAAGACCAAAAGGAACATGTGCACAAGATATGGCTACGACAACAGGACATACAGCTTTCTGCAAGACATACCCTACTTTTGATGATGCATTTAGAGCTTATATAAGAAGTGTTGAAGAGAATAGGCATAAAGAGATGTTGACTGATATACAAGGAAAAGAATTGTTGTGATTTCATTTTAATAAGAGGTGGCAAGATGGAAGGATTGCTGGATTTCTTTAAAGAAAATTGCGTAGCATTACAAATAACAATAGACATAAATCGTAAACCAACGGTACACGCCGTTCCAAAAGGACGTAGTTTCATGGATATGGAATCTACAGATGGTGAAACAGTTGTAGAAGCTTTGAAAAATATGAAGAATAGGTTGTTTGGATAAAACATCAATAGATAATAAGGAGATAACATGATTAAAAAATATGTAGTTGCTTATTACAGTAATATCTATACGAATGTATTTTTAAACGGCGGATGGGAAAATCAATACATAGGGCAAGGCATTGTACATGAATCTAAAAAATTCAACCATCCTCCTAAAACATTGAGTTCGTGTTTAAATCTAGTTAGTCATTATGCTCCAAAAGACAAGGGATATGACTATGCAAAAATTGAAGAGAGATATTATAAAAGTTAAATTGGTTTAGGAGAATTATATGGATGAACTTGTTCAATATTATATTGTAAACAAAGAACTTAATATGTCAAAAGGAAAAATGTCTGCACAAGTTGCACATGGCGCAACTATTTCCGCTGTGATGCTGAGTGAGCAAGAGACATTTCAGAAATGGTATGAGAAGGATCAAAAAAAGATCATACTTCAAGGGAAAGAAAAAGACTTACATAAAATTTTATCGAATGTCACTTACAGCTTTATGGTTACTGATAATGGCTTAACAGAGATACCAAAAGGATCAAAGACTGTTGTTGTCTTACCGCCTATGAAAAAATCAGAGGCGCAAAGATATGTGAAGAGATTACAGTTATTCAAAGGTTAGGAGAGAAATAGATGTCGAAATTTGAATTTGACGTGGAAAGAAAAGGTTTAATTAGCGATGGATATCATACTTTTGATGAATTATATTATCATCGAATGATCTTATTTTCTGTCATTTGTAATACATACAAAGATAAAGCATGGAAGTCTTGGAAACATGATGATGGAACAATGTTTGATGACTACTTCATTGTTGGGATTGAGACTACTCACGGCCACTATACTTATCACTATCACAAAGATTATTGGGAATTGTTTGATGTTAAAAAATTAGAATTTGCTCCAAAATGGGATGGGCATAAATCAGAAGATATTGATAGATTGTTCAGCTTAATTGGCAATAGCTAAAAGGGGAATTATAAATGTATTTTGAATTTGGTGAACTTCTTATCATGCTCATTCTGCAAGGATTTACATGTTATTGTATTGGATATAGGGTTGGAAAGGAGTAAATTCAGTATTTTTATAAAGGAGTTATATTATGTTTTCATTGGAGAATATTAAGAGTCGAATAGCTAAAGATGATGGTGTAGGAAACTACGCCAACGTCTCTTGTGAGGAGATAGATTGGATTGTAGAGCTGGCATCGAAAGCCAAGGAGTATGAAGAGATTATATCTTTTATTGCGAATATTGATGTTATCTTCATGAATCCAGATGGCACAGAAAGAGAATGGGATGATAAAGAAGCTTTGAAGAAAATTGACGAATTAGCTACACCTGTGTGGGAAGAAATATGTAGGAAAAGTAGGAGAAGTGATGAATGAAATTTCCATTTTATACAGGAGTCGATAAAGATTGAATATTGAAGGATTTATTGAATTGGCAGAAAAAGAAATAAAACAACTAAAAGAGGATATGCACTATTCTAGGCACGATGTTTCTATAAGGATTCTTTTACAAGCAATAGAAGATAGACAAAAGACAATTGAAGAAGTTAAAGAGAAATATCTTAATAGATAAAATGCGAGTTTTATAAAGGAGGATAACAATGAAATTTGCAAAAGTAAGTGGAGACAATGTAGTGATTAAGTTGCCAATTAATTTATTACAGGTCGCATTCGACAACAACCCAAACAATTATGATGAAGAGATTAAGGTTAAATATAAAAGGAGATTTGCACAGGCATTTGCCAATAAGGTTAATAGCACATCTGCAAACAGCGAGAGTGGTTTGACAGTATTCCAGGAGTGGATAGATGAAATTTTCGAGGAAATGATTGAAGATGAAGAATCATATATTAAATATCCCAAAGAAGAAGAATAATATATAAATGCGAGTTTTATAAAGAGGTGTGAATATGAAAACCAAGCTATTTAAAATCCGCAACAAAGAGACAGGAGAGTTTTCTAAAGGTGGCACGTGGAGATATGGTATTTGGACTAAAGGTGGGAAAACATGGACTAATATAGGTCATGTTAAAAGTCACCTAAATCAGTTTCTAATAGATTATAGAAATAACCATGAAAGATATCCATATCATAATGCTGAAATAGTCGAGGTGGAAGTTGATTATGATGATTGTTTTGCTTACGATGTTAATATTCTTGTAGAAGAAATAGAAGATAAACAAAAGGCAAAAGAAAAGAAAGCAGAAGAACTATATAAAAAATGGGAAGAAGAACGTGAGCGAAAACTGTTAGAAGAACTAAAAAAGAAATATCCTAATGGATGAAATTTTCATCTTGAAAGAGGTGTATTAGTGTGAAGTTGACAGATGAAGAATTAAAAAAATTGCCTAAAAATTGCTTGAATTGGAATGAAAAAGATGGATTAATTATTAATAAAGATATTCTAAAGTCGATATGCAATGAGTTGTTAGAATACAGAAAAAAGAATAATGGATAAACCTCTTCTAGTTTATACATATGAAAAATCAAACTGATTAAAGGAGAATGATTGATATGGAACTCAATAAAACAACCCTCAATACAAAGAATCTGCGTATTAATAGCGATTTATTTCTAATTAACAATAACGATGGTAGCTACTACGTAGGGAAAAGCAGATTCTCTCAGTCGGGAGTAACTATTGATGAAAATGAATACAGATACCTTCTTTCACTTAGTAAATATCCAATTGTTTTAAATAAAGTATGTTTATCACAATTATAAAAAGTTTTTTTGTAAGGGAGAGTGAAAATATGAATAAGATACATAAGATATTAAGCTATGAGTGTAAGGATTTATCTATACTTACTCATCAATTGAATAAAGATATTGATAACTATGACAATTGGAAAACCGATTGATTGATGCAAATAGAGAGTCTGGATGCTACTTTTACATTTTGACAGTTTATAAATAATGAAACAAATAACGAAGTGATTAAACTGGCGAAAATAGGAGGGAAAACAGCAATGAATGAATTTCTTTATACATTAGCTGAAATAAAATATAGGATGTATCATGAGCTTTTTATATTTAAGCCTACTGCATATACAGACGATGAATGTAATCGCAGAATAAAGTACCTTGCAAAATATGAGCAAACCTTGGCAATTATTAATTTACTACCCATTGAGGAAGAAAGAAGGTTGCGAGCAATTGAGAATGAGTATTTTTCAGATGCACCATATGTCAGCAAATAGATAAAATTCAACTTTTATGAAGGAGGGTCTCCAGTATGGAAAGTTATGTGCACATTAAATGCCCTAAATGTACCTATAGTTTTAATGAGTATATCGACAATCACTATTCTCATGTAAGTGATTTTGAGGTATGTGAACATTGCGGTTCAGTGAACCAGATTACAAAATTCAATGAAATCAAAGATACAGATGTAATTCTCGATATCATTGGTGAAGAATTAGAAAATGCGAATTATCATAGCTTTACCTCACTTCCGATGTGTATTTTTGATGTAGTTAAAGATTTTGCTAAACCAGAAGATCATGTGAATCTTGCAAGGAGAATTGCTCTAGCTATTCATGAAGGGGTGAGATAAAGCATGAAGGTTGTAATTGGTTCTCTGATTATCTTGTTTATTTTTGCTTTTGGAGTATGGTTAATGCTAAGCCCAACTTTCGGGAAAGTAGGCAAGCAAGCAACTAAAATTAAAAAAATTATGGAGGAAGATAAGAATGAATAAAAAGATTATTGGTGGAATTATTGTTGGTGGAGCATTGGTATTAGGAGGGATTCTGGGATCAATGTTTATTGAGAAGATCCCAAATGGATATGTAGGAGTTGTTTACTCACCAAATGGTGGAGTGAAAGATACGACATTAGATCAAGGATGGCATGTGGTTGGTCTGTTTGACAAGGTAACAGAATATCCTGTTCGTATGCAAACTGTGAACAATGAAGATATTAAAGTAGCTACTTCTGATGGGAAAAACATTTCAATGGATATCGCCTATAACTATGTCGTTCAGCCAGATAAAGTAGTTGATGTATTCAATAAGTTCGGTGCAGTTGATGTTGAACAAATTGAAAATACATACTTGAAAACGCGTCTATGGGATGCGGCAAGACAATCAATTTCTAAATATTCAGTAATTGATACATATGGTCAAAAATCTTCCGAAGCGGCCGCAGAAGTTCAAAAGGCTTTTGCAGAAGACATGAAGAAATATGGATTCATTATTGATGATTTAACTCTTGGTGTTCCAAAACCAGATAAAGCTACACAAGAAGCAATTGACGCGCGTGTGAAATCATCTCAAGAGCTTGAGCGTTCTCAAACAGAAATCAAAATTGCAGAAGCAGAAGCTAAGAAGAAAAAGATTGAAGCGCAAGGTATTGCAGACTATAACGAAACCATTAGAAAATCGATGTCAGATGAAATGATCAAATATCAATGGATTCAAAAATGGGACGGTAAGACACCTAAAGCAACTGGCTCAAATTCAATGATTCAACTGCCGTTAGAGGATAAGTAATAAAGTCAAGGGAGCTACTCCCTGGCTTTATTATAAGATTAAAAATTCAATAATAAGGGAGAGATAAAATATGAAAAGATATGAAGTTGAATTAGAAATTGTTCAAAAATTCACTACTACAGTAGTTGTTCAGGGTGACTTTAAAGATAGTCTCGATCCAAGAATCGATAAACTTGCTGAGGAAAAGGCAGATTTAATGAATCATGATGATTGGAACTATGAAGAGACTGAATTTGAAATTTTAAATGTATTCGAAGAAAAATAAAAGGAAGAGTTAAAATGCAGGTGAAGTATGTATGATAAAGGTTTCGGTATATACAGCAAATACAGATATAGACCATAATCATGGAACATTTACGAAAGGTACGAAGTATTTTGGAAGACATTCATTAAGCGGTGATATGTTTCTTATGATGAGTAATGAAGGATATTGGATTCCTTTTGTTGTAAGGTATTTTGCTAAGGGCGGTCTAAATTCTTTTTTGAAAAACTTTAAGAAAGAAAAAGAATGTTTATACATACGAAATAAAAAGGATATTTATAAAATTGGATTAACTCATGAATGGGAAAGCTTAAACGAATTTACAAATGTGTATTCTCGATGTGAGGGGTGTTATTACTCTAAGGCATTTTGCAACTGTGAAGAAGAAGACTAATTTGGCAAGGAAAAAGATATTATATCCAATTCATTAAAGATGATTTAGGTTTAAAAAAGGAGAGGAATAAATGAGAGTAGATATTATGGTAGACATTGAATCACTTGGTAAAAAGATCGATTCAACAATCATTCAAATTGCCGCAATATCTTTCGATATTAACACAGGTAAATACATATCAAGTTTTAATCAGGTTGTTGATTTGGGAAGAAATTCTGAACAACCAAATCTGGACGCGGACACAATTAAATGGTGGATTGAAACAGATGTCAAACTCTTTGCAGAGCTTATTAGCAATGGAACTGTGTCTTCATCTGAGTTGTTTAATAATTTTTATAAATGGATTGTAGATCAGGGAGAAAAGAAAAGCATTTATCTATGGGGAAATGGGATTCTTTTTGATAATAAGATGATACAGTATCAACTTGAAAATCATCACAATCTTCCATACCCTATATTTTATAAAAATGATAGAGACGTTAGAACAATCCTAGAATTGGCAAGTAAAAAGAGCGGGGTTAACGAAAGAGAGATAAAAGAAAGAGTAAAACATTTTATGATTGATGAAAATTTAGTTGAGCATAATGCATTGGATGATGTTAAATATCAAATCAGATTAGTCACGGAATGTTATAGAACTTTAATTTCTTAAAAAGAGCGATATAATCGTTCTTTTTTGTTTACTAAACTAATTAATAATGTTATAATAGACTTATCAATAAAAAGACGGCACTTGTTTAAAGTGCCGCAGAAAAGAAGAAAACATAGTGTTGTGGGAATTAATATAGCCCTCTTATTGTACTATAGTTCTGAATAAAATTCAACAAAGGAGATAGATATATGACTACAGATAGAGAAATTGTCTTAAAAGCGTTGGTGGGGAGTCATAATTATAATTTAGCAACAGAAGAGTCTGATAAGGATTATAAAGTATTTGTCGCTCCAACTTTTGAAGACTTATATATGGGAAAAGAATATTCAAAATCAGTAATTACTGATTCGGAAGACAATGATTTTCATGATATCAGAAAGCTGTCAAAGTTGCTTTTTAAATCAAATATCAACTTCCTTGAGGTATTGGCCTCGACAGAAATCGAAGTAGCGAACAACCCTGAAATTGAAGAAATCTATTCAATGAGGGAGGACATTTTTCGAATGAATCTGCCGTATTTATATAATGCTTGCGGCGGAATGCATAAGAACAAAATGAGTCTTTTACATAAAGGAACAGAAGGAACTCAACATTTAGTTGATAAGTTTGGATATGACACCAAACAAGCTCAGCACGCTTATAGATGCTTAAAGGTAATTGTAGATTACGCAGAGAATAAATTTGAAGACTTTGAAGCGGTTATTAAATACTCTGGAGAAGATAAAGAATTTATGATGGATATTAGGAATGGAGTTTTTGAAAGAGAGGTTTTTGAAAACTTTATTAAACATTATCATGATTCTATGTTTTCTCATCTCAAAGAGGTGTATCACTCACATGAACCCAACTTAGAATTAAAGTCAAAAATTGATAAGTTAATCATGCAGTTAGTAAAAAGAAAACTAAAATAAAACTACATATTAATAGAAAAACATTTAATTTAATAAGGGGGAAGTTTATGAAAAACTGTACTAATCATTTCAATTTAAGGTGGACAGAGAGGATAGTTGGAATTGAAGATGAAAAGGAAATTAAAGATTATGTAGCAAAGAATAAGGATTTGATTTATGAACATGCGAATAAAACATTTGAATTTGCTACATTTATTTATAAAGGACAGATTGGGGATAATGTTACAAGAAATTACCACATCAAAGACAATATCATTTTTGTAACAAATACCACAGATGATGCATTTATCACAACCTATAAAATTGATTTTGGGCTTCCAGAAGACTTAAATGCAACAATTAGAAAACGTCTGATCGAAGAGATCGAAAAGCTAAGGAATGAAAAAGAAAATATTGAGCTTAAGATCTTAGAGGAAGTTGAAGACAAAGAGCATGAAATTAAAACAACAGAAGATAATATAAAAATATTAGAAGAACAGCTTTCAAATTTTCGTAAACAAAAAGAATTTTTACAAAATGAAGTGAAGTCTATAAAAAGTAAGTCATTAAACGTTGGATTAGAGTTAAAAAGATACACCTTAATGTTGGTTAACTCTAAAGATTATAAAAAAGATTTAACAACTTTAAAATAAAAAATACATAAAAATTGTAAGGATGATGATATGAATAAAAGAAAAATGGGAGTGGACAGAAAAGGAGTGGTGATATGGAAAGATGAAAACAATAAAAGAGTTTGCTCAGTTGAAAATTGTTTTATAAAACACAATAAGCAGGGGTATTGTGTAAAGCATTATAGAGAACTAAAAGAGGACAAGGTGTGCAAGGTTGAAAATTGCTATCTGAAAATTTTAGCCTCAAATTTATGTACAAGGCATTATAAACAAAAATACAGAAATGGTGAAACTGTAAATAGGACTATATATGATAAAAATGAAATAATTCTTCATAGTCAATATGCAGAAATAAAAATGTTTGATAAGTATGGAAAGTATGTAGCATCAACAATTATTGATATTGAAGATGTGGATAAAGTGAAAAAATATAAATGGCATTTGAATGATAATGGATATGTTAGAAGTAGAAGTATTAATACATATATTCATAGGTTTTTATTAAATGCTGTTTTAGATGATGTTGATCATATAAATCATGACACATTAGATAACAGAAAAGGCAACTTAAGAGAATGTTCGCATTCCGATAATAATAAAAATTCTGTGAAAGTCAACTCAAACACAGGGATCAGAGGGGTTTATTATTCAAAAAATAATAACAAATATTATAGCTCCATACATTCGAATGGAAAGAGATATGCAACAGAGTTTTGTGAAACTTTATCGGAAGCACTAAATTATAGAGAAATAATGGAATTATACTTACATAAAGAATATTCTCCTAAATACGATTATCTTTTGTCTAAATACGGGGAGATAAATGAAGAGGAGTTTTTAAATATCGCTAAATATATTAGCAATTACAGTTGAGGTGAAGTGAATGTCAGAAAACATCAAGCAATTGTCAGAGAAAGATAAAGTTAGAAGAAAAATATCCGTATGGTTAGGGGCTTCTAATCATATTGCTGTAATTCATACAGTTAAAGAACTTGTAGGGAATAGTGTAGACGAAATAAACAAGGGCAATGGAGACAGAATTAAAATTACTTTACATAATGATAAAACTATAACTGTCGAAGACAATTGTAAAGGACTTCCCTTTGAAGGAAAAAATGAAAATGGTGTTGAAAATTATAAGCTTTTAACAGAGACGTTATTCGCGGGAACAAAATATGATAATGGTATTGAAAATGAAAATTATACGGTTGGAACAAATGGCGTGTTTCTGACTGTGCTCACATTTTCATCACAGAAAGTTGAGTATGAAGTATCTCGACCGAATGGGAAAGTATACTCTCTTTCATATGAAAAAGGGGAGATTGCTCAGCCTTTTGCTGAAATTGGAGAGAACGATAAAACCTATACAAAAATAAAATATACGTTAGATGATGATGTTTATGAAGAAAATTACTTCACATTTGATGAATTATGCGAATTAGCTTCACAACAAGCATCCCTAATTAACGGGCAGATTGAAGTTGTTGATGAAATCAATAATATAGAAAAGTGTTTTAAATATGAAAATGGAATACGAGAACTTTTAGAATTGCAAACTTCTCAATTAGAATCTATTCACGACACTATTTTTTTTGAAAAAGAAGCGTCATTCGAGGCAAAACAAGATGGGAAAAGTGTATTAGATAATATGAAAATTTCTTTAGCTCTAACTTATACTAAAGAAGATGAAGATAATTTACAAATTGAGTTTTTAAATGGAAGTAATCTTATCCATCATGGAACAATTTACGATGGTCTTGTTAGTGGATTAAGGAATATTATAAATAGATATTTAAATGAAAATAATATGTATAAAAAAAATGAAAAACAGATAACCAAAGATGATGTTACTGTTGGCCTAAATTATATTATTAATTTTAAATCTTATTTTCCTGTCTTCGCAAACCAAACCAAGTTCGCATCATATGTAAAATATTATGAATCTGTCATGAAAAATACCTTGGAATCATTTTTTGAGTCCTACGTTATCGAAAATAAAAACTCAATGGATATTATCGCAAAAAAAGTATTAGTAAACAAAAATAGTCGAGAAAAAGCTGAGGCGACAAGGCTCAATGTCAAAAAGAAACTGTCGGGTACGGTTAACAATTTAACCAATCGTGTTGAGGGTTTTGTAAACTGTAAATCAAAAGATAATACAAAAACAGAATTATATCTTGTGGAAGGGAAGTCAGCTTTAGGATCAACCAAACAAGGAAGAGATGCTGAGTTTCAGGCTATATATGCATTGCGTGGCAAGATTCTCAACTGCTTAAAGGCTGATTATGACAAAATTTTTAAAAATGACATTATTATCGATCTGATTAAATTACTTGGGTGTGGCATCGAAGTTAAATCTAAACATGCCAAAGACTTGAATAGTTTTGATATCAACAAATTACGATGGTCAAAAATAGTCATTACAACAGATGCAGACGTAGATGGATTCCACATTAGAACACTCCTTCTTACGGCTATCTATAGGCTTATGCCTACTCTTATTGAAAAGGGATATGTATATATTGCAGAATCTCCATTATATGAAATTGAACAAGATGACACATCAGTATTTGCATACAGTGACAAAGAAAAAGATGAAATTGTATCAAATATGAAAGGTGACTATACGGTTCAACGATCTAAAGGGTTAGGAGAGAATACCGCAGAAATGATGTGGGAAACCACCATGAATCCTGAAACGCGTAAATTAATCAAGGTAACTCCAAGCGGCATAGAAGACACTTTGCATTACTTTGAAATGTTTCTAGGAGACGATTTATCTGCACGCAAAAAATATATTGAAGATAACCTTCATCTTTATATAGAAGATGCGCTTGATTAGGAGGAAAAGTAAATGACTAACATGATTGAAGAAAACATTGTTGAAACGCTTACCAAAAATTATATGCCTTATACAGCGCATGTTATTATGGAGAGAGCTTTACCTGAAATCGATGGGTTAAAACCATCTCAAAGAAGGATATTATACACCATGTACAAGATGGGTTTACAAAAGGGAGGCCGTAAAAAATCTCAAGGTGTAGTAGGACAAACTATGTTTTTGCATCCTCATGGTGATGCGGCTATCTATGAGACACTCGTAAGGATGTCTAAAGATGCAGAAGCACTTTTGATTCCATTTATCGATTCGAAAGGTAACTTCGGGAAGCAGTATTCCAGAGATATGAAGTACGCATCAGCGCGATATACTGAGGTAAGACTTACTGAAATTGCTAAAGAACTGTTTAAAAACATTGATAAAAATACCGTTGAGATGATCGATAACTATGATGGAACACTGAAAGAGCCAAGATACCTTCCTGTAACTTTCCCAGCAATATTAACGAATCCGCAGAATGGGATTGCGAATGGCATGGCATCAAGTATTGCACCATTCAATCTAAATGAAGTAATTGACTACACTATTCAATACATCAAAAATCCAAAACATACAAAGGTTTCTGACTATATTAAAGCTCCAGACTTTCCTACAGGCGGAAATATTGTGTATAACCAAAGTGAACTTGAAAGAATTTATGATACTGGCAAAGGATCAGTGGTTATTCGCTCTTCATACAGGTTTGAGAAAAACTCAATTATTTTTGAGGACATTCCTTATACAACATCCTTTGAAGCGGTCATAGAGAAGATTTCCCAGCTTGTTAAAGAAGGGAAACTTAAAGAGGTTGTAGATGTAGATGATATTTACGGAATCAATTCAAAGGGTATTGAAGTTACAGTTAAAAACAATATTGACAAAAAGCTACTCGTAGAAAAGTTATTCAAATTAACTCCGCTACAATCTTCTTTCGGATGCAACTTCAATATCATTGTAAATGGTAGACCAAAGGTTTTGGGAGTAAAGCAAATTATTCACGAATGGTTAGCTTTTAGAGCAAATACAATCAAACGTGGATTTAGATTTGAAAAGCAGAAGAAGGAATCTAAAATGCATTTGTTGTCTGCATTAAAACAGGTTCTTTTAGATATTGATAAAGCGATCAAGATCATTAGAGAAACCAAGACAAATAATGAAGTTGTCGAAAGACTTATGACTGTGTTTTCGATTGATAAAGAACAAGCAGAATTTGTTGCGGAGATTAAATTAAGACATCTCAATAAAGAATATCTAATTAATCGTATTAAAGATATTGAAAACCTAAAGTGTGAAATTGAGAACTTAGACGACCTTTTAAACAATCGCAAAAGGTTGGCTCAGTATATTATCGATGAATTGGCTAATGTTAAAAAACTATACGGGAAGCAAAGAAAGTCAAACGTTATCCAACTAAGTGATATCCCGAAAATAGAAGCGGATAAAATTGAAGTTGATGATTACAATGTAAAAGTCTTTATAACTAAAGATGGTTATCTGAAAAAAGTTCCTCTCACATCTCTAAGGGGAAATTACTCGATTAAAGTTAAAGACGGGGATGAAGTTATTAAAGAAGTGGAAACCACTAATAACTCAGAAGTTTTAGTATTTACGGATCAGCACCGAGTGTACAAGCACAAAATTTATGAAATTGAAGACCACAAACCATCTAGCTTAGGAGAGTATTTACCGTCATTATTAGAATTAAAAGAAGAAAACGTTCTTTTTGTAACAGTGACTAATGATTATGATGGGTATCTAATTGTTGGGTTTGAGGACGGAAAGGTTGCAAAAATTGATCTTTCTGCATACCAAACTAAACAAAATAGAAAAATGCTTACTAAAGCTTATGCAGATAAAACAGCCATTTTCTTTGAGCACATTAGAGAAGATATTGATATTTTGGTGGTTTCTTCAATTGGAAAGGCTTTAGTATTTAATACATCAATGATTAATTCAAAAACCAGCAAGACTACAATAGGTGTTCAAGTGTTAAAATCAAAGAATGACAGTATTGCCGAGGCGTATTATTTACTAAAAGACAAGTTTGAAGAGGCAGAATATTACCGAACTGCAAATGCCGGAGTTGGAAAGTATCTTCGTAAGGAAGACTTTTCAGATATTTTATTAACGCTTGACAAAACTAATTAATAATGATATTATAATAAGTGTAACGTGTTGAATAGGAGGTCGTCTAAGCCAATGAAGTTTAAATGATTTTAAAAAAACAACAAAACTAATTAATAATGACAAAGGAGTTTGATTTAATTGAAAAATGTAATGGTTTATACAAAAAACGGATGTCCACAATGTGAAATGACAAAAAGATTTTTAACAGGAGAAGACATTGAATTTACATCTATCAATGTAGAAGAAGATGAAAAAGCAATGGATTATGTTAAACATACTTTAGGCTTGACAGCTATGCCTGTTGTGGTTGTAGAGGGAGAAGAACCATTCACAGGTTTTAGACCAGATAAATTAGAAGAACTTAAAAAATAATGTTGTTAGTTTTTGTTTCACTAACAGGCAATGTTAGAAACTTTGTTGGCAGGGTTGGAATGGATAGTCTTGAATTAGATTATTCCAACCCTTTAACAGAGGTTGATGAAGATTATATTGTGGTAACTCCCTCATATGATGATGATTTGACAGATGTTATAAGTGAATTTATCGAATACAAAGATAACTTAAAACACTTGGTTGGGTTTGTTGGCAGTGGAAATAGGAATTTTGATGATGAGTATTGTTTTAATGCTAGAGACCTTTCAAATAAATACAATAAACCATTGATATTCAAGTTTGAATTTAGTGGTACAGAAAAAGATATAACTGATTTTAAAAAGGAAGTGCATAAATTTGGAGTCACCGAAATTAACAAAGAAAGTTAAAGATGATAGTTATTTTACTTTGAATAACTTATTAAACATCCCTAAAGATGGAAAGATTCAACTTGAGAAAGATAGAGAGGCCGCAAGAGCATACTTTCTAGAGCATGTAAATCCAAATACAGTGTTTTTTCATACCCTTGATGAAAAGCTTGATTACTTAGTTGAAAATAAATACATAAAAGATGACATTTTGAACAAGTATAGCAGAAAGTTTATTAAACGGTTATTTAAAAAATTGTATAATCACAAATTTAGATTCCGTAGCTTTATGGGAGCTTATAAATTTTATCAGCAATATGCAATGAAAACCAATGATAAAGAAAGATTCTTAGAAAGATTTGAAGACAGAATTGCTTTCACTGCATTAGCAATAGCTAACGGTGATGAACATTTTGCAATGGACTTGGCAGATGAAATGATTAATCAGCGATATCAACCTGCAACACCTACATTTTTAAACATTGGTAAAGAGAGAGCGGGAGAAATGGTTTCTTGCTTCTTGCTAACTTTGTCAGATGATATGAACAGTATTGGTCGGTCAATTAATTCAGCTTTACAACTGTCTAAACGAGGTGGAGGAGTTGGAATAAATCTATCCAACATCAGGGCAAATAATGATCCGATTAAAGGGATTTATGGATTGGCCGATGGAGTAGTTCCTATCATGAAACTATTTGAAGATGCTTTTTCTTATGCAAATCAAGGTGGGGCAAGAGATGGAGCTGGTGTAGTCTATCTCAATATCTTCCATCCAGATGTTGTAGATTTCTTAGCAGTTCGGAAAGAAAATGCCGATGAGAAAGTTCGAATTAAAACGCTATCGCTCGGCTTGGTTGTTCCAGACAAATATTATGAACTTATCAAAAAAAATGAATATATGTATCTCTTTTCTCCACATGATGTAGAAAAAGCTTATGGCGTTCCATTCTCTTATGTTGATATCACGAAAGAGTATGAGAACATGGTCAACAACCCTGAAATTAGAAAAACTAAAATCAAGGCGCGTGAGCTTGAAACAGAGATTAGCAACTTACAGAATGAGAGTGGATACCCATACATAATCAATATTGATACGGCTAATAATGCGAATCCTATTAACGGAAAGATTATTATGTCTAACTTGTGTTAAACGTAGCACCTTCATACAGCAATGTATGTCGAAAACCTTGTTAAAACGGTGGAAGTCTTACTGAGATAATACCGTAGGAAGCATTAATCACAATCAGCAGATGCCTTTAATAATTAGAGATTATTGGAGGAATCAATATAGAAGATAAATATTTTGGATTTATTTATGAGACTACCAATCTAATCAATTGAATTAAATACATTGGAAAATGCATATTTAAGCGTCAAAATAATTGGAAGACTTATTTAGGCTCTGGAACGTATTTGAAAAGAGCAATAAAAAAATATGGAAAAGAAAATTTTAAGCGAGAAATATTATTTTTAGCATTGGATAATGAAGAGTTAAATGAATTAGAAGAATTTATCATAAAGATAAGTGATGCAGTTGAGTCTTCAAACTATTATAATTTAAAAATCACTTCTATTGGTGGAGATGTTTTTACCTACAACCCACGAAAAGAAGAAATAAGAGAGATACGAAGACAGCAATTTTCAGGAGAGGGTAATTATTGGTATGGAAGAGAAAAGCCCTCTTACATCATTCAATCTATTAAAGAGGCAAATTCAAAAAAGATAATTGCTGACGGAGTTTTATATGACAGTATTACTGAGTGTGCAAAATTAACTGGATTAAAGATATCGACAATACATGCACGGTTAAACAGTGATACGAATGATAAATTTTTCTATGCAGATAAGTATGGCAATACAATTCCTAAAAGACTAAGAAACAAAAAAATCAATTCAAGTAAAAGCCTGTAAAAATAAAAATTGAAGGGAAAATATTCAATTCTAAAAAAGAAGCTCGAAAAGAATTGCATATTGGTCAGGCAACTCTTGAAAAAATGATTAGTGAAGGTAGATGCAAAATTGTGGATTAATGAACCTCTAACGACTATCGAAACCACGCAAAAGCGGAAGGGAGTAGAGTACACCACAAGCGATTGGTGGTGGAAAAGCAAGGAATCCTACAGGGATTATGATATAGTCTGCTCTGCATGGCGACATGTAGCTGTGGTTTGCCCACGCCTTAGACGTAGCGAATCTAGGGGAACATATAGGACAGAAATCTTTCAAATTATGAAAGATTCAATCATTAGAGACGATCAAACATATGAGATTCTAGGAAGTGACATTAGTTGCAATTTAGGATCAACCAATGTTGTAAAGCTCATGGAGTCACCGAACTTTGGGAAATCGGTTAGGACAATGCTACGTGCACTAACTTACGTTACTGATAATTCAAATATCGATTCTGTACCAACAGTGAAAAATGGGAATGACAGATATCATTCTGTTGGTCTTGGAGCTATGAATCTTCATGGTTATCTAGCAAAAAATCATATTGAATATGGCTCTCCAGAAGCTTTAGAGTTTACAGACATTTATTTTATGCTATTAAACTTTTGGACTCTTGCTGAAAGTAATGATATTGCTCGAGAAAGAGGAGAGACATTTTTTGAATTTGAAAAATCAAAATATGCAGATGGAACTTATTTTGATATGTATTTAAATGCTCCTGATTTCGAATTTAAGCATGAAAAAGTTAAAAAACTATTTGAGGGAATCTTTATTCCTAAGCATCAAGATTGGAAAAGACTTAAAGAAAATATCATGAGATATGGACTTTATAATGCATATAGATTGGCAACTGCACCAACAGGCTCTATTTCATACATTAATGAAGCAACGGCCTCAATTCACCCGATTACTCAGCGAATTGAGGAGAGAACCGAAGGCAAGCGAGGTAAAGTATATTATCCAGTTCCATATCTTTCTGATGACACGATTCCTTATTATAAAACGGCCTATGATATTGATCAACGCAAGATTATTAATACATATGCAATAGCGCAAAAACATGTTGATCAAGGCATGAGCATGACTCTGTTCTTTAGAGAAGAGCTTCCAGAAGGTATGTATGAATGGAAGGCTGATAGCGAATACCCTACTAAAAAGACCACTCGTGATTTAAGCATTCTTAGAAACTATGCATGGAAAAAAGGTATTAAATCAGTCTATTACATTAGAACATTCACTGATGATGGAGATATGATCGGAGCTAATGAATGTGAAAGTTGCTCAATTTAAGGAGGAAGTGTTTTAAAGATGAATAATGAAAAGGTGATAAATATCCTTAAGCCAATTAACTGGAACGCTGTTGAGGATATGTTAGATAAGAAAACTTATGAACAACTTGCTAGTCAATTCTGGTTAGCGAATCGTATGCCTGTTGGAAAAGATAAGAAAGATTGGAGTTTGCTTTCTGAAATTGAACAAAAGCTAGTTGGCAAAGTATTTGGAGGATTAACTGGACTAGATACTTTACAATCAGAAGACGGAATTGATGCAATCAAAAAAGATGCAATCACTCAACATGAAAGAGCGGTTTATAACAATATAGCATTTATGGAATCTGAGCATGCAAAAAGTTACTCTTCTATTTTTAGCACTTTGAATACTCCAAAAGAAATTCGTGAGATTTTTGAGTGGGCGGAAAACAATGAGTACCTACAAAAGAAAGCTTCCATTATCAGAGAGGTATATCATAATGGAAGTCCTTTGCAAAAGAAAGTTGCAAGTGTTTTTCTAGAATCATTCTTATTTTACTCAGGATTTTACACACCTCTTTATTATATGGGGAGAGGAAAATTAATCAATGTAGCTGAGGTAATCAAGCTAATCATTCGTGATGAATCAGCTCATGGAGCTTACATTGGATACAAGTTTAAAGTAGGATTCAATAAATTGCCTGATCAAGAAAAAGAAGAATTAAAATCTTGGGCATATAATTTACTATATACCCTTTACGAAAATGAATGTAAATACACAGAATACCTATATGACAAAATTGGATGGACTGAAGATGTCAAAGTATTTCTCAGATATAATGCGAACAAAGCTTTGATGAATTTAGGATTGTCTCCATTATTCCCTGACACTGCGGATGATGTAAATCCAATAGTCATTAATGGTCTTTCAACTACTACAACAAATCATGATTTCTTTAGTGCGGTCGGGAATGGATACCTGATGTCAGTTGTAGAAGATATGAGAGACTCTGATTACGATTATTAAACTAATTAATAATGATAAAATACATTAATGAGGAGAATGAACATGGAAAAAGGGAAAAGACGCTATTACAAAGTAGGAGAAATTGTTTGGGTTATCAAAGAAAAGACAGAGGCGAAAGTCCTCTCTATCGATCCAAACTCTCTTGAGGTAAAAGTTGAAATTAAACTCGATAAGAGCGCAAAAAAAGAAAAAACATTAAAAATGTGGGAAATCGACAAGCTGAAATATGAAGCAAAAGAAAGATTTCTAAAATCAAGAAAACAAAAAAATAAAAAGGTTACATACTTCGCATCAGTTAATGGAGGGGTAATCCCTACAAAAGATAAAGAAAATGGTGGTAGGGATTGCTATGCAAGATTAGAACCAATTGTTCGTGAGGGGAAAGAGATTTACGAATTACATATTCCGAAATTAACATTAGCTAAAATCCCTTTGGGATTTGCCTCCTACCTAAATCTTGGAGATGTTTTATCCCTAAAACACGAACGCTCATCGATTGGATCAATTGGGATGGCAAATTTAAGTGGACTGATCGATGCGACATATCAAGGTGAAGTTATTTTGCAAGTAGTTCCATTGATCGCCGATGTAATCATCTCAAGTGAAGTGGACGAACTTTTCCATGATAAAAAAACAGATACATATTTTGTACCGTATTCTAAAGCAATTGCTCAAGCTGTTGTCTTAAAGCAGTCGGATGCAGAAGATGAACATATTTCATATGAAGAGTTGATTAAGAAACCTAGTACACGTGGAACTGGTGGTTGGGGTTCTACAGGAAAATAAATAAAAAAATAGAGAGTGAAATTTCACTCTCTATTTTTTAAAAAGGAGATAATAATATGCTATCATCTGTAACAATTTTAATTTGTGCGTCAGCCCTAGTGGTAATCATAGGAGCGTTTTCAGAGCTTAGAGTTCACTTTTATGAGAAAAGGTATATGGATATCCTTAGAGCATCTGAGGACAGGGAGGTCAATGTCGATAAATTGGCAAGGGCATCGTTACAGATGATTAAAGAACACGAATTGATTTTAGAGCAGAATAATATTCTTCGTAGTATTTTAACACAACATTTTAGTGATGAAGAAATTAAAAATATGATTAAGAAAATCGGAGAGGATAGATGAACCATGAGCGATTTACACAAGGATATTGAAGAACTATTGTCAGGAAAAAGAAAAATAGAAATTGACTAAACTAATTAATAATGTTATAATAATTGTATAAGTTGATGAAATATCTAAAGGAGTTTTTAAATGGCACTATTTATAATTACAGCTCCAAGTGGAGCTGGGAAGACAACGATTATGAATGAAATTAAAAATTACACTGAAATGATCGGAGAATGTATTTCTACAACAACTAGACCTATAAGAAAAGGTGAGGTGGATGGTGAGTCGTACTATTTCCTTACAAAAAAAGAGTTTACTTCTGCAATAAATGATGGTGAATTTGCTGAACATGTTGTCTATGGAGGTCATTACTATGGGATAACCAAGTATCAAATTGAAACTGTTTTGAAGAAATATAACCATGCATATATAATCGCTGATTATCATGGATATGAACAATTAAAAGAAGTATATCCAGATGCAGTTGGAATCTTCCTACACATGAGCAAAGAGGATTGTCTAGCGAACATGCTCCTAAGAGGAGACGCCATTGAACAGTCCTTATCACGAATTGAAACTTATGAAAATGAAATGAAGAATAGAGATAAGTTTGACTATGTGGTTAAAAATGTTCGAGGGAAAGGTATGAGATTTACAGTGCAAATTATTTTAAACATTATTAATCAATACTCTTAGGAGGCTTAAGATGAATCAACTTAAAGATGAATTAAGAGCTTTATTTAAAAAGAAAACATACTTAGAAAAATTAATGGATCAGTCAAGTGACGTAAAGATTGAGATTAATAGAATCTGTAATGATATACATAAGAAAAAGATTGAAATGATGGAATTAATGAAGCAGAGTATTCTTCAATCGAAAATTGTTTAAACAGTTGATATAACTAGCATAAGGAGGGATATTCTTGGAAGAAGAATTAAATCGTTCAAAAGTAGAGCTTAATAAAATTGAAAAGAGATTAGAATCTGCTTTGAAAGCAATCGAATCATCTAAAGAATATATAGCTTACTTAGAAAATGAAAACAATTTACTTTATGGTCGATTAAACAATATTGTTAATTTGGCGAGTAAAGAAATAAAGTAGTTCAAATTTTAAGATAAGAGAGTTAATAAAATAAGGATTTTATGCAGGAGAAAACACATGGAAAACAGATACTTATTAAACGAAGGAGACTTGGAAATTTTAAATTCTCTAAAAACACAGCTTGATATTCATGTGTCACAGCTTGTGGATCGCGGAGTAAGAAAAGCGAATATTGAAATTGAGATACTGTCTCACGTTAAAAAGCTTTTAAAAGAAGAAGCAATTTACGATTAGGATTTTGTAGAGGTGAAACGTTATGGAAGATGAACAATATGAAACACGAGATACAATTGATGAGCCAATCATAAAAGTATATTCATATGGTTCTAGCGTTTATAATTCTCAAACTAAAAACTCAGACTCAGACTATATTGTCGTAGTGGATTCTGACGACAGGAATCTGTATTACAGTGTGCGAGAAGAGGGAGCAGATTACACAGTTTATAGTGAAGGTAAATTTATTGAGAGGATTAAAGATCATCATATTAGTGTCATGGAGTGTATCTTTCAAAACCCAAATGATCCATACCTTAAATATTTTATGCTTGATAAAGAAAAACTTAGGCGTGAAATTTCTGCTGTATCATCTAATAGCTTTGTAAAATGCAAAAAGAAACTGGCTATTGGAGAGGACTATATTGGGAAAAAGAGCATGTTTCATTCATTAAGAATTTTGATGTTCGGTATTCAAATTGCAAAACATAGCAAAATCATTGACTATTCATGCGCCAATCATCTTTTGGACGAGATTTTAAAAATGAACTCTTGGGATGAAATTAGAGAGGTGTTTAAGCCTATCTATAATAATTTAAAAACTGAATTTAGAGAGGTTGCACCGTTAGGAGATGATAAGTAAAGTGATTAATTTAATTAAAAGATTGTTTTGTAATCATGATTTCAAACTTGTGGCTACATATAAAAGAGATATTGATAAGACTGTTGGTTATGAACTGAAAGAAATTTATATCATCTATTGTCCTAAATGTAAAAAGGAAAAAGAAGTTTTGAGACATGATTATGACAGGATTTGCGAGAAACAAAAATATGATGAGGAATATAGGAATAAAAAGGAGATAAGAAAAACTCAAAAGGAGAAAAGAAGACTTGAAAGGAAAAGAAATCGATCTTGACAAAATTGAGGTGTTTGACTCTCCAAGAAGAGATGATGGCGAAATTGATTGGGGATTAAAAGCGATCAATGCTCCTAACGTGTGGAGCAAAACAAAAGGAGAAGGTGTCCGTATACTTCTTATGGATACGGGAGTAGACACAGATCATCCTGAATTATCCCATGCATTTAAATCTGGTTATAACTTTTTTGAAAGAAGCCATAACGTTGAAGATGAGAAAGGGCATGGAAGTCATGTTGCTGGATTATTGGTAGGGAAAAATACTGGAGTTGCACCAGAAGCAGAACTGCATGTTATCAAAGTTTTAAACGATAACGGCAAGGGAAATATGGCAAGCGTAATGGATGGAATTACTTATGCAATTAACTATGGCTTTGATGTCTTATGTATGTCTTTAGGGGTTGATAGAGAACTTCCCAATATTTTTAAAGAGAGGATCGAGAGAGCTTATAATGAAGGGATTGTCATGGTTTGTGCAACTGGCAATGATGGGAACAACGAATCATTGTATCCTGCACGCTTGGACGAAGTGATAGCTGTTGGTGGTGTTGATAAAGATAAAAAAATTACTCCATTTACTAATAGAGGATTCGATGTTCTTGCACCTTCAACTGAAATTCTAAGCTCTTATAAAGATGGGAAATATGCAAAAATGACTGGAACTTCAATGGCGTCACCATTAGTTGCGGGAGCAATTGCATTATTAATCTCCCACTATAAAAATAACGGAAAGCAAATAGATATTAGAGAGATTAAGAAAAAGATGGAGAGTTTAAACAATAAGATTCTTGATTTAAATGAATTTATTACTTGATAAGTGAGCTGATAAGATTGGAATCATTAAAAGAAATCTTATATTCAAAGTTGCCAACAATGAAAAGTGAAGAATATAAAAAATACTTAGAAGAATCGGAGAACGGGTATATCAACATCAAGAGTCATCCAGAAGATGAGAACATAAAAATATTGTGTTATACAAAACTTACTGTATATGAGAAACGATGGAATCATGAGACTATGACCGCCAGAGGTTTAATTATTGACACAACAGAACTAAGTAATAATGGATTAATATACATATTAGCAAAACCGTTTGATAAGTTCTTTAATTATGGTGAGAATCCAGAATATGAAAAAGACATTAACTTTTCAAAAATTGAATCTGTTATGGAAAAAATCGATGGTTCATTAGGGATTTCCTACTTCTTTAACAATGAAATTCGATTTGCTACAAAAGGCAGTTTTACATCAGATCAGGCAATTAAAGCTACCGAAATGTGGAAAGAAAAATATTCACAAAATGAAGATATTGGTCACTATTGTCGAACGCCAGTAACTTATCTTGTCGAAATTATCTACCCAGAAAATAGAGTGGTTGTTGATTATAAAGATAGTGAACACTTAGTGTTGCTTGGTGTTATATATCTCTTCGGCTCTATTCATGATGCTAATCGTGAAAATGTCGATTGGGAAGCTTACAGATTAAATATGTCTCTTGCTAAGCAATATAAATACAAATTTGAAGAGCTGATTCAAATGAAAGATATGCTGTCAGCTAATGAAGAAGGTTGGGTGATTAGATTTTCAAATGGTAAACGTTTGAAAATTAAAGGCAATGAATACTTACAGGTGCATAGATTAATGCATGGTCTGTCTACTAAGGCTAAATATAAAGCTTGGGCAGAAAATAGAATTGATGAATACATATTGTCATTACCAGAAGAGTTCAGGCCAGAGATTGAGGGCTTTAAAAATAAGATCGATAGAATTTTCGAAGCTCAATCAAAACTAATCCGAATGACCTTTAATCAAATTGCAAAAACCGACAAGAAAAAAGAGTTTGCTCTATTTGTAACAGAAAATATTCCACCAGAGTTGCAAAAATATATGTTCGCAATGTATAACACAGGAAGATTCCCAGAACGAATGCTTAAAGAAGATATTTATAAAAACTATGGTGAATACGAAAAAGAGGAGATGTGCTAATGGAACAATTGAGATTTCTAATGCTAATTGGTTTGCCTGCAAGTGGAAAGTCCACATTTGCAAAAGAACTAATTGAAGGAGAAAACGGTGCTCAAAGAGATGACATTAAATATCTTTCATCAGATAAGATTCGAGAAGAATTATATGGGGATGAGAGTGTTCAGACTGACCCTTCAAAAGTTTTTGAACTAATGAGGACAAGAACATTAGACGCATTAAAAGAAGGTAAACACGTCATTTATGATGCTACTAATATTGGCCGAAAAAAGCGTAAAGGATTGCTTCAACAGCTTCCAAAAGGGGTGCATAAAACGGCAGTATACATGGCGACAGGCTATGGGACATGCATAGATATGAACACTCATCGTGAGAGAACTGTGCCAAAAATCGCAATAGACAATATGTATAAAAGTCTACAAATCCCTATTTATTCAGAAGGCTGGGACAATATTGTCTTCAACTATCCAGAAGGGCTAATTGAAGATGCGCTCCCTAAGCAATTTGTTGACGCGGTGAGAGCGGGAGTCTTGTTAAATAGAGAAGGATATAATCTTATGGATTTTCTTGCTTCATACTTTAGAGAGTTCTTTGCGATTCACGACTTTCCACAGGATTCGAAATATCATAGCTTTTCGACAAGTAGGCATACATATTACGTTTACAAACATGTTTTAGACAACTATAAGACAGAAGATGAAACTGAGAAAGAATTGATGCTTTGGACTGCTCTTCTCCATGATATTGGGAAGCCATTCTGCAAGAGCTTTGCCAACAGAAAAGGTGAAGAGGTGAGATATGCCAACTTTATTGGACATGAATACGTTGGTTCACAATTAGCCGTACACCTTCTTAAACAAATGGGTTTTGACGATGGTTTTATACATACTGTTGTAACATTGATTCAATTTCATATGTATCTCTTAAATCAAGACGCTAATAAAGAAAAGCTTAAGAGATATGTGGGAGAGGATTTATTTAAGAAGTTAGAATTTCTAAGGGAAGCAGATACATTAGCACATTAAAGAGGAGTGGAGTTATGTTTTTAAAGTTTTTTAAGAAAAAAGAAGAAAAGAAGCCTGAGTTGAAAGTTTTTTCTTATACAATTTATAAAACTGATGGTTCTTCTATTGATGCTTTAGAATACATAGAAAGTGAGAGTAAGCTTTCAAATTTCTTAGTCAATTCATTAGAATACAACAACACACTATGGGTTGTAGATCAGGACGATAAAAGATTCATTCTTAAAACAAAGGATATAAAAGAGATTGTAATTAATGGAGAGATTTGACTATTGAATCTTAAATTTGAATTGAAAGACGGACGAATTTTCCTTATCGTAGAAATCAACATTTGGGATGGGGTTGTTGAGAGAAGAGATGTTACAGATGATCTATATCCAATTATAGGGGAATATCTTAACCAGCCATATGCTCACGATTATCAAGAATTGGCCGAAATAAGAAAAACATTGAGAGGGGAAATCTAATATGTCAGAAAAAGAAAAAAATAATACTCAAAATATTAGCGGCAAAAAACGAGACCTAATTCTCGGAGGAACGGTCAATGAAGAAAGCATCCATAAATTAGTAGAGAAAATTATTGAAATCAATAGGTATGACGAGGATAAATTAGAAAAAGATAGTTCATATACGCCAAAACCAATCAAAATTTATGTTAATACATATGGTGGTGTGCTGTACGATGCTAACATGCTAATTGGTGTAATCGAAAGCAGTAAAACTCCTATTCATACATACTGTAGTGGAAAAGCTATGAGCGCTGGGTTGTATATTTATGTATCAGGGCATAAGCGTTTCGCATCTAAGCTGGCTACTTTTATGTATCATGATGCTTCCACTGGTCAAAAAGACACTGTTGAAGGATTAAAACGTGAAATTGATCATGTTGAAAAGCTTCGTGACAGATATGATCAATATATCATTAGCCGAACTAAGCTTCCTAAAGAACTAATGGATAAAACAAAGCGACACAAAGAAGAGCTTTACCTATTTGCAGATGAAGCGTTGGAATATGGAATTGTAGACGAAATTATTTAACTAATATAAAACTAATTAATAATGAATAATGAGGTGTATCAGTGAAGGAATTAGTAAAGATATTTCACGAATTAAAAAATGAATCATCTCGAAACGGCAAAGAGGTGATTCTGAAAAAGTATGAAGATAATGAATTGTTTAAAGAAGTTTTAAAGTTTGTGTTCAACCCATACATAGTGACTGGAATCTCAACTAAGAAAATTAATAAAAACATAAAGCTTGATGAATATGTAACGATTATTCGAGACATTCAAGGTTTGATGGATTATTTGAAACGTCTCAATAGTGGTAGAGATGCAGACATTTTAAGTGTGCAATATTTCATAGATAAACTTGAAACCGATGATGAAAAAGAATTAGCGAAACAAATCGCTACAAAAGATTTAAAAGTTGGTATTACCCAGAAAACTATCAACAAGGTTTACGGCAAAGGTTTCATCCCAAGCTTTTCAGTAATGTTAGCAGAATCCTATGCCAAGAAAGAACCAAAAGTAAAGGGAAAATTCTATGTCACATTAAAGCTTGACGGTAATCGATGTGTTGCAATCAAAGATGAGGGTAAGGTTAACTTTTTTACGCGGCAAGGGAAAGAAATCAATGGAATGACCGAGTTAGAAGAGCAGTTTAGATATTTGCCTGACGGATGGGTTTTCGATGGAGAACTTCTACTTGCTAATGAAGAGAATCTTTCTTCCGATGATCTTTTTAGAGCAACACAAAAAGTCGTTCGTAAAGATGGAGAAAAGAAAGATTTAGAGTTTTACATGTTTGATACTCTACCTCTTGCAGAATTTAAAGATGGGAAATCAAAAAATACATATGAAAAACGTAGAAATCAACTTGATTTATTTGATGGTATCCTTTCTGAAAACAGTTCGAATAACATAAGAATCTTGCCAGTTCTTTATGCAGGAGAGGACAAAGAAATGATCTCTGTCTTGATGAAGTGGGCAGAAGAGGCAGATCACGAAGGACTTATGATTAACAAGGCAGATGGCCTATATGCCACAAAGCGAACTGATAGCTTATTGAAAGTGAAAAAATTCAAAACAGCAGACCTTATTGTTACATCAATTGAAAAAGCTATCGATGGTCAGTTCAAAGGACTGCTTTCTAGAGTAAATGTTGAATACAAAGGCAATATCGTTGGTGTTGGATCAGGATTTACCCCTGATCAAAGAAGGGAATTTGGCGATAATCCTGACCTCATCTGTGGAAAAATTATCGAGGTTCAATATTTCGAAGAATCTAAAGATGAAAAAACAGGACAGCCATCTTTGAGGTTTCCAGTATTTAAAGGCATTAGATATGACAAAGGAGTTGATGATATTAATTATGGAGAATAGACCAAAGAAAATTTTAATTACATATTTTAATAGTCAAGATATCTCTTCTATAGGAGCAAGAGAGGCAATGTTTCAGAAAGTTGTTAAAGACTTGGTTTCCGAAGGGAAAAAGACAGCGAGCTATCAAACACCTTCCCCTCAATTACGAAAAGAGTTTTTTACAGATGGAAGTGTAATTTATTTTGCACCAATTGGACAAATAGAAGCGGATGAGAAATTCACACAAATCTTCGTAGATAAATCAATAATGTCCACTCAAAATGGTGTTGATTTTGTTAAAAATTCAATAATGACCAGAGTTAATTTGAATTTTAACACTGAGAAAAAACAAATCAATTTCTTTTCTTTAGAGAATGGAAAATTAAAAGTGACAACAGAAGGAGAGTAATAAAATGAGCGAACAAATCAAAGCTGTAATCAATCTAAATGAAAATGATGTTGAAAAATCTATTACTAAAGGAGATAACCTTGTAAAAGGTGATGAAATTATTGTTAGAGAATTTGTTAATGGAATTGACGTTTCGTTTAAACGAGTTATCAACAATCTCGTGGGATTTTCCACATCTCGCGATAAAGAATCTGTTCTTGAATTTCATAAATTTGTTGACCATTTAAAAATTCATGTTGGTGATGGATATACTTTTTTAGGAAAGTGGTTAAAAAAAGGGGAATTTCTGCTTGAGGACATTCTTGACAATGAAACAGATCAGCACTTGCCTCATACAGCAGTAAAACGAATTGGACAAGATTTAGGGTTGAATGTAGCTCCTTTATTGTATGCAGGGGAATATAAAGGAGCTGATCAGATTACAGAAATTGCTCTAAATGTTAAAGGTGATTTTGAAATTAAAACAGTCAAAAAACCATTTCAAATGAAAATCATTAATAAAAAAGAAGAGAAAGTTAAAGCGGAGAACAAAGAAAAACAAAGCAAAAGGCAAATTAGCTCTAAAAAGAAATGAGTTGCTTTCAATTTGAAATAAATTTTGATAAAACCCTTGCTTTTACAGGTCATAGACCAGATAAATTGTTTGGCTATGACCCTCTGGAAGAGGGGAATATGCGACTGTTTCTAAAATTAAAAACCCTTGTTGAGCGACTTATTAATAGAAGAGGAATAGATACATTTGTCTCAGGTATGGCACTTGGATCAGACATGTGGTCAGCGCAAGTAATCCTTTCTTTAAAAAAGAAATACCCACATATTAAATTGATTTGTGCAGTCCCCTGTATGAATCAAAGCGAAAAGTGGAAGAGAGGAGACAAAGATACATATCATAATATTTTAAAAGATGCAGATCATATCTGCTATATATCAAAAGAAGATTACACTCCTTGGTGTATGCAAAAAAGAAATGAGTGGATGGTAGACAACTCTAAATTTCTAATAGCAATTTGGGATGGAATTGAAGCCGGAGGAACTTGGAATACAGTTAAATATGCTAATAAGAGACAAAGAAGTGTAATACGGCTTGATCCTAAATCTTTAAGTATCACTTTGTAGTGTAAGAAAAGGTGAGAATCAATTGAGTCAATTAAATAAAGTTAGTTTCATTCAAAAAAAATTTGACGAAAACGATGTTGAAAAGACTTTAACATATTGCTATCAACTAATCTGGAATGATTTAAGGTTAAATGGAGTTTTGAATGGAGTAATTAATAGAGTAGAAGAATGATGTTAATACATAATAAGAAAGAGATGAATGCAAGATTTTCATCTCTTTCTTTTCAAATACTATAATAGTGTATATAATTAATATGAGAGTTGTGTACACTTCGGGAGATGAATTGTCATTAGATATACAGCAATTTATACGCGTGTGTCCACAGATAAGCAAGTAGATCATGGAACAAGTCTTGAATATCAAAGAGAGGCTTGTTTAAGGAAGGCTGGAGAGCTTGGTATTCCCAACGAGTTTATTCTTGAATATGAAGAAAGAGGTTTCTCTGGTGAAGATATTGAACGTCCTCGAATGGATGAATTGCGAGAGGATGTAAAAAAAGAAAAGATAGAAAGAATTATCATCGTTCACCCTGATCGCTTAAGTCGGAATATGATTGACCGACTTCTTGTTTGTACTGAATTTGAAAAAAATAATGTTGAACTTGTCTTCGTTGATACTGAGTATAAGAATACAGAAGAAGGGAAGCTCTTTTTTAATATTCAGTCGTCAATCGCCGAGTATGAATTGGCTTTAATCAAAAAAAGAACAAGAAGAGGATCAATCAAGGCAGTTAAAAATGGATTCGTTATGCCTATGCGTGTACCGCCTTATGGATACGACTATGTAGATAGGCAATTAGTTATCAACAAAGAAGAAGCAAAATTCGTTAGGAAAATTTATCAATGGTATGTTTATGATAAGTTGAAAATCAGAGAAATTGGTGAACGACTTTCCATATTGGGTGCTAAAACAAAAATGAAAAAAAGTCATTTATGGAATCAAAGCACCATCAATAAAATTCTTAAAAATGAAACATACATTGGGAAATTTTATTACAACAAGAAAAAAATGAAAAAGATTAAAGGCGAAAAAACTAAATCAGGTAAACCAAAAAGAGCTTATGAAAATAGAGATAAAGAAGAATGGATCGAAGTATCTGTTCCTCCTATAGTCGATTTCGCGACATTCACATTAGCAGAAAATCAACGAGTCAAAAATACAAGTCATTCAGGGAATGTGAAACATCAGTACCTTCTGAGGAAAATGATTAGGTGTGCTCACTGCGGTGCAAAATACTCGTCCTACACAACAACCTCTAAAACGAGATCAAGAGTAACAGGAGAGGTTACATCGACACATTCATACAAAAATTATAGATGTGTGAATAAGAATGGTCGAGTTTTCGGAGAAGGTGCAAAAAGTTGTTGTTCAAAAATTTTAAAAGCGAATGAAATTGAAAAACAAATTTGGGAAATGGTTTATGATTTTATTTTTGATCCTTCGAAAATTGTTCATGCTGGAAAAGAAGAAAGAGCAAATGATTCAGTTAGACAAGCATACGATTTATTGAAGTTTAAATTAGAGGAGATATCTAAAGAACGAAAGAGAATACTTCAATTATTTAAAAAAGGTTACATTGAAGAGAACGAAATGGATTTAGATATACAAAAGCTAAATGAAAAAGAAAAGTTAATCAAAGTTGAAATATCAAAATATGAGGATCAGATTCAAGATAAAGAAATCGACAATCAGAATAAAAAGGATTTAATAAAATTTATTGGACAAATTAAAAATGAAATCAAGAATCAAGATAAGATTTCTTTTGAAGCAAAGCAAAAAATCATATCCTCACTCATCGATGAAATTATAGTTGAGTGGGAAGGTGAGCAATATAATATCTCAATTGTCGGTATGATTGGCAATCTCATTAAAGGACGTAAAGAGCAATCAGAAACATACCTCGCCAGCTAATCGTATTTTAAGAATATTGGCTCATCCATACTATGCTAGTTGATAATATAACGGCAAAGCGTT